AACATGGGGTAAAAGAATGGGGGTCAATTCAAGGGATACCCCCACTTGTTAATTGTTTAGAAAATAAAAAATCATTTGAATGTCATCCTACGGTATTACAGGTATATAGAAAAATAATGGAATTACTGCAGTCTGTATTTATAATATATGGCAACATTCAAGACATGAATTTTTTTCAAGTCAAAGTTTAATTTTTCTTTGGTTTGAATTTTTTTAAGTATTGATGGTTTTTTGTTTTCAATTGGGTATTGAAGAACTTTTTTATAAACTTTTTCTAATTCGAACGTTTTTAAATGATATGGAGTTACAAACAAATATGAGTCAGGACGAAATTTTCTGTTTTTTGGATCAAACCAAATGTTATGACATGTCTCAACAATCTTCCAAGTTCTTTTGTTATCATATAACTCGGTAAGAATACTAATTGGAATTTGATTGAAACTTTCAAACCCTTCAGAAATTTCTTCAATGTGAACAATATCAATTTGATTTTTTTTTATGATATCAACTAACTTATTTTTTTTTTTCGATATGGTTTGGTGTTCCCAAAGAATAAAAATTATCTTCACCGATTAGGTCTATTATTTTATTTCTTTGGACAACATATTGATTACCAAAATAAGAATATTCAACAACGTTTACTTTAAAATTATTATATAAAGATTGAATTCTTTTCAATGCAAATTGGGGCATCCCACCTGTTGATAAGTGAGGAACAACGTATAATATATTAATTTTTATCGATAGAAAATTTTGTTTCATTTAACTTAATAATAAAAAACATTTAAAAAAAATCATTTATTTATTATTAATTTCGAACTATTTGAAATTAAAATCGATCTTTTACTTAAAAAATTATTGTGTAATACACGGATTCCAACTTGGTGTTGGTGTTGGACTGTTGCTCACGGTAGGGGTTGGAGTTGGGGTTGATGTTGTGGTTGGTGTTAATGTTGGAACTTTACAAGGATCGATAGATGGTGTTGGTGTTATCGTTGAAGTTGGAGTTGGTGTGGGGGTTTTTGTTGGAGTAATAGTCGGAGTTGGTGTAGGAGTCGGTCTAACAACATCTAAAAAATAAGGACAATTAGAAAAAACAGGTTTGATAGTATATGATCCATATATTTCTCTTGGTGGATATAATAAATGAGGTTCAAATAAGAATGGTAATGTTATTTCGTGTAAATTAATGACAACATCATCATTGTCTGGTTTGAATAACACTTCTGCTAATTCACCATCATAAAAAACACTTCGAATTATTATATTTTGACTCATCTATGTATTAATTATTGTGTATGTAAAATCATTAGGGAAACATGATGATGTGTCACATACAGGACAATCGGGGTCGAACATGCTAAACTTATCTTTTAATATTTTAAAATTGTGTTTCACCTCAGGACTAGAAATAGGTTGAGTATAAAATCTAAATTGAGAAATTGCACCGTCTAAAGTTCCTGCAAAATTTTCTTCCAATAAAATGTGTGTTTTCAATTTATTTAAAGTTGTTGCACTCAATATGTTTTCAGGAAAACATTCGGGATCTTGAATATAATACCCTTCTGACGTATCGGTACAAGAAGATAAGGTAAGATTTTCATGAAGTCCTTGAGTTCCCCCACCCCAAGACATATTGAACGGAACGGCCACTTGTCTTTCTTTGTCGGTGTCTAAAGCCCTCGGAATTACTTCTTCAAAATTTTCGATAGTATAAAATATTCTTCCATTGATATAGATTTTTAATCTACCCAACCTAAATTTAGTTTCATCTAACCAAATTCGATTTAGTTGGACTATCTTTACTTGTTGTGGGATTTCATATCCATTTGTGTAAGGAGGTTGGATTAAGGATACTGTGTTATTTGCCAAACTTTGTAAAAACTCTACTCTTGTTATTTGATCTAATCCACCAAACCATCTGAGGTCACAAAAATCTATAAAAGTATAACGTTCGAAAACAACATCCAATAAGAACCAATGCTCTAAGTTTAACCAAGCTGGATTTACTTCTAAACAATAAGGATAAATTGGTGGCGTACAAATATCTTGTATTGTATATCCAGTGACATAAGTTTGACCTGTTACACATGTTCCAGTAGTTTGACATTCTCCTGTAATTTTCAAAACTCGAATTCCAATACCAGGATTTTTTGGGTCGCCACACAAACGGATAGAAAAATTATTTGACAAAGCGTCAAATTTTGGATCTTTTTCACAAGTATCCTCTATTGATTTAAAGACATTGGAAGGTTCAGTTGGCGGACATCCACAAGTATCACAACCACAACTTGGACATGCCGTACAACAAGGTTTTGTTGGGCATGGTATCACATCAGAATATGTATCACATGATGGAGTTGGTGATGGAGTAGGTGTTGGTGTTGGTGTCGGGACAATTATTGTTTCACACTTATGTTCGAAACACATCCATCCACAGGTTTTACAGGGGTCCAAATCACAACCGCATCCACATGTCAGTTTTGTTTCATAATTCCCATTACATAAGTTACATCCGTAATTCACATGAGGATCGTATTCACCACCAATTGGTCTCGGCGGATATACGTAAATACATCTACTATTTTTGATATCATAATTACAACAAGCACAAGTTTCGAAACAATTAGTTAAACCACTTGTAACTCTCGTATAATTTGAGTCGCATTTTGGTGAACCATCGGCATAATGATAAAATTTATTTTCTGCTCTTGTTCCCAAATAGAATAACGTATTTTTGTTTTTTGGATAAATTTCATTCAAAGTTGTATATCCAACAGGTGGGTTGTATTCATTAAAAAATCTTGGTTTTAACAAAACTTCAACTGACCATCCTTTATTGAATCGTTCAGGTAATATTTCATAGTCATAACCAAATAATTTATAAAAACCTTGATAAAATCCACCATATAGTTCAATGTATCTCCCAACTTGGGGACTATACTTAGAAACCATTTCGTAAGAAGTGTAGTAAGTAACACCTGAAAATTTATTGTTCTTTGGTACATTTGTTGTTGTTTGAATAAGTTTCATTCTTCGGTCATAAAACATTCTATTAAATTTTACTTCATCACTAAAAAGTCCGTTTGTAAAATTTAATAATTCACCTTCAATTAAATTTACCAATCCGTTATCAACTCCCGTTAATCCAATATCACAAGTTGTTCCAGCGGTGAAACATTCAATTCTTAAATCCTCGGGTTGATAAAAAGTTTCAGATATAACAACATTTTCAAAATTGTAGGACCCATAGTTTAATGTTAAATTTAAGGAAGATAGAGGGCTATTCAAATCAATATTAATGGGTAATTTTTTACCGTCATTAACACCTATTATATATGGTGAAAAAATAACTTCTTGATTGAAGTCGACCTCATCGGAAGCTAAAGACATATCTTGTCCATCATAAAGGACTTGTAATTTTAACTTTGGGTAAATATATTGATTTATATTTTGATAAGACATGCGTTTTTCTTATAAATACAACAATTGAAAGTATTTATTGTAAAAAATATAACATGATTAAGTTGAACAAAGAGTATTTTCGAAAACCATATTATTTCTATTTGAAAGATAAAGGTGATAAAATCTTAGTATACTTTTCTGTGTCAGATACTTTGAGTGAATCTAGACAAAATGATCAGTTTATTGAAATAGATAAGTCAGTATTTGAGGAAATACAAAATATTATTACCAAAATATTGAAGTCAAACAAAAAATTAACCAAACAACAAGTTCATAAATTAATTGATTCTCAATCAAAAAAACAAACTACACCCAAAGAATTGGATGAGTTGGTCAATCCCGATGGATCAATGATTAGTTCAAACATTCCGATTTTAAATCAAAGAAATTTGGCCAAAAAAACGATGGACCAAACTGTGAGAATGACAAAATCTAATCAATTTCCTTTCATCAGAGTTTATTATGGTGAGAGTGAAGAAAACAAAGGTAATATTTTAGATGAAGTTGATCAATCAGAATCATTTGGGTTTGAAGAAACTGAGTTTGCAAAAAACTACAATCAAGCAAATAAAATTATGATAAACACATTAAAAGTTAAAGACAACATCCAAAGAGACAAAAGATTAAAAAGATTAGGTTTCGATAAAAAATTGGATAAAGAACTTCAGCAAGACAAAAAACGAGGAAAGTGTAAAAATTGTTTTACAAAAAGAAGATTATCAGAATTAGAAAAAGAAAAAATGGAAATTTTAATTGACGAAATTCTTTTATCAAAAAAAACAAAACATTCCGATGTTGTTAAAAATAAAACAAGTGAAATCGACACATCAAAACCTATTTCGAAAATATTGATGAGAAACATCGAAGCGATTAAAAAAATTGCAGAAAAGGAAAATATAAGTGTTGACAGTTTAGTTAAACATTTAAAAAAAAGTGAACAGTAATTTATACAATAAAACAATTCAACTACCGGATAAGGTTGTAGAGTACTTACAAATTTGTTTTGATCATATACCAAATTCAGATCCTTCAATCGAAGGACACAAAAGGAATGAAGAATTAAGAAATAGTGGGTATGCAACTTATCAACAGCTTGGTAGAATAAAAAATTGGTTCGATAATTACAATGGTGATAAGACTGACGCCCCATTTATTTTGAATGGCGCGGACTATATGAAAAATTGGGTAAATACCACTTTAGAAGATTTAAGAAATCATGAAGATGCTTCCGAATTTATTCAACAAGAATTTATGCCAAATTCGACAGATGACTTAACATTAAAAAATTTGGGACCCCTTGGCGATATGATAAGTCCTTCAAAAGAACATTCAAGATTCGTTCAAGACATCTCAATAAAAGAAGACCTTGATAGGATAAACAATTTAATAAAAAAAATAATTTAAAATGCAAACAGAAAGATTAGATTTTAGCCAACCACCAAATGACTTAACGGCAATTGCCGATCTTCAAAGAAAAAGTTTGATTGTAAAAAATGATTACAAAACAGATAACCCTTATTCTGCGGTAAATCCTGACGCCCTTTCCGATGGAGATGAATCAGGTAAAGGTACAGGAATTTTCTTAGATACGGTCAATGGAGGTTCTTCTATTGATATTATCGAAAGAAAAAATGAAATTAAAATAAACGAATATCAACCAGACAAACCCTACACTACTCCATCGGCTTAATGAAACTTTACAAAACATTAAATAATCTTATTTTAGAAATAGCATCAAAAAATCAAATTGTTGACGCTATTAAAAATAAACAAGTGTGCGTAATTTATTATAACGGTGATGAACCAGGTGGAAAAGGTCTAAGAGTTATTGAACCTGTTGCATTTGGATTGAGTAAAAAAGGAAACCCCGTGTTAAGAGCTTGGGATAGAGAAGGAGCTTCTCACAGAGGTTATTTGGGTAAAAAACCATTACCAAGTTGGAGGTTTTTCAGGGTTGATAAAATGGAATTTATTAGACCAACTCAAGAAACTTTCGATACTCCAAGACCTAATTACAATTCATCAGGAGATAAAAGTATGTCGAGACTAATTATAAACGCGGTATTTTAATCGAAAAATATGAACTCAGAAGCAGAATTACTACAGAAATTAATGATCTCAAAAAAGATCATGGAAAAACATCAAAATATCGAAAGAAATCAGGCGAGAAATATATCATCAGGATCAGGTTTGTCGGCACCAATTGTTGAAGACTACAACGCTCCTTTGGCAAAATATAATATTCCATCCGACATATTGGAAGAGGCAAAACCTGTTGTACAACAGACACCCTCTAACATTTCGGTAGAACAACGAATTGCTAGCTCTAAACTCCCTGACGAAATCAAACGGTTGATGATGGAACACCCAATACAACAACCAACAATGGGAACTGCGACAGGAGCGGTATTGAGTGATGATTTAGTTGAAAGAGCTAGTAGATTGATGAATACTAACACAAAAAATAATGTCTCTGAATCAGAAACTAAAAGACATGTTCAAACACAACAACATCCAATACAATCTACTTTGAGCGGAAAACAGATAAAAGATATTGTTAGAGGAACTGTTGAGGATGTTTTGAAGGAAAATGGACTGTTAATTGAATCTGAAATAAGATCAAACGAAATATTTAAGTTTAGAGTTGGCGAACATTTATTCGAAGGTAAAGTTACCAAAATTAAAAAAATTGCAAAATAAAAAAACTTTTCAGGCGTCCACTCAATCCACCCATTAAAGGTGGATTTTTTTATTGAAAATTACGATGAAAAAAAATTTAGAATTGATAAAACAAAAAAATATGGTTATAATTCATAAGTAAGACGGGAAATGACTATTAAAAAATATTTTTCCTTTATTAGAATTGAAACCAAACATGAAAGAAAAAATCAAAATTTTAGTACTACCTTCAGACGCATCAGGAGTAGGAAAATATCGGTCAGTCGACCCACACATTATGTTACAAAATTTATATCCTGACGATTTCCACGTCGATATAGATTTCACACCGAAAGTTAGTGATTTTAATTATTGGAAAAATTACCAAATTGTTCATTTTCATAGAAATTTTGGAACCTTAGAACAATGTCCAACAATTATCAAAGCCCTTAAAAGTATGGGGATTATTGTTATTGCCGACCTCGATGATTATTGGTTACCAACAAAAGAACACCCTATTCACAATTTAATTTTGGCAGACAAAATGAATTCAAAAATTATCGAGAATCTTAAGGCTGCCGATTATGTAACAACCACAACTGAAATATTTGCAAATGAAATTAGAAAAATTAACAAAAATGTTATTGTTTTTCCAAACGCAATTGACCCGAAAGAAGGACAGTTTAATAAACCAACATTACCTTCAGACAAAATAAGAGTTGGTTGGTTAGGCGGTTCTTCTCATTTACATGATCTTAAATTATTAGATGGAATGGTTGGCAAACTATCAAGTCAACAGGATAAATTACAATTTTATTTGTGTGGATTCGATATACGAGGTTCCGTAACCGAAATTAATAAAGACACTGGAGAAAAAAAACAAAGACCTATTAAACCTGAAGAAACTGTTTGGGCAAGGTATGAAGAGATTTTTACAAATAATTATAAAATTGTTTCTCCTGAATATAAATTATTTTTGAATCAATATAAGGAAGAAGATTTTCCTAACCTTTACAATGAAAATTATGTTCGTGTTTGGACTAGACCAACTGACTCATACGCAAAAAATTATTCAAAATTTGACATCTCATTAGCACCAATTAAAAACCACATATTTAATAGAATGAAATCCCAACTCAAAGTTATTGAAGCGGGATTTTACAAAAAAACCATAATTGCATCAAATCTTGGACCGTACACAATTGATTTGAAACACGCCCTAAAAAATGGTCAATTTACGGATGGAAATGCACTTTTAGTCGATGAAGTAAGAAATCATAGTGATTGGGTCAAAAATATTAAAAAATTAGTTGATAATCCAAATATGATTGTAGATCTTGGCGAAAAATTATATGAAACCGTTAAAGACAAATATGACTTAAACTTTGTGACTCATCGAAGATCCGAATTTTACAAATCCTTAATTAAATAAAAATGATTAATATTCCAATAACAAAAATTTTATTTTTAGATATCGAAACCGTTGGTGGATGTGCTGATTACCAAACGTGTATCAATTTTAATCCCAAAGTTGCCGAACAATTTGATAAATACTTTGATTGGTTTTTGAAAAGATTTCCTGAAGATAAAGAATCGGGTAAAGAAAAAACAACTGAAGAACACATGGATATTGTTTTCAAAAAACGAGCGGCACTTGTTCCTGAGTTTGCAAAGATTGTTTGTGTATCCATGGCATTTGTTTTAGATAATGGAGAAACAAAAAGACAAACATTTTTAGGTGATGATGAACATAAACTACTTACTGAAGTAAGAGACCTTTTGAACCGTTGTCATAAATTAGATTTTTATTTATGTGGACATAATTTAAAAAACTTTGATATTCCAATGTTAGCAAAACGAATGATTGTAAATGGAATTATGCCATCTAAAATTCTACCGTCATACGATACTAAACCATGGGAGGTAAAAGCTATCGATACAAAAGAAATTTGGCAATACGGTGCATATACATCAATTGGATCTTTAGATTTAATGTGTGCTTGTTTAGACATCCCAACACCAAAAGATGGTGAGGTCAATGGTGGTATGGTACATGAGGCGTATTGGAGTCATAATAGATTAAAAGAAATCGCCGAATACTGTGAAAAAGATGTTAAAGTTTTGGTTGATACAATAATAAAATTAAAATCATTGAGATAATGAGTAAAGAACTAAATAATAACGAAGAACAAGAAATAAACGCTCTTATAAAAATGTTAGAAGATCTAAATTCGAATGATAACGGAACTAGTGAGATTAATTATAATTCCTTATTTGACACAATTGGTTTAGACTTTCAAGAATTAGAAGATGAAATTAAATCATATGTCCCGAAACTTGACGTAAGTTATAAAAAATCAAATGAAAATACGATTGATCCAAAATATGTTTATGAGTCAGATTCTGGTTTTGATTTATATAGTGTTGAAGATAAGTGGATTCATCCTTTTGATAGGATCCTTATTCCTACGGGTCTTCATATTGATATACCTGATGGATACGAGATTCAAGTAAGATCTAAAAGTGGTTTAGCACTTAAACAGGGTTTAATGGTTTTGAATTCACCAGGAACTGTAGATCAAGGATATTTAGGAGAAATACAAGTTATACTTTTCAATACCACAAATCAAAAAGTTAAAATCGAAAAAGGTCAAAAAATTGCTCAAGCGGTTTTATGTCCTGTGGTGTCGGGCAAATGGGTAAACCTAATTTCAAAAAATAAATTAGAAAATAAAGACCGAAATAATAATGGTTTTGGGTCAACTGGTTTATGATTACAATAGGATTTAGTACAAAAACACCGAAACCAAATTTTATACAACAAATCAAAGAAACTTGTGGTATTGATGACGCCGAGATCATAGAAAAAATAAATAATGGTGAAAAATCATTATCGGTTGTTTATAATGAAATATTAAATGAAAGTTCCAATAACATTGTTATATTATGCCATGACGACATTATTTTTGAAAAAAAATATTGGGCAAAACGTGTGATTGAGCATTTCCAAAAAAGACCAGAGTATGGTATTTTGGGTGTTGCAGGTACAAGGTATTACCCTGAATCAGGTATGTGGTGGGAAGTATCATCTGAAATGATAGGTCAAGTTTATCACCAACACAACGGTAAAAAATGGTTATCAAAGTATAGCGAACCATTTGGTAATAAAGTTTTACAATCGGTTATTGTTGACGGTGTTTTCATGATGATACAAAAAGATAAAATATCCAAACAGTTCAATGAAAATGTTCAGGGATTCCATTTTTACGATACTACGTTTACATTCGAAAATCATTTAGAGGGTGTTAAGGTTGGTGTAATATCTAATATTCCAATAACACACTTATCAATTGGTCAAACTAACCGACAGTGGGAAGAAAACAGAATTAAATTTATAGACACATTTAAATATAAATTACCTCAAATAATTGGTACTGATTTACCTACGTTTACACATGACTCAAAACAACCTTTAGTTTCTGTAATTATGCCGATCCATAATTACGGTAACATGTTTCAAAAATCATTAGAGTCAGTATTCAATTCGACTTATAAAAATATTGAGTTAGTAATTGTGAATGATGGGTCTAACAACCAATATATTCTTAATAAACTTGAGAGTTTATCAAATCACCCAAACATTAAAATTATACATCAAAAAAATGCCGGTCCTTCTTCAGCAAGGAATACTGGTATTAAAAATTCTACTGGTGAGTATATTTTACCTTTAGATTCTGATGACATGATATCACCAGAATATATCCAAACTTGTGTTAATTTAATTGAAAAAAATAATAAATTGAGTCCGGTGTATTGTGATACAAACCATGTTGGTCAAATGAACGGGGTTGAGAAGAGACCTGAATGGTCTAAAGAACGTTTAATACAAGGGCCATTCATTGTTAATTGTTCTATGTTTACTAAAGAAGCCTTCAGCAAATGTGGTGGTTATGACGAAAATATGAAAGGTTGGGAAGATTATGACTTATGGGTACGAATGATGAAATCAGGATATGTAGGTAAAAGAATACCAAAACCATTATTCACTTATTTTCATCACGAAAAGGATGGAACTGTATCTACCGAAGCTAATAAAAATAGTCAAGAACTTTATGACTATATTATGAAAAAAAATAATTTACAAAATTAAAATAATATGACACTTAACGATTTAACAGACTCAATTTACGTTATAAATCTGAAAGAAAGAACTGACAGAAAAGAACACATTTTAAATCAATTAGAAAAAATAGGATGCAAAGATTATATTTTATTTGAGGGTGTTAACGGTAAAAAAATTGAGAATCCCACAAAAATGCCTTCAGGTATGTTTGGTTTAATTAAGACTTATATAAACATGTATAATGATTGGAAAAAAACACCTAAAGATAGTATTCTAATTATTGAGGATGATTGTATCTTCGTTGACGATTTTAATGAAAAATTAAAGGAGTATATGGATCATGTTCCTGAAAACTGGGACATGTTGTATTTTGGGGCAAATCACAATTATCATGTCGGTGAAAAAACAGAAGTTGTTAATGAAAAATGTATCAAACTTAATAAGAGTTTTTCGGCACATTGTGTTATACTAAAATCTTATGTGTTTGAGGAATTGATGTTTGCACTACAAACATATTCAATTGAGAATGATGTAATGATGGCAAACCTCCAAAGAAAATATAAGGCGTATTCAAGTGTTCCAGGTTTAACTTCACAAATTGTTAGTTTTTCTGATATACAAAATCAAGTAATGGATTATAATTGGTTGATAAAATGATTGTAACTTCGTATTTGATGGGTGGGTTAGGAAATCAAATGTTCCAAATCGCCAAAGCAAAAACGGAAGGATTTAAAAATAACATTGATGTAGTTTTTAGACCTATTTCATTTATTCCTATGGAGGGAAATCAACCAACAAAATATATGAATAACATTTTTAGGAATTTAAAATTTGATAACATTACAGAACCACTAATAAGAATATCAGAACCATCTTGGTCGTATAATAAAATTGAACCGTTGTATCATACGTCCACTGAGTTTTTTGGTTACTTTCAAAGTAGTAAAAATTTTGGGGATTTTAAAAATCAAATTAAAAGTTTATTCCAACCAACTGAAGAGTTTATAAATAAAATAAAAAAATTATATCCTTTTGTTTTCAAAAATAACTCAATATCCATTCATGTTCGTAGGGGTGATTACTTAGGTGTTAGTGATATTTTACCTGTGGTTGATAAATCATATTTAAATGAGTGTCTTAGTCTAATTGATAAAAAAGGTTATATTTTTATATTCTCTAATGACAAAGATTGGGTCGAGAAGAATCTAAATTACCCCAATTCAACCATTGTTAATAAATTAGATGATTATGAAGAATTATGGATGATGAGTTTATGTAATCATAATATTATGTCTAATTCTTCATTTTCTTGGTGGGGATCTTATCTTAATTTAAATCACAATAAAAAAGTATTTGTACCATCAATTTGGTTTGGGCCTAGAGGGGAAAAACACTACCAAGATATATACGAAAATAAATGGATAAAAATAAATGTTAAATATGAAAACGGAAAACTCATTGTCTAATACATCAATCTCTGACGAAAACAACTTTAAAAACATATGTAAATTTGCATGTGAAGATAATTATATTTTTAATAATTTTAAATCTAACCCTTCATTTAATCAGATATTAGAACACACAACATATGAACAAGGAGTTGGGTATATAAACGAAATAGAAAAATTAACAAAGATAGATATGTCGTTAATTGAAAAATTTAAAACTAACGATATACAAGGTAACCCAAAACAGTTTTGGTATAAAGAACCTTATGGTAATGTATCCCCATCAACATTAAGGTATATTAAGGTTTTAAACGATTTAATCACATTATTCGGTAACCTTGACGATATGTCAATTGTGGAAATAGGTGTGGGTTACGGAGGACAATCAAAAATTATACAAGATCATTTTAATATAAAAGAATATAACTTTGTTGATTTACCTGAAGTTTTGGGACTCACAAAAAAATATTTAGATATGTACGATTACAAAAATCTTAATTTTTTAAATTTTAATAATCTACCAAATAAAAAATACGATTTGATAATATCAAATTATGCTATTACTGAGTGTAGTAAAGAAATGCAAGACATTTACATCGAAAAGATAATTTATAATTCAAAGCATTGTTATATCACCGGAAACGATATTGGTGATCATTTTAATTTAAAAAATTACAATAAAGATGAGTGGGGTAAAAAAATACCTAACTCAATTTTTACAGAAGAAAAACCATTAACTCACCATAAAAACTATATATTATATTTTTAAATTATGGATATTTTTAATATGAAAAGTCAAATTTTTCTACACAATGGGTCATCAACTGTTAACCAAACACCGAAGTATTTTAAATGGGATTTTTTTAATGGTACAGGTGAGTATGATTTCTATATCGATGGTGGGATTATTAATGGTATTAATAATAGATTAGACGGTAATAAAAAAGTTTTATGGACACTAGAATCACCGTACTTTAATAATGGGGTTTTTGATTATATAAAAAATAATTTAAAATTAGTTTTAGACGTTTTTGATTATATTTTCACATATAATGAGGAGTTATTATCGCTTAGTCAAAAGTTTTATTTTGTACCCGCAATGGGGTCATGGATAAAAGAGCCTATGATGTGTGATAAAAAAAAATTAGTATCAATGGTAACGTCAAATAAAACTTTTACAGAGCAACAAAAACTTAGGTTTGATTTCGCCAACAACCATAAAGATAAGATTGATGTGTATGGTAGAGGATTTAATGAAATACATAATAAAGAAGAAGGTTTATGTGATTATATGTTTTCCGTTTGTATTGAGAACGCAACAATGGACACATATTTTACTGAAAAAATATTAGACTGTTTTGCAACCGGAACAATACCAATTTATAAAGGGTCTAAAAAAATAATTGATTATTTTGATAAAGATGGTATTCTTTTTTTAGATGAGATAAATATTAACGATTTAAGTGAAGATTTATATCTGTCAAAAATAGAGTCAGTTAAAAAAAATCTATATTTATGTAAAGAATTTATATTACCTGAAGATATTATATATAAAAAAATAAAATAAAATGAAAGTAGTTAGTTTTTCACTTTTTGGTTCGGATCCACTATACACCATAGGTGCTGTTAAGAACTCTGAATTAATGTTTAAAATATTTCCGGAATGGAAAATGTGGGTTTACCATGACGACACAGTACCAAATGAAATATTAGATAAATTAAAAAACAATAATGTTAAACTAATAAAATCCGAAAATAATGGGTTTTATAGGTCTATGTGGAGATTCTACCCCTGTGGAAATAAATCTGTAGAATACTTTATATCTAGAGATGCTGACTCAAGGATTTCTCTAAGAGATAGGGCATCGGTATATGAATGGATAGATTCTGGAAAAGATTTTCATATAATTAGAGACCACCCAGTTGGTCATTCGTGGGTTATTAATGCGGGTATGTGGGGTTCTAAAGGTGGGTCGATAGATATAATACCCTTGATAGACCGATATAATAATAATCCCCACGAAAAGTTTATTGACCAAATATTTTTAAGGGATATCATTTACCCGATGACTAAAACATCTAGATTAGTGCACGATGAGTACTTTAATTATGAAGGGGATTGTCGTAAAATAATGAGAGATAGAAAAATAGATGACTTCGCATTTATTGGTGAATCTATAGACATTAACGATCAATCAAGGTATACTACAAATCCAGGGGATCAAAGAAAAACAATAATAGAAAGATACACAAATTAAAGAAAATGGATTTTACTTTTGGTATAGTGACTAATAAACATATAAGTGATTTGTTTGATGTGATACACTCAATAGACCAACAAAAAATCCCTAATTATGAAATTATAATAGTAGGTGGGGATATGGGGTCATATAACCATCCAAAAATTAAACATATACCGTTTAATGAATCTTCAAAAACAGGATGGATAACAAAAAAAAAAACTTAATAACTCAAAATTCTATTTTTGAAAACATAGTTTTTCTACATGATTATATCACATTTTCAGATGGCTGGTACAGTGGTCAGATATTATCAGGTAATTATTTTGACATAAGAATGGATATTATATTAAATAAAGACGGTAGTAGATTCAGAGATTGGTGTCTATGGCCTCACAATCAAATAAATCACGGACAATCAACTGAAGACATAATTAAAAGTTCTGCACTATTACCATATGAAATAAATAATTTAAATCAATTCCAATATATATCGGGAAGTTACTGGATTTCAAAAAAGAAAGTGATGGTAGAGTTTCCACTAAATGAGGATTTGACATGGGGAGAGGCGGAAGACGTGGAATGGTCTAAAAGAGTGAGGTTACATTATACATTTACCATGAATACTAAATCTATAGTACAATTTAAAAAACAAAAATCAGTGGTTTTTAACCTCACAACAAATGAAATAATAAAAAAATTAGATGAATTAGTATGATAAAGTTAATAATATTTGATCTAGACGGTGTTTTAGTAGATGCTAAAATTATACATTTTAATTCTTTAAATGATGCGCTAGGACCTAATTACTCTATAGATTGGTCGGAACATTTAAGTAAATACGACGGATTAAAAACTAACCAAAAATTAGAGATGTTAACAAAAGAAAAAGGATTACCAATTGAGGATTATGACAAGGTTTGGAATGAAAAACAAAGATTAACATTATTAAAGTTAGGGTTGTTGTCTCCGTCAATTGAGTTACAAAATTGTATGAAAAAATTATCGAATGATGGTTATAAAATCGCATGTTGTAGTAATAGTATTCGTAAGACCGTATTGACGGTACTATCTAAATTGGGGATTATCGAATATTTTGATTTAATTCTATCTAATGAAGATGTTAAAAATTCAAAACCTCATCCTGAAATTTATTGGAAAGCCGTTTCTATGATGGGATATCTACCTGAAGAAACTTTAATTGTTGAGGATTCACCATATGGTTTATTGGCCGCTAGTAGATCTAAATCGAACATAATGAGGGTAAAGTCACCAAAGGAAGTTACCTACAATAATATAAATAAACACCTTGGAGAGACAAAAATGAACACAACACTTAAATGGAAAAATGATAAATTAAATATTTTAATTCCAATGGCCGGCGCAGGTAGTAGATTTGAACAAGCAGGATACACCTTCCCAAAACCACTAATTGAGGTTAAAAATAAACCTATGATCCAAGTAGTAGTTGAAAATTTAAATCTTGATGCGAATTATATATATGTGGTACAAAAATCACATAGAAAAAAATACAATTTAGACATATTATTAAATTTGATAACACCCAATTGTACTATTGTTGAAACTAAAGGATTAACTGATGGTGCAGCATGTACAGCACTATTAGCGAAAGAATTTATAAATAACGAGAATCCATTATTCTTTGCAAATTCAGATCAATTTGTTGAGTGGGATTCAAATGAGTTTATGTATAAAATGCAAGAGACTGACGCCGATGGTGGTATTGTCACCTTCACCGCAACTCACCCAAAATGGTCTTTTGCTAAAGTTGATGAAAATGGTTTGGTAACTGAAGTGGCAGAAAAAAAACCAATATCTAACACTGCGACTGTAGGATATTATTATTGGAAACATGGTTCGGATTTTGTTAAATATGCAGAACAAATGGTAAATAAAAATATAAGAGTAAATAAGGAATTTTATGTTTGTCCTGTTTTTAATGAAGCAATCAAAGACAATAAAAAAATTAGAACATTTAATATAGAAAAAATGTGGGGATTAGGGACACCTGAAGATTTAAAAAATTACTTAGAAAATTTTAAAAAATAAAAATGAATATCGTCATCCCAACATATAATAAACATTATCAATACAACATTAATTTTTTAGATTCATTTGATTTATACTGTTTAGATAAAAAAAACGATTATGTAATGTTAATTGTAGGTGAGGTTGATTGCCGAGTTCACCTACCAAAACAAATTCAATTGCAAAGTAGACCAATTGATGAGGTAATTATAGAATGTGTTGATAGATTTTTTAGAACCTATTTAGACCTAAAAGAAAGGGGATATAATGTAATTGGTTGGGGTGGCCACCCATCAACCATATCAGGACCTAGCGAAAACCCCTCAGAACCTATTATTGGGGATTGTCGTTTTAGAAATACAATAAGTTTAAAATGGGACTCATATATAGAATCTTTGTTTATTGAAAACAACATACCGCACGTTTCAATAATTAAAGACCTTATAGGTATTGACGGACTAACTAAAATGAATTACTTTATGGATTATTGTCATTTAAAACATGACTTAGTTAAAGAAATCATACAAACAAAATTTAAAGAAATTGGAATCTATGTCTACTAAAAAAATATTTGTTAAACAACATTTAGGATTGGGGGATAATATTGTCCATAATGGGATGGTAAGGAAGATTTCTGAGGATTACCCTGAATATGATATTTACGTACCCGCAAAATCACACAATATAGATAATGTTAAATTTATGTATCGGGACATCAATAAGATTAAAGTTGTTGAGATAAATAACGATAATGATATGGATAGGTACACATTAACGAATAGATTTCATAAAATAATTTCATCGTTTCTAATAGGTCAAAAAACATTTGATTATTCTAAGGACTTTGATGACTCATTTTATATGATGGCCGGATATGACCCAAAAATCAAACACGAATATTTTCATATCGAGAGGGACATTAATGAGGAAAATAGGGTTTACCAAGAATTAATATTAAATAATAATATTAGTAATTATGTTTTTATACACGAAAAAAAAGATGAAAACATACTAATAGATAGACGTAAAATTAATATTGATTTGCCAGTAATTTATGCGGATAGAAAATACAAAACTTTTTCATTATTAAAGGTAATTGAAAACGCAAAAGAATGTCACATAATTAGTAGTTCTTTCCTTTCACTACTAATGTGTTATAAACTTAATAATAACGTTTTTGCCCATATGTATTCCGATAGGGTTGAACTTAGCGAATATATTAGTAAAAATGGCATAAAAGTAATTAAATAAATAAACAATTAAATAAATAAAATGGCTGATACTTTAGGTAATGTTATCGACAAATTAGTTACCGTTGATATGAAGATGTGGACTAATCAAGAGTTATTATATGAAATAAGAAGAATGACTTTTGATGAATATAAAGAAAAATATTTTAACGATGAAGAGGGAGCTCAAAAACTTTGGGAAACCTTAAAGAAAGCGACCGATCTGAATGTTCAAAGAAACCAACTAATCAATGAAGTTGACGAAAAATTAATCGAACTAATTAACGCTAAGTTTTCAGGTGAGGATCTTGATAACGGTAAATTTTTACAACGATCTCACAAGACATACTAATATGAAACAATCCCATTTAGTCTTGCCGAGTATCAAGGATTACAAATTTTTAACGATCACATATCATATGGAAATATAGATTTTATGAAAAAATATTCTGATTTATGGAACTATATGCACAGAATATATATAGAACATAATTTTGACATATCACATGCTGAAAAAGTTTTGAAATTTTATTTAGAAAATTATGTCACAACAGAAATAAACACAACAAGCAATATAAATTATAATATATTAAAATAACATTATGGAAAAGGATTTTTTATTTTTTAACTACTCTTGGGTGTGGGGATCAACAACTTACTTTAAATATTTTGAAAAGATGGGTCATTCTATTGATATTGTTGATGAGAATACCATTCATTATTTTAACCCAACCGTTAGTTATAAAAATGTGGTTGTTTATTTGCACGAACCGAATCAATTGCGTAGAATAAATTCTTTATTAGATAATCAACTGAGAAATAGTTTCCTTATCCAACACGACGATACCGATGAAGAACAATTACAAAGATGGACAATCAGAGAACCTGATATATTCATGCAAAGAGAATTGACAGATAATACACATATAACAACAAAATCACCTGTTATACCATTTCATTTCCCAATGAATAGTATATATGATGAAAATATAACAGATAAACCATATGATATATCTTTTATTGGTAACATGACAAATCCAAGAAGAAGACCTTTTGTTGATTACATTATTAATTTATCACAAACGACTTTAAGTCATCTTAATTGGTATATAGATGTTAATGGAGCAAATTACAAACCAGGATTTGCAACTGAAAACTTTAGAAATATTACAAACCAATCTAAAATTGGTCTCCATTATTTTGGTAATTCCTACGACTCAATTAGGATTTGGGAAATCCTATCTTGTAAAACCGCATTATTAATGCCAAAAATGAGAAGTCATTCCGTTGACTCAAACCACATGGAGTTGAGTAACTATGAAATATTTAATGATGATTACTCCAACCTTGAGGAAAAAATAAATTATTTGTTAGAAGACAATAGATATCTTGATTTAGGGTTAAGAGGTCATGAGGAATTTAAATCAAACCATAATATTGATAAATGTTGTGAATACTATTATAATTCAGTAATGAAAGTTGCCAGAAAATAACTTACTGAATTTATGATAAAAATCTATGAACCTTATCTAAATAAAAAAACATTATCTTACGCTCACGAAGCGTTAGATTCTACTTGGATCTCATCTCAAGGTTATTATTTAGATGCTGCAAAAGAAAAATTGAAATCAATTTTAAATGTTAAATGGATTGTATTAACAAATAATGGTACCACGGCAACTCATTTATTGTCAAAATCATTAATCCATAAAAACCCTAACATCAATAACATTATTTGCCCTAATAATGTTTATGTCGCCGCTTGGAATTCATTTTTATATGATAATCATTTTAATTTAAAACCGATTGATACCGACATAAAAACTTGGAATTTTAACGAAGATTTAATCAATCCTAAAAAAAACGACGCCATTTTAGTTGTTCACAATTTAGGTAACATAGTTAATGTACCTAAACTACAGAATAAATTTAAAAACACTTTAATTGTTGAAGATAATTGTGAGGGATTTTTGGGAAAATACGATGACCATTATTCGGGAACTAAATCACTTTGTTCTTCAGTTTCTTTTTTTGGTAATAAGACAATAACAAGTGGTGAAGGAGGTTGTTTTATAACAAACGACGATGAAACATTCGAGTATATAAATAACATCAGAAATCAGGGTCAATCAAGTGAAAAATTTATACATAACAATTTAGGTTATAACTATAGAATGACCAATATACAAGCAGCAATTCTATATGGTCAGTTAGAGATTATGAATGAAATTATTGATAAGAAAAATGAGATCTTTAATTTGTATCGTGAAAATCTAAAAACGTTGGACAATGTTGAATTTCAAGAAATTGAGTCAGGTACTATTCACTCAAACTGGATGTTTTCACTAAGATTTAATAATATTGATATAGACATTAAAAGGTCTTTGGAATTGCATCTATATAAAATGGGTGTTGAGACTAGGCCTATGTTTTACTCAATTAATTCACACAAACATTTAAAAAATATAAAATCAGATAACACCATATCTGACACACTAAATTCACAGGTATTATTATTACCAAGTTCCCCTAATTTGAATAAAGGTCAAGTATTATATATTTGCAGACTAATAAAAGATTTCTTTAAATTAAAAAAATGATAAAAATTTCACACAGAGGTAATATTAATGGTAAATTTGAGTCTTATGAAAACGAACCGAACTACATTGATTTAGCAATATCAAAAGGATATGATGTTGAAGTTGACGTTTGGTTTATAGATAATATTCTTTGGTTGGGTCACGATAACCCTCAATACGGGGTTGATTTCAATTGGTTTAAGGATAGATTATCTAAATTGTGGATACATTGTAAAGACATCGACTCAGTACTATTCTTTAAAGAATGTGGGTATGATTTTAATTATTTTTGGCACCAAGAAGACCACATAACACTTACCTCTTTAAATTTTATTTGGGCATATCCCGGAAAACAACCAATTAAGGGTAGTATTTCAGTATTACCTGAGATTAATAACGAAGATATTAATTTATGTTTAGGTGTGTGTAGTGACTTTATTGAAAATTATTAATTTCACCATGTTAAAACAAAAAAAAATTACATCAGAAAAGGATATTGAGTTACTAAGGAATCACATAGATAATAGCCCAAAAGGAACAAAAACATTTAGGTACTTTCAAAAAAGAGATTTTTCAGTATTACAAAAACATAAAATCACTTTTTTATATTTTAATAATGGTAAATGTGTAGGTTATGGGCATTTAGATGAAGAAGATGGTAATGTATGGTTAGGGGTGATAGTTTTTGACGGAAATAATGGTATGGGGTATGGTAAATATATTGTCGAATCGTTGATTAATTCTTATAATGGTGATATACTTTTATCTGTAGATAAGGACAATATTATGGCACTAAAAATCTACAAAAATTTAAATTTTAAAATAATTAAGGAAAACGAAAAATCATATATAATGAAAAAATCTAAAAAAAATAAAGCATTAATTACAGGTATAAATGGCCAAGACGGTTCTTACTTGGCAGAACTTTTAGTAGAAAAAGGTTATGAAGTTTGGGGTACAGTTAAAAGAAATTCAGTATCAGAAACACAATCAACAAGAATTGATCATTTAAGAGACGACAATAAAATTACTTTAGAGTATGCTGACTTAACGGATATGGCCTCATTAATTAGGGTTTTGAAGATGGTTCAACCAGATGAGGTTTATAACTTAGCCGCTCAATCTCATGTTAGAATATCATTTGATCAACCGATATACACCGCGAACGCAACGGGATTAGGTACATTAAATATGTTAGAAGCGGTTAGAATGGTTTCACCACACTCTAAAATTTATCAAGCTTCTTCTTCAGAAATGTTTGGAAATAACATAGATAGTGACGGGTACCAAAGGGAAACTACACCCATGAATCCGGTTTCGCCGTATGGGTGTGCTAAAGTTTTTTCATATAATATATGTAGAAATTATAGAAACTCTTATGGTATGAAAATATGGAATGGAATTTTGTTCAATCATGAATCACCAAGACGAGGAACTAACTTTGTAACAAATAAAGTAGTTAAAGCCGCAGTAAGAATTAGTTTAGGTTTACAAGACAAATTACATATTGGTAATTTATCAGCAACAAGAGATTGGGGTCACGCAAAAGATTATGTTTATGCAATGTGGTTAATGTTACAAACCGAAAAACCTGATGATTATGTTTGTGCGACAGGTATTTCACATTCAGTAAAAGACTTATGTGAATACGTATTTAGTTCATTAGGTTTAAATTATTTAGAATATATTGTTGTTGACGAAAAACATTTTAGACCCGAAGAGTTAGAAAACCTTAAAGGTGATTCATCAAAATTAAGAAAATATTTAATGTGGCAACCTGAATACACATTTGAAACAATGTTAGCTGAAATGATTAAATATTGGTTAAAATATTATGGAAAATAAAATTTTAGTAACAGGCGGTCATGGTTTGGTTGGGTCTGAATTTATTGGTGACCAATATTTCAAACCAACTTCTAAAGAATATGATTTAAGAAATCCACAAGAAGTTAATAGATTAATGTTAAAGAATTTTGATAGTGTAATACATACTGCGGGAAAAGTAGGTGGGTTAGGTGGTAATATGAATCATAAAGGAGAATTTTTTTATGACAACATAATGATAAACACTAACGTAATAGAGTCTTCAAGACTTACAAAAGTAAAAAATTTAGTGGCATTTTTGTCAACATGTGTATTCCCCGATAATGTAGAATATCCCTTAACTGAGAAAAAAGTTCATTTGGGTCCACCCCACTTTTCTAATGACGCATATGCATATGCTAAAAGAATGACCGATATTCAAATAACAGCATATAAAGAACAGTATGGATTAAATTATAAATCAGTTATACCATCAAATATCTATGGTCCTAATGATAATTACGATATTATTAATGGTCATGTTATACCGTCACTAATTCACAAATGTTATCTTGCAAGAGAAAATAAAACCCCTCTTAAAATATGGGGATCAGGAAATCCGCTAAGAGAATTTATTTTTAGTAAAGATGTTGCAAAATTAACTGAATGGGCGCTGTTTAATTACAATGAAAATGAACCAATAATACTTTCAACATCAGAAGAAATATCAATTAAAGAGATTGTTAATATTATTATTGAGCTGATGAATTTTAAAGGTGAAGTAATGTTTGATTCATCTAAACCTGATGGTCAACATAGAAAACCTTCTGACAATTCTAAAATAAAAAATTATTTACCTGAATTTAAGTTCACTCCTATATATGAAGGGTTAAAAGAAACTATTGAATTTTTCGAAAACAATTATAGTTTTGTAAGAAAAAATGGATAAACAAAACAGAACTATAGGTATTACTTGTTCAACATTTGATCTTTTACACGCAGGCCATATAATAATGTTAGAAGAGTGTAAAAAATATTGTGACTATCTAATATGCGCACTACAAATAGATCCAACAATTGATAGACCAGAAAAAAACAAACCAATACAGACTTTGGTTGAAAGATATATTCAATTAGATGCAGTAAAACACGTAGATAAAATTATACCATATAATTCGGAGGAAGAGCTCGAATCAATATTTTTATCTTTAGATTTAGATGTTAGGATAATAGGTGAAGAATATAAAGAAAAGGACTTTACGGCAAAAAACATTTGTCAAAAAAGAGGCATAAAGTTCGCCTATAACAAGAGAGATCATAATTTTTCATCTACTAACTTAAGAAATTTAATTTATGACCAAGAAACATCCAAAAGATTTGTAAGATAAAATTATGCAAAAAAGAAAAATAAACACGACAACCGAGGATACTAAAACTCCACAATCAAAAAAAGAGTTCATAAACACGGTAGTAAAGAAAAAACAAAGAAGTAAGTTTCTTACTGAAAATCAAAAAGAATATTACGATAGATTAATCACGAATCAAATCACAATATGTTCGGGACCAGCTGGTGTTGGTAAAAGTTATATTGCAATGAAGGCCGCAGTTGATCTTTTATTAGACGATGGAAACGCATATGAAAAAATTATAATTGTAAGGCCTGCGGTTGAGGCAGAGGAAAAACTTGGTTCACTGCCTGGAAACTTAGAAGAAAAATTAGATCCTTACATCTTCCCATCTTATTATTTATTGAATAAAATTATTGGTAAAGATGAGAGAGAAAAATTGAAGGAACATGAAATAATAGAAGTATTTGCTTTAGCATATATGAGAGGTATGAATATAGATAATTCGATTTTAATTTTCGAAGAAGCCCAAAACTCAACCCCCAATCAGATGAAACTCCTTCTTACTAGAATTGGATTCAATAGTAAGTTTTTTATATCTGGAGACATTGAACAAACTGATAGATATAAAGACAAAAAACAATCAGGTTTATACGATGCTTTAACAAGATTCAAAGGGGTAAACGGAATAGGTATTTTTGAATTTGGAGAAAAAGATGGAGTAAGAAACCCAATTATTACAAAAATATTACAAAAATATGATGAGGATAGGCATTGATATCAATGGTGTTTTAAGAGATACAATTGGAAAATTTTCTCAACTTTATGAGAAACATTTAATTGAATCTGATGATAAAGATGTTGTTCACAACACTTATGAATTAGATATGTCTGGAAATACACAGATTATTAACAATCTTACGGAAAAGTTTGACTATAAAATTATTTCGGAAGTTGATTCTCTAAATTTAGAAAACCATTTTGCGTTCAAAAACAAAGACGAGTTGTTTAATTTTATGTATGAAGAATACTCTATGGAATTATTTGGTCATGCACCATCCACCGAAATGACGACTTTCAATATTTTAAACGATTTATATTTCAATTTGAGAAACGAGAACGAATTAGTAGTTGTCTCGAGCGAAATCGGAAAATCTAAACCATCTTCTCTTTTTTTTCTTTCTAAATTTGGATGTTTGTTAGAAAAAATATTTTTTTTCAGTGAGATCACAAAAAATAACATGTGGAATCAAATAGATGTTTTACTTACCGCAGATCCTAATCTATTATTAGAAAAACCAAAAGGAAAAATTGTAATACAATTCAATACTTCCTACAATAAACATGTTCAATCAGATTTACAAATAGACAGATTATGTGAATTTGAAGAAATTTTAAAAAAAATAAAGAAAAATGTTTAAAATTTTAGGAGAAAATTACTATGTCGATTTAGATAAAATCGAAAAAGAAGTTGAAATTATGAATTTGACAGGTGAATCCCAAATTCATTTAGTCAAATATGAAATGATTAAAAATATGTTGGAGACTGTTTTAACCGAAAATGAAACTGTGGATGAGAATATGGGATTTAAAACAAATGAAGTTACCATTCCATTTAAAATTTCATTTAACACTCTCTTAATAAAAAAAATAATAAATAAATTATAATTAATATGAATGAAGAACAAATTAAAAAATTAGAAAAATCTATCGACAACATGAAAGAAAAGTTGTCACGGATTTATTTTATTGTGCAAGACACAAAAGGTAACGCTAAAGCATCGATAAGATACATTTATCAAATGGCTTTGACTTTAAAAAGAAACGGTTACAATTCCATTATCCTTCATGAAAAACCAGATTATTTTGGTGTTTCTTCTTGGTTAGGTGAAGAATATATGTTAGAATTAGAACATAGAGCAATCGAAGGAACAAGTTTAGAAATTTCCCCTGATGATTTAATTATCATTCCTGAAATATATGGATTCATAATGGATCAAATCACAAAACTTCCTTGTGGTAAAGTTGTTTTATGTCAGGCTTTTGATCACATATTTGAAACTTTACAACCAGGTCAAACTTGGAGTCAATTAGGGTTTTACAAATGTATTACAACTTCAGAAAAACAAAAAGAATTAATCGAGGGTGTTATGAGACAAATTTCAGTTGATGTAATTTCCCCTTATATTTCCGATAATTTTCAAAAAAATACATTCCCACCAAAAACTGTCGTAAATATTCACACTCGTGATCATAGAGATACAACAAATCTTATCAAAACTTTTTATGCTAAATTTCCACAATATAGATGGATCACATTTAGAGATTTGAGAGGACTGTCTGAAGAAGAATTCTCCTTAGCAATGAAAGACAGTTTTATTTCTGTTTGGATAGATCAAACAAGTTCTTTTGGGACATTTCCATTAGAATCTATGAAAATGGGAATTCCTGTATTAGGTTTGGTTCCTGATCATGTACCAACATGGATGAATGAAGACAATGGGCTTTGGATGAATAATAAAACAATTATAGTTGATGTTCTTTCCGACTTTATTCAAAATTGGTTAGAAGACAATTTAAATCCAGAGTTGTTTTCTAACATGGAATCGACAATTAATTCAATTTCAAACTCACAAAAATTTGAAACGGATACTTTAGAACTTTTTAGTAAAATGTTCGAAAGCAGAATAACTTCATTTGAAGATCAACTTGAAAAATTACAAACAATTTAATTATGAGCAACAAAAATAAAATATCAGTTATTTTACCAATTAAATCAGGTAAAGCAATCGACTTTCAAGAATTTTTTGATAAGTGTATCCAATCTGTCAAAAATCAAGGAGATTTTTTAGGTGAACTAATAATCGTTCACGGATCAGAAGAATATTTAACTAACTTTTTAGATAAGTATGATTTCAGTGGTCTAACTGTAGTCAAAGAAGTATGGACAACCAAACCAAATTTTGCGAAACAAGTAAACAAGGGTGTTGAAATCGCAAAAAATGAATGGTGTTCGATCGTGGAATTTGATGACGAATATTCGAATATTTGGTTCAAAAACGTAATTAAATATATGAATATTTATAAAGATGTAGATGCGTTCTTACCTATAGTAGTTGACGTTGATGATAAGTTGGTATTTGCTGGATTTACTAATGAAGCAACTTTTGCGGCTAATGTATCAACTGACATGGGAATTTTGAGCAACGAAACATTACAAACTTATCAAAATTTTCAGACATCAGGTATGGTTTTCAAAAAACAAAAATACCAAGAAGTTGGTGGTTTGAAATCCAATATCAAACTAACTTTTGGTTATGAATTATTTTTACGTCTTACACACTACTCAGCACGAATTATGACAATACCTCGTATTGGTTACAAACATATTAACTTAAGAGAAGGATCAATTTTTTGGAACTACAAAAACGGTGACGACAGATTGGATCAGGAAGAAGCAAGATTTTGGATCGAGACGGCAAAAAAAGAATTTTTTTTCAAAAACGAAAGGGATATAAATTATGAACCACAAGAAATTTGATAGTAGTAAATGAAACTGAAATTATAAACAAAAAGAAAAAGAAAGGTAGAAAACCAAAAGTTAATAATTATTTTGATGAAAGAGAGGAGACGGCAGTTAGAAATTTTTTAGTCGCCGAAACTTACGATGAAAAAAACAAAATTTATAACGATTATTTAAGAGTACCTTTAGACAAAATGATATCTTCAATTATTAGAAGATATAAATTGTATAGGAAGGATATGAACTACGAAGAAATACACGTAGATACACATTCTTTTTTGATGACTAAAATTGAAAAATTTAAACCTTCAAAAGAAAAAAAGGCATATTCTTATTTCGGAACTATTTGTAAAAACTATTTGATGGGACAAATAATGAAAGATCAAAAAGAAACAAATAGAAAAATATCATACGAGGATATTTCTAGTGATTTATCAAACAAAAGTGAAATGTCTTATTCAATTGATAATTATGACTTGAGTTCAGAAACTATCATTAAAAAGTTTTTAGAAAAATTAAAGAATAATTTGGAAAATCAAGAAATCAATGAACAAGAATATAAATTAGGTTCAGCAATTTACGATCTATTTGAAAATTACAATCAAATTTTTCATGACACCTCAAACAATAAATTTAATAAAAATTTAATTCTTTTTGAACTCAGAGAAATGACAAATCTTTCTACTAAAGAAATCAGAACTTTGATTAAAAAATATAAAAAATTGTATTATGATTTAATCCAAGAATTACTTAAAGATTAATATTTATTATTATGCCCCGACCAACAAAAAAAGAAATTAATTTATCAAAAGAATCAATGTTGTCTTTGATGCAAGAAATTTATAACGAACTTGTAGAACAAAGAAGTACTGCGATTAGAATACAAAACAAAATGTTAACAATGATGAAAGAACCTGAAGATATGACTGTGATAGGTCCTGTGATTGAAAAACAACAAAAAATCATAAATGATTGTGTTGAGAAAAAACTAACTTTGTCAAAATTACAAGCGCAAATGTGGCAAAAATCCACAGACAAAGAAGAAGATTTTACTCTGTCAGATATAGACATGAATGATCTTGCAATCCAAAGTTTATTACAAAAAGATATCAATACGGACTCAAATTATAAAATGAAAAAATAATGTTTTATGGCAGTAGATATAAATGAAGAGTTAAAAAAGGCTGAAAATAAATCAGGCGTATATAAAAAATACAAAGAGTATAAAAAAGGGTATGAAGACCTAAAAAAAAAGGTTGGAAGTTCACAGGAAACTAGTAACAATTTTTTGAAAAAACCTTTGAATGATTTCACGGCTTGGAAAAAAAAACATGAAGCTAATGCTAAAACTTTTTTGGATGAACTAATAAAACAATTGAAACAACTCAAAGGTTCTGGTGTTGAATCAGATAAGTTGATCAAAAGAATATTTATCAATTCTTTAAAAAAAATCAAACCTCAGATAAAAAATCTCATTATCGATGAAGCGATCAAAGCATTAGGATGTAGTAACATAACTTTAACGATACCATCAACATACTACGTACCTGTTAAGTCTGTAGATTTATTTGGATCTTTTGAATTACCGCCGACCGACAAAATTGGAAAATTTTTCTATGAACAAAATGAAATTTCATACAACGAATATCCATTTTCGATGAATAGAGAACTATATAATAGAATTCAAAATCTAAATCAACCATATTCTGCTGTTGCGAACAACAACTATTTAGGTCTATCTCAACAAGGTATTTTTGATATAACCTATGTTGAAAGCTACGTTGATCCCATATCTCTACAACCAATACAAGGTAGTTTTTTTAAAGTGGATATAAGTACAAGATTAGGAGTACCGGCCGTTGATAAATTGTTGTCAGATTATTACGAATCAATTGACATTTTAGATTATAAACAATTTTTTACAAATTTAGTAGATTATGTTACAGGAGTAATTTCTTTCGGAAGAGGTGACGGAAATTTAAAACTTAGTTCTATACAAAAAGTTTTAATTATTATGCAAAGAATATTAGGATTATGTTCTGATTCAAATAAAGAAATTAATGTCGGATCGTCTTCTAAAATATCTGAGGTTGATAATGTTGACGAATCTTTTTATGAATTTAACAACATTGACCTTAGAATTATAGAACAAAATATTTCTGATATAAAATTAGGTGTAATCGAATACGAAGAGTGTGATAAAATTAAATTTCCTCTTAACCTTGAGGCGGTTTTGACCGCCTTAGATGAATTAACTTTCAACGAAGATACCACAGACGTAAATGAAATAGAGGCAGCCTCAGGTATTATTTATCCCGCTACAGATGACACTTTTAAACTTTCTTTAGATGCAGGATTTTTTCAACAATTTATTAAAGCGTTAGTTAATTCTGTGTTATCGCCAAAGAATGTTTTACCTATTATGACAGTTGCCGCAATGTTTAATCAACCTATTTATAAAGAAATTTCTAATATTGAGGACTTTCAAAAAAAATTCAGAACATTTTTTAACGAATTCATGACTAAGATTACGGCAATTTTTACCAAAGAAGTTTTCAATGAACTTAAAAAAGAAATAAAAGCATTAGTGAAGTTGTTATTGGAAGACATAGGTACAGAGAAATCAAATAAAAAATATCGAATGATATTAGCAATTGCCGCTGTTATACCAGGACTATTAGTAATTGCAAAAGATTTCAGAGAATGTAGAAGTGTTTTAGATGAATTGTTACAATTGTTGAATATAGGTATAAAAAAAGGATTGGATGCTATAGCTGCCAAGGGTGGTGATTTACCACTTCCTTTATTATTGTCGGCAAAAATTTTGGATGGATATTCACCAACAAGAGCATTTCTAAACGTTATAGAAAATTTAGAAGAAATAGGAGTTCCTACTGGACCTATGCCAGATGGTAGCCCAAACGAATTTTTAGCGTCAATCAAAGCAATTATTGATGGAAACGCTAAAGAAATCGAAGAAAACAGTAAAGTAGCAATCGGTATTGGACCATTAACCATAACACCAGCAGGTGTTACCACACCATCAGATGCATATGGAAAGTTTTTTTAATATTGAAGATAAAAGAATAAAGGCAAATGAAGTTCTTAAAATTATTAAAGAGCATAAAGACAGATCGAACAGAGATTTGCAAATTGCCATGGAATTTATAAGTGAGGATCACAAAGTCACCAAAGAATCTATAATTAAGTTAACACACCATTTGGACGCTTTGGAAAACACTTATAATGTTATACATAAAGAATATACAGAAAGAACAAAGGTCATATGATAGACGATAAAAGAATGATTTTCCAAGGTTATGTAATAAATAACCAAGATCCTTTAATGTTAGGTCGTATAAGAGCCTTACCAATCGATCAAGTTGAGTCCGATATTTTACCCATAGATTTCAATCCTGAAAAAGATATTTGGACTGAAAAAGATCCTCTAATTTTTCTTCCTTTACTACCTTATTATATAAGTCAAATTCCAAAAATTGATGAGTATATTCACATTTTTTATCACAACACAGAAATGGTTGTTGACAATTCTAAATTTTATATTCAAGGACCTATTACTAGACCCCAAAATAACTTTTTTGAATCTTGGCATAATTCAGAATCAATGTTAGCTAGTGGAGTTTTTTTAAAAAAAGCAAATAACATCAAAGACCCGTTAAGTTTTGAAATCAAAGCTGAAGCAAAAGGGATTTATCCTGAACCAGGAGATAATGCTTTACTTGGAAGAGGGACCTCTGATGTTATTGTTAAACAAGAAGAAGTGTTAATTAGAGCAGGAAAAAATATACCAACACAAACTGCAGGATTTAATTTACCAACACCTAGACTTAATCGAGCATTTGTCCAACTTTCAAACTTCGAACTCGAAAGAGGTGAAAGACCTCCCAAAAAAGTTACTGAATTAATTAATAAAGCTTTGGCGGTCAAAAAATTAATCGAGTGGGAAATTACAAATGAAAACAGTATTACAGGTCTAACACAAAATAATTCAGTAACAGGTGTGACATATTATGATGGTAATATTAAATTATATTCTTTACTACCTAAATCAAAGGTAACAACAATTGATATTCACATGAACACACCTTTAGATGATTCTAAAGCGGGGCCAGAGTATGAATTGTTTTTTACTGGTCAAACTTTAGAGGAAGGTGTAAAAATTATCAATCAATTTATTTCGGGGGTAAATAATGGAAAAATCAATGTTCAAAATTATGAACAATATCCTTTCGATAGTAGTTTACAGATTTCAAGACAATTTCCCTTTTATTTTAGACCTTCAAAAAATAACGTTGATAAGCTTAGTTCGACAGGATCAACTGACTTTAACATGGTGAATAATTTTTTTACACAAATAAAATTGCTACCATCAAATAAAGAATATGGAAGTGTTTTAGTTTGGACAAAAAATATTGTGGGCCAACAACTTACAGTTCAAACAAATACACTTGATCAAAATGTTTACACATCAAATCCAATATCCTTCGGAACAATGGTCGCAGACACACTATATCTTCTTTCCCATAAAACAGATATCCCTTCCAAAAGAAAAATTGTTTTAGAACCGAAAAAAACTTTATATGGTATTCCACAACCTTTCTTCAACGAAATTATAAGTAAAAACACAGATCCTATGGTAAGAGGAAATGAACTTATGAAATTATTAACTCTTATTGTTGATTTTTTAGAGTCACATGTTCATAACATAAATAAAGCGCCAATACCAGTTGCTGTCGATGGAACAAAGATAGAAGAAATAAGAAATATTTTGCAAAATTCTAGTAACACAATATTAAATCAAAGAATACGACTTAATTGATATTTATTATAAAAAGATAAATGTCAATTAATAACTCTTATTTTAGTAGAAATAATACAATAGTATTCAACAGTTATGTAAATACAGGTAGGAACCCTGTTACGCAACTTTATTATGGGGATGGTGGTTTAGTAAATCCAATAGGGTATTCAAGGTTTATTTTTGATTTAGATTTGGAGCTATTGAGAGAAAAGTTATTCACAGGTGTAATCTCCACAGGTTGTACAAACAACATGAGACACATTTTAAAAATGACAAATACTTCATCATTCGATAATGAACTTTTGAATACGTCTATGCCTGATGGGAGTTTGAGAGCGACTTCTTTTGATTTGATCCTTTTTAGAATACCACCGAAAGATTTTGATCAAACAAGACCACAATATTGGGATGAAGGTGTTGGTTATGATTTTTATGATGTACCAAATCAAATGATACCAAACAAATATTATTCCAACAGACCATCGAATTGGTATCAAACAACAACAATAGAAAATTGGGAACAATCTGGAGTTTATGACAACATGAATATTGGACCTATACCCTTTTCTTCGTTGACAATTGTAGATATACAACATTTTGAATTCGGTAATGAAGACATCGAATTTGATATGACACAAGAAATCAATGATTTATTAAACGGAGACTACATAAATCCTACAGGTTGGGGAATCGCATATCTTCCAGATGTTGAAAATCTTGTAGGGACAAGTGGAATTTATTCTGTAGGTTTTTTTACAAGACATACCCAAACTTTTTATGAACCCTATTTACAAACAACTTATGATGATTTAATTGAAGATGATAGAAATAACTTCACATTGGGAACTGCCAATAAATTATACCTATACATTTACGAAGATGGGGATTTCAAAAATTTAGATCAAACACCATTAGTAACCATTTCCGATTCATCGGGAACTGCAATACCTGGTTTAATAAACTTAATTTCCTGTTTGAAAACAAAAGGAGTTTATGAAGTTGAAATTCCGCCGCTAATTGGTTACAAAACACCTTGTTTATTTACGGACACATGGTCATATATAAAACTTAATGGATTTTCATTACCCAATCAAATTAATGAATTTACTGTATATCCGTTGAAAAAATCAATCCAAATTGGAACGTCAACAAATGATCCTTCTCAATATGGATTTAGTTATTACGGATTAAAACAAAATGAAAAAATCTTAAATACAGATGTTAGAAAAGTTGGGGTTATAATAAAACAGGCCTATACAACAAATAAACAACTTCCCAACGTAGATGGTCAATATAGAGTGTATGTTAGAGAAGGTCAAACTGAAGTTATTGTTCAAGATTGGACTTCATTGAATAGAACACCAAATGAGTATTATTTCATTTTTGATACAAGAGATAAAATACCAAATATGTATTTTGTTGATATCAAGGTAACGACCTCAGGTCAAGTAAATGTTTATAAACAACAAATTAATTTTCAAATCGTAAACGAGAAAACAGAATAATTAGATATTTATAAAAAAAAATATTATGCCATTTCAAAATTTTGAGTTATGTGATCAATCGGGAGTTTTTGTTCAAGTCGACGATAATGATGCAACTTTAGTTACAGGTGACACGTATTCCGTAATAGATGGTTCTACAGGTGCAATATATTGTGCCACTTTTGTTGGGGGTGCTCCATCGGGACCTGAATATACTTTAGGAACTTTATTTGATTCTTGTATTTCTTGTAATTCTAGTATTCCATTTTCCGCAGGAACAGAATACAAAGGTTGTGTTATCTGTTGTCCATGTGGAACAGGAACAACCGTAAATGAAGTAACATTACCACACCCAGAATGGACAGGGTTATATGGAAATCCAATTACACAGTTAGATGCAGTTCAATTAGGAGGACAAAACGGATTATACATGTGAAGATTATGAAAAATTTAAATTATATTATTAGAAAAGTTTTATTAGAAACACACGACGAACAACATTCCTCGAGATATATGTTTTTTTCCAATTTGGAACAAATGAGAAGACAATGTGATCTATTATTAGATTTGGATCAAAACATGATTGACGAAATTTTAGAAAACGGTCATGATTGGGCTCAAGATCACGTCAGTGAAGCAAAAAACAACATGGATCAAGTTTTTGATTTTTTGATGAATCAGACCAATTCAGAACACCATGAAGACAATATGTATGACGATATGATGATGGAAGGTAGGAAAAAAACTGGAACAAAATTATGTGCTAGAGGTATTGCATCTGCCAAAGCAAAATACGACGTATATCCAAGCGCATATTCAAATGGTCACGCTGTCCAAGTCTGTAAAGGGAAAATTAAAGGACTTGACGGAAAAAGAAGGTGTTCAGGAGCGTTTTGTTAATGAACTAATCCTAATTAGTTTTATTTTATATTCATTTCGATATTTGTAGAACAAACATAAACTACAAATAAATGAAAAAAGAAGAAACAAAAGTGAAATCGAAGTAAAAACAATATAAAAAATTCTTTGGATTATATTTTAAAAAAAAAATTAATTCTAATCTAAGAAGATTTAAGTTTTTGAATAATTGACAGTACCGTGGTATCTTCTTTTATATTCTTTTTTGGTTTATAAGAAGTCATCACAGGTTTTTGTCCTTTACCTTGTTGTGGATCTTTTTTTTCGGCTCTTCTTTTTTGAGCACAAGCACTCCTTTTTTGTGAGTCAGACATTTTACCAGCAACTCCCGCAGCTCTACACTTAGGATAAGAACCCTTAGAAGTATCACTTCGTCCACAGGGAGGATGCTTACCGTCGACTTTACGACAAATATCTACCCAAGGACCACTTGGTTGAGAAGATCCTTTGGGTTTCTTCTTTTTACCAAACCATACGGCCAAATCTTCGTTTATTAAACCTTTGTCTGAAACTTCCACCCACTCATTAAAAGGGACCTTTTCTATAAATGGCGCCAATTTCCTATTATGATCAGGACTTTTACCATCATACATAAATTGATTCACAGGGTTTCCATCTTGATCTGAAAAGGTTGAGTAAGGGTGGGATTTGATGTAATTCTGTATTTTTGAAGCGACTTTTTCCAACTCTATAATTTGATCTTTTTTTAGGTCAAACTTGTGGTCATAACTATCATATTGGACAAGTGGGCTTTTGAAATTAGATACAGACTTGTCAAATGGTCCCAAACTCGATTTTTTCCATGGTCTAAGACCTGGTTGCACGGGAGGTATATAACTTCCCCGACTTCCCGTAGCGTCACTCGTCGCCTCTCTAATTACCTTAGATATAATTTTATTTAGATTTTTCATTGAATAACATTTATAAATATCTTATAATTATAAATATGAATGAAGAAAAAGAAATTTATGGTAACCTTTTTGGGTCAATAGAACTTTTGAGTGAGGAACATTTAGAGGCAATTTTAGTGTCTATGGATAAGGATTTAGCAAATTATTATATAATTGAATCTGTTAAATTGGCCTACAGGAAAGGGGTTTATACAATTGGTGAAACAGAAGTTATTTCTAAAGCAATTAGAACTATGTTAAGACAATAATTTATTTGATTTTTTAATATTGTCAACACCCCACATAGGTTGTAAATTACCTAATGACCAACAATTCATAAACGCTTCATCGCCTATTTCTAAAATCATAAACGATGAAATGGGTTTAACGTGGTCAACGTGCCATTCACCGTAGTTATCCCACGACATATTTTCACTGAATCTATCTTCCAAATGAGATATAAGTTGCTCGGGAGTATATTTTAGAATGTCAAAATAATGTCCGTTTTTATTTATGTCGTTTTCTTTAAGAACTTGATAAATAGCAGTTCTGAAATTGTTTATTAATTTATAGAGGGGGTCTCTTGATTTACGATTTCTTTCGTAATTTCTTTTATTTTCCCTATGTCTTTCAATATTTTTTTTTCTCCATTTTTGATGATACTCATTAAGATGTTCTCTATTTTTTTCAGACCATTTTTTGTAATAAATTAATTTCTTTTCTTTGTGTTTTTGGTAGTTTCTTTTATCAGATGCACTTTTACCCCCTTTATATTTTCTTCCAGATGACCCAATCTTAACATTATTTTCTTTTAAAATTCTTAACACTATATGTTTTTTTATATCTAATTTTTCAGATATAGAAGGACTACCCAAATATTCTTCATTATAAAGTCTTATAATTTCACATTCTAAATCCTTATCAATAATTATTTTTTTCATATAATATAAATATAACGTAGAACCTATTATTATAAATAAAAAAAGGTCAGATTTCTCTGACCTTTTTTCTTATAAAACTTTAATTGATTATCTCAATTCTCTCAAATCGAATGTTCTAACACCATCCACGGTAATTCTCCCGTAGAATCTGTTGTTCACCATCTTCTTCGCGTATCTGGTCATAATACCTTTGATTGGCGTAAAGTTGAATGGGTTATACATTGTAGGTGTTAATTGTAGAGGAACATACGGTGCGTAAATGTAACCTGTGTCTAATAATGAAGTTCCTTTGTGTCCGATCAAAACTTGGTTTGGTGGGAAGTAAGGATCACGATAAACTTGGTAACGTCCTGAAAGTGTACCTACTCTTTCAATACCCATGTTGTATTGGTCTTGCTCAGGAGCCGCGTTAGATACGTGGAAGTATTCTAAATCGTCAAAGATAGCAGAAACCTCAGATGATACAACAATCCAGTTAGCTCCACCTCTCAAAGTAGATTTGTGGATTTGTGCTGACAATTGGTTGATTGCAGTAATCATAGTTTGGTTCCAATCTTTCTGAGTATAAGAAACTTGGTTGTTGATTCTTCTCCATCCGTTGTAGTCCCAACGTAACTGCCATGCCGCTCCTTTTCTCAAGTCACGTAAGATTTCACGGTCAATTTCAGCTGCAACTTGCTCTGATAACAAAGCCGTCAATTCGGCCTCAGCATCAATGTTGTGGAATGCAGCAACGTCTTGTGCTAACTCAGGTGACCACTGTGCTCTTAGTTTTCTTTCTGTAACAGATACAGTTACTGACTCAAGGTCAAAAGAAACCTCACCAATTTGATCTTCAAATTCCAAATTGGCATATCTTCTATACCATGCGGTAAATGAAGATGCTGATGATCCTGATGAGATTGTTGTCCCTGTATATCCGTCTAACGAAGTCGCATCACAATCAGCACATACAGGACAAGATAAATCAACCTCTAACCAAATACAACCATTTTCATCACAAATGTCATTATAGTTACCACCATTACCACCGTTAGATGGACTGTTTGGATAACCTGACGCATTTGTGAACACAGTTGCTGCGTTGCTACCATATTTTACAATACCTTTACCATAGATTTGAGTTACAACTCTAAATAATAGAGGAGCGTAAACTGTGGATCCATTATAAGTAGTTGTTGTTACACTACAAGGTGTTGTTGCTGCTGAGAAACCATTAGCCGCGTAAATTCTAAGGTCAGAAAGGAATGACTCAGTGTCCATTTCGTTACCATCAGGACCGATAAGTTTTCCAGCTCCTGAATTCATGAAACCACAAAGTTTAACGATAACTTTTCTATAGTTACCTGCTGGAATAATTTCACCAGCACCAATGTTAGCGTTTACTAACTCAGAACCGGCCCATGCTTGAACTAACGTAGTTGCAGTGACCGCAGTCCACTTACCTTTAGAGTAGTCAAATAATCCAGGAGGATCTAATGACGCTTCGTTGCCTTCGTAAAATAAATCGTAAAGATTTTTTTTGTAGTAGTAATCATTGGTAGGATATCCTTGGCTAGGATTGTTCAAATTGGCATTAACCGCTTCTGGTGAACCGATTGGTGCGTAATGATCACCACCCGCTGTTGCGTTAGATGGTGAGGAATTTGGATAAAGGTTTGCATACGTAGAACTAAGATTTTGATATCCTTGAATACGTGGTACAAAGTAGAACAATTTACCAATAGGTAAATTCATTGCTTGTACTGATACGATGTCGTTAGCTAACAATTTAGAAAATACACGTCTTACAATCGGGAAAACAACTGTTTCGAATGCTCCATTTGAAGTTCCGTCAGAAGTTGCTTCGTTGATTAAAAAAGATGCTTGATTTTCGTATAATTGTGCTACGTTTTCTTTTAGGTGACCTCTTAGGCCATCTAAAAAACCTAATTTGTCCCATTTGTTAATTGTGTCTTCTTTGATAACTTTAAGGTGTTTTAACCCGATGTTACCAACAAGACCTGATTCTAATAAAGCTCCCATTTTTTTTATTTTATTTTTTAGTTTATTTTTTATTTTATTTTTAACATCAAATCCTTCATTCTTAAAAATTGAGGATTCTCATACGTTTTTGACTCAATTAAGTTTACTGCTGAACCTGTTTCAACAGATTTATTTACAGTTCTTTCAATTGATTCGGTTAATTTTTGTTCTGAACCTGAACTTACTGAAGATGACAATTCATTTTTAATAGTTCGGTAAAGATTTTTAGATTCTTTCAAAGATTCAACATTATCAAATCTTCTTAGAATATTTATTTTTTCTTGTTTAGTTGTTGAGTGTTCAGTGAACAAACGAGTTGCATAAGCTAAATTTGAATTAAAAACCGCAACTTCATTGATTTTGGTTCTGAAAACGTCTAAAGCTTTTTTATACTCGTTATTTTTTTCTTTTAACATTTCAACTTCTTCATTTATTCTTGTGTGCGGTCTTACTCTGATTTCTTTTCTGTTAACATTTTGATCAGAACCTTTTCTGTTTCCAACTTTATTGGCTCTGGTGTAACTATTAGTTCGTACGGCTTCTTTAGTTTCCATTTTTCTAACATTCTTGAAATCACCATTCGTTTCGTCCTTATATTCAAATTTTGCTTTACCTGTTCCCATGGCTTTAGTTCCTTTTCCAAAAGCTTCTTTTCTTTTTTCATTAAACCCTCCGCTCATGTTAGGTTTTTTACCATATGCAAATTTAGGACCACGACCAATACCGACACCTTTATTTTTGATTGATTTTTTGGTTTTTTCAACGGCTTCAGCGATTGCATTTTCTAAGTCATCTCCTTCGAATTCATAAACTTTTTCTTCACTTCCGTAACCATCTTCTTCTTCAAGACCAATTCCGCCCATCATAGCACCTTTTGCGGCACCAGCCCAAGACCAACCTTCATTATATTCATGTTCAGGCTCGCTATCTATATCTTCGCCCAATTTATAATCGGATTCGTCATATATGTTCTTACCAAACTTGCTTGAAGTGTCCCCATCCATTTCTATTTCATATATTACTTCATTCATTTTTCTTTCTGATTCTCTTAGTCGTATCATATATTCGTTATCACCGTCTTCAAGGTGTAACATTTCACCTTCTTTTTTTATAACGATTCCATCATCATCTCCCATTGCTTTGAAAACTTTTAAGACTTCAGCGTCAGAAGCTCCTCTCATATCGATAGTTTCTCCTTCATCATCCATTTCCATGTCTTCATCATCCATTTCCATGTCTTCATCATCCATTTCCATGTCTTCATCATCCATTTCCATGTCTTCATCATCCATTTCCATGTCTTCATCATCCATTTCCATGTCTTCATCATCCATTTCCATGTCTTCATCATCCATTTCCATGTCTTCATCATCCATTTCCATGTCTTCATCATCCATTTCCATGTCTTCATCATCCATTTCCATGTCTTCATCATCAACATTGGTTTGAGTTTTCGCACTAGGCGCGGCTGGAGAGGTTCCTTGTTCCTTAACCCCTTTTTTCTTCTTAGATTCCTGAAGGGATTCTTTTACTAATTGTCTGATTTCTTCACTCATCGTAGATTGAAGTATTCCTTTTGCATTTTCTTGTAGAGTCTCCTCCAAATTCCTAATTTGGAAAAGAGCGTCTTCTACTACATTTTGGTTGTTTGCCATAGTTGTTTTATTCATTTATTTACAAATAAATATCATATAATTTAAAAAAAATTAGTTTATTTAAATTTTAACAAAAAAAAAAGGGAAATAGACAAAAGTCCTTTTCCCTTTTTTCTTAGATTTTTTAAAAAATCAGCTTTCAATCACCTCATCAATTTTTGATTCTACAATTGATGTTATTCTCCAATCTTGAGAATACTGTTCATAAACTTTAGTTATTTTTGCCTCAACATCCGTTGGTGAAAAACCTTTAACTAATTTTTCTTCTCTTATTTTTTTGATTTTACCTGTGTTTTCATCAGGTATATCAGACGTAATTTTTGTAATAAAATATTTTTCGTTCATTTTTTTTTTATTTATGTAAATAATCGGACAATCTATTCATCAAGTCAAGTGATTTAGAACCTGCTTCACCAACATGTCTATTTGCATTCATTTTTTTTTCTTCATCTAAACTCTCCTCGAACTTCAATCTTTCATTAGGTTCTCTAAACAAATATGCACCTGGTGTAGATGGAGATGATACTAAATCAAAACAAATCAATTCAAAATCATCTTGAACTTCATTTTGTTCACCAACTTTTTTAAGAGACCCAACACCACGAGAAGAAATACCTAAAGTTACTCCTTGACGAAGGTAATTTGCCGCTAAATCACCTTTTGTCGACACAACACCCCTTTCATGAAAACCAGGTGATGTAAGTAATTTTAATTTGCCTAATAGTACAGGACCTTCCCACCAAATATCTGTTATCGAGTGTGATACACGATCCAAATCAATAAGAGACGATTCAGGATGGTTTAACTCAGAAAGAGCGGTTCCTTTTTGAATAATTTTTTTATAATTCTCAACTTCTCGTTTTAATATCTTCTCGGGATATATTCTTCCATTTCTATTCGGAGTGTCATATTTCTGAAGTACCGCATAAAACTCGAATGGTTTCGAGTAGTCCAACATATCACGATTTTCTCTTATCATTGATAAATTTCTTCTTTCATTTGGATCAATGTAACCCGCATCATATTCTACAAGAATACCACAACCTAAATCTCTTGGACCTAATATTTTCAAACTGTTCATTTAATATTTTTATTAATAAATACTAAATAGTTTCAGTTTCTTTCTTTAATGACTTTGGATTTCCATTTTTTGTAAGATAAAATTTAAAATATGTATTTTTGTTAATTATATCCCCATAAATTGATTTTATTAAACTTTTAACAAGTTTTTTAAGTTTTGGAGATTTGAAATCTATTTTGTTAATAAGAAATAGATTGATTTCTAAATTCAAAAAAGATTTCTTTTTTATTTGAAGTCCACTTGTTCTCAGATCTAAATCTACTATAAATTTTGTGTCAAAATATTCTTTGTTTAAGTTTTCTAAAACAGAGTGTTTTACCGATCTTGTCATGTTTAAAACAACACGGTTCCAATTTTCCACTTCATCTTTGGGTTCTGCCCATGTCTGAATGTTAATAAAAATTGATTTTAAATTTGTTGAGTCGATTGTACCAAAATGGGATTTAAAGGACCGATATCCATTTAGTTTGATCGTTTTTCCTTTTTTCATAAATAATTTTCATATGCTTAAAGTTTATTTTTGATTAAATGTAAACATTATTTATATTTATATCAACAATGGAAAATTTATGTTGAAAGTAGAGATAAAAAAAGGAAATATTGAAAAGGGCTTGAAAGAGCTGAAAGCGAAAATTGTGAAAACTAAACAAAACAATATTTTGTTAAATAGAAAAGAGTTTATTAAATTATCAGTTAGAAAAAGATCTCAAATCAAAAAAGCTATATACATTCAAAAATTGAAACTGAAACTAGATTAAAGATCTCCTTTCAGTTGTTTTAATTTATAATAATTTAATTCATTAAAAGATTCGGTTTGAATTTTTTCCATAACTAAATCTATTGTTTTTAAAGTTTCGTTATCTGAATTTTTTTTTTGTTCCTCTAATTTTTCTAAAACAAAAAGTTTTGTTTCATTATAATTTTCAATTAATTTTTCTTTTGGAATATTTAGAATTGTTTTGAGTTCTTTTTTTTCAGATTCAGTTAATGATTCAATGAATTTTGTAACCGTTCTATTTGCAACATTTATCATAGATTTCAAAGGAACATTAATTACTTCTTTTTTCTTGTCTTTTTTACTTTTGAGAGTTTCTAAAATTATTTTTTTGCTTTGAATTTTACTCTCTAACGATAAAATATTTTTTGAAAACAGGTTGTCAATATCTTGATAATTGTTTTTACATTTGATATTACCAACCCACATTTTTAGTTCTTTAATATGTATAGGTGCTATTTTGTTTAAAGTATTTTCATAAACCGTAATGGATTCATGAATAAATTCTGTTGCTAAACTTTCCTGTAATTCTTTTTTAGACGATAACTCATCATAAATAAAAAATATTTTCGATATATTTTTGTTTTTCAAAACAAGTTCTTCAAAGATAAACAAATGATCTTTTATTTTGTTTTTCTTATATGACTCTGTCAAACAAACTTCTATTTTTGATTTTAATTCTCCAAACATTTTATTCAATTTATTAATAAATATAAGGTAAATTAATTTAATCTTTCAAAAGATTGGATAATTGATCTTTGATTGAGCCCAAAGAATTATTAATTTTTTGAAATTCTAAAAATTCATCTTCATCAAATTCATCTTTATTTTCCATAATAAGTTTGAAGTTATCTTTTTTTACGGATTCAGGTATTGGTGGTGTCGGTCCACCTGCCGGTGGAGCCTCAGGTGCTGCGGGTGGTCCTTCAGCCTCTGCGGCAGGAGCTACTCCTTCAGGTGCCGCAGTTGATGTTGATGATGTAGACGCTGTTACAGGTTTATATAATCTATCGAATGTATCAAATACACCGGTTTTGGTAATAATTGTTGCCGTGTTATCAAGTTCGGCAGAAACCGCTCTTTCCATTCTTATTTGAAGTAAATCGTTTTTAATTTCTTCATCAGAGAATCCAAATATATGTTTTTTTGCCCAAGTTGCAGACACCGCTTGTATCGATTTAGGAATTTCAGCAACCATATCTTTATACAATGTCATTTTTTGTGTCATGACCTCAACCATTAATAAATCTGCTTGTTTAGAGGGGTTTGTAAGTTGTAATGTAAAATTTGATAACTCATCTTCAAATCCCATAAGAAACAAATGGATAATGGCTATCTTGTTCATTTCAGCAATTGCGGATTTTTGAATCCTATTAATTGTTCTTGCGAATCTAATGTCTAATAACGACAAGTTTTTACCATCTCCCACAGGTTCTTCAAATCCTAAATAAGCTTTAGGAATACGAAGTGCAGTAACTAATTTTTTTTGGATATATTCAATATCGGCAATTTCAGAAAGGTTTGCTGCGCCAGCCAGAGTGTCAATTGGACTTGCTTGTGTAGCATCACGAACGGGGATAAAATAATCTTGGTCTACAGCCATTTGATTGAATCTCAAGTCGACATTACCTGTTTTTCTGTCAACAACCTGATCTCTTTTGAATTTATTAGCGACTCTTTGGACATATGCCTCAACGTCTTTGTCGTCCATATTACCAACAAATACTTTAAAAACTCTTCTCTCGGGAGCTCTTGATGTACGATAAATTAACATCGCATCTTCTGCTAAAACTAATTGCTTCCAAATACGTCTAGCTTTTTCTAACATCGATGTTCCATAAGGAAGTTTTCTATCATCCCCTAATAATCTAAAATGAGCTACTTCCCAAGTATTAAATTCCGCATCTCTTGTTTTCCAAGAAAATTTGAGTGCTTTTCTATTCACATTAATAGTTGCGTTATATGTCCTTGCGTCCTCACCTCTCTCTAATCTTTCAATTTCGATATTAGGTAATTGCAAACAACCCGTAACCCCTTTTTCAGAATCTAATTTTAAATAAACAAAATTATCGCCATACTTACACATGTTTCTAATCCACATTGGTAAGTTTGTATTTATATCTAATGTATTGACAAATAAATCTACTAAAATACTTTTAATTCTTTTTGATTCTGAATAAACTTGTAATACATAACCATCGTGATTTGGTGTGGTCGATTCTTCAGAGTATATATCTAATGCGGTTGAGATTTCAGGAGTATATTCCATAGATTCATAATCGTAAAACGCTGCTAACCTTGTGGGTTCATAATATACTGCTTGGGTATATAAATTGTTCTCAACTTTAGTCCAATTTGTACTTAGATATAAAGATTGTTGATTTTGGAGTTTTGCTCTTTCATACTCTTCCTTATCTTGGGTTTTTAATATTTCTTTTTTATCTAATTTGTAGTCTGGTCTTCCTTGACCTAAAGTGCTATCAGGACCAAAAGTTTTGGCAAGTTTTTGCCAAACCGTTAGATTTTGATTGTTATTTTCCATATTAATAATTTAACTATAGATATAAATATTTCAATAGTTATTTAAATGACTATGGTGCTGGTGTTGTTGTAATTGGATTTGAAATTTTATATGTCTTATTATCTGAACTCGGACTTCCCATGGCAAAACTGTCTGTATACGGTGTAGTCAACGATGGGAATAAACATGGATTGGAACTTGTAAAATTATTTGTTGTTAATTATATACTAGATCCTGAACTATTTCTTATTTGAACATAAACAATCGAACCAACAGGAACTGTTATTGTTCCATATAATGTGTTAGATGGACAAAATGCTAAAGTTTGTGATAAACCTAATTGTAACCATGTTTGCCCGAGTGGGAAAGGTTGAGTTCCATCATATGTTCCTGATATCGCATACCATACAGTCGCATCAGTGGATGGTATAAATGAGTCCGCAGCAACTCTAATATTAAGATATCCCACAATAGGGCTTGGTGTTGGGGTTGGTGTGTTAGTGGGTGTGTTAGTTGGTGTAACTGTAGGTGTTTGTGTGGGTGTTATTGTAGGTGTGTTAGTTGGTGTAACTGTAGGTGTTTGTGTGGGTGTTTATGTCACGGATGGAGTTGGTGTAGGTGTTTGAGTTGGAATCGGAGTCGAAGTTGGTGTTGGATTAGGAGTTAAAAATGGTAGTATTTGTTCTAATAAATCATTATCTTTGGGGGCGGATTTTTTATATTGAAAAGCAGGTTGAAATACTTTTTGTCCTGTTGTAACTTCACCAGAAACAACTAATCTTGATCCATTTGCAATTCTTCCAGATTTATTTCTAAATGATAATCCCATACTTTTATTTTATTAATCCACCGAACAACCAACCATAATTTTTATAATCATCTATTGTTGAACTACTATTATTTAATCCCATCCGTTCGTTCAAAACATTTTGATTTGGAATTAATGGATCAAAATGTACTTCTTTTTTAACAGATTCACCATTAACAACCGCCCAAGAATCAATCATAACTTTTGCTTGTTCGGTTGCCTTTTCTAACTTTGAAAATGATGACTCGGCGATATAAATCGCCATTGAGATTCCCATAATTAAGTCGTCATGTTGCCCCTTTTGGTGATCTGGTCTTCCGTTGATATAAACAAAAGTATTCATCTCATTATATAAACGAACACTTCTTATTTTGAATTTGTGTCTTACCCACTCCTCAAAAGCCGCAATAATTTGAACTCGTTTATTATTAAAGTTTATACCTGGTATTTTTTCTGTTGATGATTTATTGACCGCCCAAATATTAAAAGGATCTATTCCATCAACATATAAACTTTTATATCCAAGTTCTTGCATTTTTCTAATTGTAGTTATACCCATACCACCAGTTATATCCACTACAACAAAAGCGTTATACATCATACCCCACTTATAGGCAATTTCAGCTAAATTATCAGGTGGTATTTTTCCAACATATTCCAAAACTTGTTCTCTTTTATCAAAATCAATAATTTGTATTGACGAAAAGTCTTCACTATCTCCACGAGAAACGTCAACGCCCATTATGTACTTATGACCCTCAACAGGCTCTTTCCAAATCCATAAAGAGTTACCCATTAATTTAGAAGGAGGGTCCATTAAATAGTTGTTTTTTATTTCTTCAAGCTGTTTGTTTTCAAAAACATTATCACCAGAACCTAGAAACTCACAATTCAACTCCTGATTAATTTTTCTTTTATCGTATTTAAGTTTCTTAACCATTTTTTCATACCATGTTGAACATGGTTTATATCCTTGTTTAAAAAACATTTCTAATTCTTGATAATCTCTTTGATACGGGTCAACATGCGCAAAAGATATATTTTTTGATTCATCATATTCTTCTTTATTTATAAGATAATGTATTAAATCATCTGTTGGAACTAAATAAAGATCCTTTGTGTATCTAGGATCTCTGTACCAATACATTTCAGAAATTTTGAATTGGTTCATTCCTTTTAAAGCTTGATCGTAAATTTCATAATAAATTTGGTCATAACCATTTGGTGTTGATACTACAATTACTTTACCACCCGTAGATAAGGAAGCCATACAAGCCGCCCAAAAGTCGTTGTCCGCCTCAATAAACGCCGCCTCATCAAATACAAGAATTGTAGGTGTGAATCCACGAAGTGCATCCTTTGATGTTGCAACCGCCTTAACCTCAGAACCATTATTTAATTTATAATGTCTTTGTGAATTTTTTTCAACAGCAAAACCAGCACCAACCCAAGAAGGCCATTGATCAATAAAAGACCTAATCTTATTTGCCATTTCTTGAGATGTATCAAGTTTGTTTGCAATAATTAGAATTTTTTCAGGTTGTGTTTTTTTTGCAAAAACTAATCTTTTTGAAATCCATGCAGCAGTCACGGTAGAAACTCCGGCTTGTCGATATTTCAGAGCAATATTTTCTTCGTATTCTTCATAGTCTTTTAAAAGTAATATTTGATCAGGAAATAATTCTAAAGGGACATACTTAGAAACCGTATTGTCGTATGTTTGAAGATACGTTCTAAGAGCATATGGAGTATCTTTGAGACACTTCACATATTCTATCATTACTTGTTCTTTACTTAGACCCATATAAAATAAATATCATTTCGGGACTTTTGTTGTAAAGATTATTTTTTACCAATAGAAAACATTTTACCAATTGGTAATTCAACAGGTGCTTCATCAGAAAACATTGTATTTTTTTTTGGTTTTCTAATGATCATTGATTTGAAATTTTTAGACTTTTTTTTTACAGCCTCAATAAGATCTTTTTTAGTCATTCTTGGTTTGATTTGCGAATCTACCATTTCAAAAATTTTTTTTTCTAAAAATTTTTCTAAATTTTCGTTTGTTTTCTTCTTCTTTTTATAATCTACCGTTTTTTCGGGGTGTTTTTTCTCGGGCATATCTTTGTATTGTTTTTTAGAGGTTGAGTCCGAGAACTCTTTTGCCATTTTACACCACTTACAATTTTTAGACGCACATTTATTACAACGTGCCCAAAACAAACCTTGTTGAGCCTTTGACTCGAACTTTTCATTAATTTCAGACTCCGCCATACCCATCATTGATCGATTATTTCCTGAATCATTGTCCATACCATCATCCGCCATGTCATTAGCGTCGTGAGGTGCCTCTTGCCCTGTGTAAGCTTGTGTTGCAATTTTACCTAACGCATTTGATGATGTGACACTATCAGTTTGATCTTCAGTCATTTCAGTTTCAACAACTTCAACAGTTCCTGGTTCGGCATTTGCCACTGGTTTCAAACTTACTTGTGTTTGACCGGGTTTTAAAGGTACAACACCACCCTTAGGTCCAACAGTAGTTGTTTGTTGTACTTGCTCCTTATTTTCCTTTTTATTTAATTTTTTAAACTTTTCAACCAAAACATTGATCTGTCGATCAGTCATCTTATTTATCGTGGTTGACGATATCCCGTTTTCGATGAGGAAAATTATATTTTTTTTAGTTTTCATACACCACTTCTTTTTCAAATTGTAACACGATATCTCTTTCGTATAATTTATTTTTTACATTCTCTTCAGTCTCTCCGAAATGAAATACCAATCTTTTTATTAAAGAAAAATCTTTATCGTCATTTTCTTTTTCCCAACCCAAAGCAATCACTCCGTCCATAGAGTCGATCATTGAAAACACATCGGAATTTTGAACTAAATCAAACTCAACATTTTCATTAATTAAAGTTCCAACTTTTTTTATGTATTCGATGTCAGGAGGAGAAGGGTATCCATTTGATGGTTTGGATTCCCAATTTTCTCCAAAAACTTCAATGTTGTCCGAATAAATAAATTCATAAATGTTGTCTCCTTTATAGTTAGGTCCTAAACCATTTATGTAAATTAAATAATTCATAAAATTAATCCATTAACAGTAATTTTAACTTCGTTGATTCCTTGTTTGAAAATTAAATTCTTTTTGTTAGACAAACCTATTAATTTAGTTTTAGGATTTTTTTTAATAAAATCTAAAGCTTGATCTAATTGAGAAACAGTTTTGGCAAGTTTAATAATACTATCTTTATTATTCTTATAATTTATCTCATGTAATACTTTTTCTTTAGGGGTTACAGAAAAATAGTTGCTCAGTATTTTATCAACGGTTGATTCGCCAAACGTTCCATGAGAGAGTCTTTCTGTATCGGGATAAAGATGTCTTTTTCTTCTATGGGAACGGTAGTCATCCTCCCCTACGTCTTCGAAATCAATTTCTTCTAAATCAGGATCATACTCTTCAACTTGTTCACCCGACATTTTACTCATGGCCAAATTACCGTATGCTGCTGGTATATAATCTCTTAATGCTCCTCCTAAGGTATCGTATCCTTCACCCATTTCAGGTGGTGCGGGAATTTCTCCACCCTCTATTGGCGGTTCAGGTAATTCTCCTTCGGGTGCGGGTGGCGGCTCGGGAAGTTCTCCTTCAACATCAGTTTCAATTTCTTCCCCTTCTTCCTCTTCATCACCCTCAACACCTTCTAATTTTGATATAATTGATTCTATGTCGTCCTCATCTAAAACATCAACATCGAGAGCTGATAAAATAGAGTTAACAATATATTTAACATTTTGAGAAGAAAGTTCTTTTTCTTCGCCATATGACCTGATTTTTTGAGCTAATTTACCAACTAAAATTTGAATTCTTTTGAGATCAGATACTTTTTTTTCTTTTGGTTTTTCTTCCGCATCAAATTCCATTTCTTCCTCTTCTCCTTCTACAGGTGGTAATTCTCCTTCCTCTCCTGCTGCATTCGGAGCAGGTGGTAACCCTTCTTCCTCTCCTGTCGCACTTGGAGTAGGTGGTAATTCTCCTTCCTCCCCTGTCGCACTTGGAGTAGGTGGTAATTCTCCTTCTACAGGGGGTAATCCTTGTTCTTCTGCACTTGGAACGGGTGGTAATTCTGCTCCACCTTCTGTATTGGGTACAGGCGGTAATCCTGCGTCGCCTTCTCCACTAGGAACAGGCGGTAATCCTGCCCCACCTTCTGCGCTTTGAGCAGGTGGAGACTCAACTTTTTTTTTGGTCTTTAGTATGAACTTTTTTTTTTGCTCACCAATTAGTGCGGTTCCTTCTTCATTTTCATGAAGTGCATTAATTTCTTTTGTGATTAGATTTAATCTTTTTAGAGCTTGTGAGTATGCGTTATAATATCTTCTTGCCTTCATAGGCTCGATGTATTCTGACTCCGATTCATTAATCGCCAATTTGATTATATAACCTTGTCTTTCTTTTTCGATACGATAAACATTACCGTCAGCCAAGTGGATACTATATTCTGTGGATTTAGTTTCATTTATTTGTTGTGGGATATTTTCTTTAAAACGAGCAATTTCCATAATTCGTCTAAGTTTATTCATCCCTTCGAGTCTTTCACTTCCAATAGGTTTTATTCCTCCCATGTTTTTTTATTTTAACAGAAATTATTTTTTATTAATAAATATATCGATAAATACAATTATTTTTGTTTCTATTGATTTATTGTTTCATAGAGAGTTTTTTGTCTATGACTTTATTTGGAACATCGTATAGTTTTTCGATGTACCCGTTTCTTCTTAGTAATTTAAAAACTAAATTTTCTAAAGACATTTCGCCATCTTTTTCTAAACCACAGTTTCTAAACTTCTTAAGTTTTTCTTTATATTTTTTTACCAAAGATTTAATTTCGTTAGGATTTTCATCTTCTATGTTGTCAACAACACCATCAATTATTCTCATCCATTGTGACGCTTTGTCTTTTAATAATTTCTTATCAATATTATCAACACCAAGTTTTTTTGGTTCATTCATCCACATATCATAAAGAATAGAATAGATACCACTACTAAAAGTTGTTTCATCTTCCTTCTGTACAAAACACTCAACATCATAACCAAACATTGTAATATTATGTTTTTGATTAAAAACTACTTTTTTTAGATCAAAGAATTCGAGATATAAATCTTTTGAGTTTTCAGAAAACTGATCGAAATTAACAACTACGTGTAAATCAATATCAGAATATTTTGACCAGTTGTAATTAACTAAAGAACCAATCATAATAATATCAGTGATTATTAAATCAACCCCTAATGAATCGATAAAAAGGTTGGCAACCTCCAAAAGTCTTTCTCTAACGTCAGGTCTCATCATATACGACTTACCATCCTTTTCCCAAATTTTTAAATTGAGTTCGTCTTGAGATTTAAAACTTTTAATAACATCGGTATTATACATATTAATAAATACCTACTGATTATAGTTTCTTATACTTATGAACTTTTGAAATGTTCGTATTGAAAAAATTACCCTGTGATTGTGCCGATCTGAATTGAGTATACTTTTGATGAGGTACATCATCATATTCATATTTTGCTCCGTTTTTAAACTCAGCAATCATTTTTTTTGTTAAAGTATCGTATTGTGTTCTAACAATGTTTGAAGATTCTACTTCATTTAAAATTGTAGTTCCACTAATTATTTCGCTTGTTATTGCCATCTTCGTCTCTTAATGGGGTTATGTCATCTATGTGACTAAGTTTTTTTATAATATAATTACTAACTTCTTGTCCGTCAACATCAAAACCATAATCTCTTATTGTTCGGTCTGTTTCTCGAACTAATTGTTGGAATTTTGAATGTAAAGTCATCAAGTCATTTGGATAATATGGTGGCCTTTCAACATCTTTTTGTGTCCAACCTTCTATTTGAAAAATTTCTCTAATTTCGAAATACATATCTTCTAACTCATTTGTTAATTCTAAAGTTTCTGCGAATTTTTTCCAAGCTTTCATGACTATAAATATATGAAAAAAAAATCCACCCGAAGGTGGATTTAATTTATTTCAATCTTGAGAGATTATTTTACTTCTTCGAACTCAACATTTTGGAAGTCTTCTTCTGTAACTTCATCATTAGGTGTTGTTTGATTTGTTTGTTCATACAACTTTTGACTTATCTCTTGAAACTTTTTATTGACTTCTTCGGTAAGTGTTTTAACTTGTGAAATATCTTTCTTATTACAAGCTTCTCTTAATTTCTCAACTTTGGAGTTAATTTCAGATTTTTCTTCTTCAGAGATTTTGTCACCAAGATCCTCGAGTGATTTACCAACTTGGAACATTAATGAATCTGCCGAATTTAAAGTATCAGCGTCTTCTTTAAGTTTTTTGTCCGCCTCAGCATTTATTTCAGCCTCCCTTTTCATTCTTTCAACTTCTTCTTTTGAAAGACCTGATGATGACTCAATACGAATAGATTGAACTTTATTTGTTGCTTTGTCGACCGCAGATACATTGATTATACCGTTCGCGTCAATATCGAAAGTTACTTCGATTTGAGGAGTTCCTCGTCTTGCTGGTGGAATACCGTCCAAATTAAATTTACCAATAGTTCTGTTGTCTTTTGCCATCGCTCTTTCTCCTTGAAGAACATGAATTTCTACCGTTGGTTGGTTATCAACTGCCGTTGAGAATGTTTCAGATTTTTTTGTTGGAATAGTTGTGTTTGCATCAATTAGTTTTGTAAATACGCCACCCATTGTTTCAATACCCAATGAAAGTGGAGTTATATCCAATAATAATACATCAGTAACATCACCACCCAAAACACCACCTTGAATTGCGGCCCCTAAGGCAACCACCTCGTCGGGATTAACCCCTTTTGAAGGATCTTTACCAAAAAATTTTTTTACGGCTTCTTGAATTGCTGGAATACGTGTTGATCCTCCCACCAAAATAATCTCATCAATATCACTTGGTTTTAAACCAGCCTTTTTCAAGGCCGATTCACATGGTCTAATTGTTCTTTTTACCAAATCCTCAGTTAGTTGATCGAATTTTGATTTTGTGATTGTTACAACAAGGTGTTTGGGCCCTGTTGAATCTGCCGATAAATAAGGTAAATTAATTTCAGTTTGTGGTGAAGATGATAATTCTATTTTTGCTTTTTCACCTGCCTCTTTTAATCTTTGAAGTGCCATAGGATCTTTTGTCGCATCGATTCCTGTATTTTGTTTAAATTCTGACGCCAAAAAATCAATAATTACCTGATCAAAGTCATCACCACCCAAATGAGTATCCCCGTCAGTGGATAATACTTCAAATACACCATCACCAAGTTCCAATACAGATACGTCATGTGTTCCACCACCACAGTCAAATACAACTATTTTCATGTCTTTTGAAATTTTATCTAATCCATATGCTAAAGCCGCTGCGGTAGGTTCGTTGATGATTCTTTTAACATTTAGACCAGCAATCTCACCAGCTTCTTTTGTTGCTTGTCTTTGTGCGTCATTAAAGTATGCAGGAACCGTAATCACCGCATCTGTGACCTTTTGACCTAAGTAGTCTTCAGCGGTTTGTTTCATTTTTTGAAGAATTGCCGCGGAGATTTCTTGTGGAGAAAAACTTCTATCATCAATTTTAACCTTTGGTGTTTGATTTTCGTTTATGATTTTATAAGGAACTTTCGATATTTCACTTTTTGTTTCCTCGAATTTACTTCCCATAAATCTTTTGATTGAGTAGATTGTTTTATTTGGATTTGTTACAGCCTGTCGTTTTGCTGGATCTCCAATTTTTCTCTCACCATCTTTAATAAATCCAACAACAGATGGTGTTGTTCTTTTACCTTCGCTGTTTGTGATTACCACAGGTTCGCGACCTTCCATTACTGCCACACAAGAATTAGTAGTCCCTAAATCTATTCCGATAATTTTTCCCATTTTGAATACATTTTTTTAATAAGTTTATTTTTTACCATTCTAAACCAATAATGTGCCATTTTTAAAAAAAAATAAAAATACTGTTATTTTGTCATACTAAAATTAAAAAACATGACAAATGTTCAGTTATGGACTTTATAAAAAGATAATTGTATAATTTGAAAAAAAGTTATGTTAGAATTTATGGATGAAGAAAACGACAAATCAAAAAAGAAGAGTGACAGTGTAACACCTGTTTTAGATAATTTCAGCAAGGATTTAAATAAGTTTGCACAAGATGGGAAACTTGATCCTGTTATTGGAAGAAAAAAAGAAATCTTGAGAATTGCTCAAATTCTATCTCGTAGAAAAAAAAATAATCCAATTATTATTGGTGAACCTGGAGCAGGTAAAACGGCAATCGTCGATGGTCTTGCTATGATGATTCACAAAGGAGAATGTCCCAAAAATCTTATGGATAAGAGAATCGTGTCTTTGGATATGAATTCTTTGGTTGCAGGAACAAAATACCGTGGTCAGTTTGAAGAAAGGATGAAAGTAATAATCGAAGAACTTCAGAACACTCCGAATATTATTTTATTTATTGATGAAATTCATACGATTGTTGGTGCAGGAAATAGTTCAGGATCGTTAGATGCGTCGAACATCTTCAAACCAGCACTTTCTCGTGGTGAAATACAATGTATTGGAGCAACAACCTTAGATGAATATCGAACAAACTTTGAAAAAGACGGAGCATTAGAGCGAAGGTTTCAAAAAGTTGTGGTTGATCCATCTTCAAAAGAAGAAACATTGGAAATATTAAAATTAAGTAAATTAAAATATGAGGATCATCATAAAGTCTCATACGACGATGAAACATTAAAAATATTTGTTGAGTTAGCAGATCGTTATATTACAGATCGCGAATTTCCTGACAAGGCCTTTGATATTTTAGATGAGGTTGGAGCAAGAATGCAAATCGACGTTAAATTACCAAAGGAAATTGAAGACCTCAAGCAACAAGCAAACAACATCAAACAAGAGAAATTCAACGTAATTAAAAAACAAAATTACGAACAAGCGGCAGAACTAAGAGACCGTGAAAGAAGTGTACTATCAAAATTGGAGGAAGAAAAAAAGAAATTTGAGCAACACTTAAGAAATAGTAAAAGAAATATTCCTGAAGAGTTGATTTATGAAGTTGTATCAAATATGACTAAAATTCCAATTTCAAATATCAACGTAGATGAAAGAAATAGTTTAATTAGTTTGAATGAAAACTTGAACTCAAAGGTAATTGGTCAAGAAGAGGCGGTAAATAAAATATCAAAAGCAATTAGAAGAAACCGAATGGGTATTAAAGATCCAAACAAACCCATAGGATCATTCATTTTTCTTGGTTCAACAGGAGTTGGAAAAACATACTTGGCAAAACAATTGGCAAAAGAAATTTTTGGAAGTCCTGACAACATGATTAGAGTGGATATGAGTGAATATCAAGAAAAACACACAATATCTCGACTTATTGGATCTCCTCCAGGATACGTTGGATATGACCAAGGTGGTCAATTAACCGAACAAGTCAAAAACAAACCTTATTCTGTTGTATTATTCGATGAGATTGAAAAGGCTCATAAAGACATATTTTCAACATTATTACAGTTGTTAGACGATGGTCATATTACCGATTCTTTGGGTCGTAAAATCAATTTCAAAAATTGTTTAATAATCATGACATCCAATATTGGTGTTAAGAAATTACAAGATTTTGGAACTGGCATGGGATTCAAAACCACAAAAAGTGATGTTGTATTAGAAGAAGAAAAACAAGAGGTTCTAAAAAAAGAGTTGAAGAAGTTTTTCGCACCCGAATTCTTAAATAGAATTGATGATGTTGTTATTTTTAATTCTTTAGAAAAAGACCATATCGATAAGATCACAAAACTCGAGGTTGATAAACTATTAAGTAGAGTTTTAGAAAAACATTATATCTTCACATATAATCAAGATTTAATTGAGTATATTTCAAAAGTCGGTTTTGATGAAACTTTCGGGGCAAGACCTATAAAACGGGCAATCCAAGAAAAAATTGAAGACTTAATTTCAGAAAAGATATTGATGTCGGAAATCGAAGAAAATAAGGAGTATGTTTTGGTTGTTGAAAACGATGAAATTCTTGTGGTAACCAAAGAAGAAAACCCAAAAAGAAGGGGAAGAAATAAAACTAAATAAAAATATTGTTTTAATTTTTTTTATTAGAGAAATTAATTTTACATTTGTAGTATAAATCTAACAAATGAAAACATTATCAATTTTTATCTTCTTTCTTTTCTTTCACAGCTTTGGTCAAACTGTAAATGATCTAATCATTAAAAAAGTTAATCAATATCGAAAAGAATATGGTCTCTCACCATTAAAGTATTCTTCTGAAGCAAAATTGGCAAATAGTCAAATGCTAACTTACATGGTTGAGACATCAACAATGCCTTTCGATCACTCACAAACGATACAATCATCTTTTGGTCAAACTTTTAATAATTTTACCGATCGAATCACCTACCTATATGGTTATAACTATAAATACATTGGTGAAAATTTATGTACATTTGACGATAAAAAAACAGATGAAGAAAGGGCCAATCGAGTTTTAGAAATATGGAAAAATTCTCCATCACATAATGCACTTTTACTTGATACAAAATACGATGGTGTTTGTGTGGGATCTAAAATATCGAATAAAATATATTATGGGAATGTGTTCTATCAAAATAATCCAACTTTTTACTGTGTTTTGACAATGTATAAATAAAAAGAAACCCCCTCTTTAGGATGGGGGTTTTTGTATAAAAAAATCAAATTATTTGGTTGTAAATACTAAAGAGACTTTCCAAATGTTGCGGTTATTCCTGGATATTGGGCTTTAGCTTGTTGTAATAATTTTGGTGTATTTTTTATTGTTGTCGCGATTGAATTATTATCCTTAGCTTCAAGTCTACCTGTTTTTAGATTTGGGTCGTTATACATAGTATTTAATTGATTAATTTTATCCTCTATTTCTTGTTGACTACCCATAGGAGATGAAGAAACTAATGTAAATAACTCACTATAAAGTTTATTGAAAGGCTCCGAAAATGAAGCTGCCGAAGTTTTTGCCTCTAAGTTTTTGGCATTTGCAGCTGCGGTTCTAGCATCCATATCGGCCTTCTCTTTAGCCGCCTCAGCATCTTTTACTTTTTGAGCATCTGCGTCAGCAGTTGCTTGAGCTTGTTGTTGTTTTTCAGCCGCTTGAGCATTCATATAAATAGAACATTGATTGTTATAATCCCAATATGTTTTAGCGTTCAGTTTTGGACAATTTTCAGCTCTCCAATTATTAACAAATGAATACGCAGAACTACAATTTTTTTGTAGTATTTGTTCCCAATTTCCATGCAATATTGTGTTGTTTCTTACATCATTGTAATTTTGATCCATTAGGGACCCTGTTTTGAAAATTGTAGGGCTGACATCGACCTCTTTTTTACTTGCTCTTGGGTCTCTTATACAGTTATAATAAAGTGTAATCCCATTTATATCTACAAGTTGGACGAAAGTCGCCCCTCCAGCCGCCTTTAATCCGCCTGTATTAGAATCGGTAGTATCTGCAGGTGATATACTTCTAATTCCAGCATTTTTTAATTCTTTACCGCTACCATCATCATCGCCAGAAGCTTCATTAAGAACCCATTCTTTTCTAACGGCTCTTTTGTGCATTTCTAAAATTCGGTTTTTTTCTGATTCTGATATTAAAAATTTTTTCATATGTTTTTTATTTAATTATAAATACACCAAAAAAAAATAAAAAGTTTTTTTTTATTTAATTTTTTATATACCTTTGTTTTATTATCAATTTAAAACACAATTATTATGAAAACTTATTTCTTATCAATTCTTTTATTCTTCTTCTCTTTTTCTTTTTCTCAAAAAATAGTAATTGAGATGTTTGAAAGACAAGAAATGGTTTCATTTAGAAGCACAACTTTAGATTCGGTCTTGATGAGTCCTGATATTTTACGTGATCCTGAGTCAACAAAAACAACTTATGTAATTGACTTGAGTGATGAAACATCCTCTTATTATGTAAATGATGAATTTTTAAGTGTATTACCAATAAAAACCATAAAAACAAATGATGGATTGTTGATTGTGAAAATTTTGGAAGAAGGGTTTGATTACGGTTTAATTATTCACATAAGTCAAAAACAGGATAATGTTCTATGGTATTGGAATTCTGTGGGAATGACCACCGTAAAAAAAACAAATAAGTTTAATATTATTAAATCCTCTTAAAACTCAAATCCTGATCTGTTTTGGATTGGGGTTTTTTATTTTTGAGTTGGTACCACTAAATTTTTCACTACTTGTTCGGTCAATTGTTGTCTTTCGTTGATAACTCGTCTTACAATACGAGTTAAATCTGATTCTGTAAGTCTTATGACTCTTTTCATAACTAATTTATTTTATAAATACTTTGTTAAGTTGAAAACTTTTATTTATTTTTGTATAAATGAATATGAACACAACAAAACTTAAAGAACTATTATCGGTTCCAACCAAAACTTATCAAGAAGATAAGATGGTAGATTATATACTAAATGAACTTTCAAAATTAGATGGCATTAAAGTTACATGTGATGAACATAAAAACATATATGCAACCAAAGGCATATTAAATGAAGGTGAATTTTATCCCATGTTTATTTCTCATACCGACACGGTTCATAATCTTGTGGATGAAATCATTGTTAAAGAAGAATACCTTTCAAGACCATATACTTTTGGAAAAGATTTTGGAAATGAAAAAGTATTATGTTTAAAGGCTTATGATAAAAACAATAAACCAACTGGTATTGGTGGTGATGATAAATGTGGAATTTTTATTTGTTTAGAATTACTTAAACAATTAGATAAAGTAAAAGTCGCATTTTTTGTTTCAGAAGAAACGGGTTGTCATGGGTCAAGAAACTTAGATAAGGACTTTTTAAAAGATGTTGGGTATTGTACCCAATATGATGCTCCTGGTGATCACTTGATTTCTTATAGTTGTTCAGGAACAATATTATTTGATAAAAATGGTGAGTTTTTCCCTTTGGCATTACAAGCGATCTCAGAGGGTTTTGAAAATGAAATGATGGTTCAATCACACCCTTATACCGATATTATGATGGTTAAACAATATGGTGATTTTTCTTGTATCAACATGTCATGTGGTTATTATAATATGCATACAACAAATGAATTCGTATCAATCTCGGATGTTGAAAGGGCGATTGTTGCAGGAAAAAATATGGTTGATAAGTTGGGTTTAAAAAAATATGAATTCAAAGAAGAAATTAAACCCCAACCAAGCATTTTTGATTTTCAAGATGATAAACCTTTTTATGATGAAGTTCATCAATTATCCACAGTTGATGTAATAGAAGAAAAGAATGGTATAATAATTTCAGATCTATACGACGAAAACCAACTTTATATCGATGATGAAGACGGATATAAATTATACGAGATTCTAAAATATCGTTATTCGTTAGATTAGTTTTAATCAATTCTATACTCAGTCGGGTTAAATAAACCTGGCTGAGTTACCATTGCAATCACACTATCAACATCTGATACACCTATTTTTGTTGGGATTTGTTGTGAGGTCCCAACTCTAAATGTTACTTTAAGTGTTTCAGGATCTACCTTTACAACTTTAAGGTAATGTTTTTTATCGGGTAATTTTTTGAAACTAAATAATCCGAGTTTTCTAATTTTTTTCATTACTTCGAGATAATCTGAATCAATATCCTCATAAGCCCTTTCAATATACTCATCCATCAAGTCTTCCAATTTTTCACAAGTCTCACTTTCGAAAATCTCATTATCCCAAACAGTATGTTCAATCTCATAATACTCAGGTGGGTGACCACTAAAACCCTTTTCAACTGAGTTAAATAACAAGTCCAACACATTCTCATCAAAATCACCTTTATCAATAAATAACTGAACAAGATTTCCCCAACTTATAAAATAGGTTCTAAAACATCCTGCTCTTCCACCCCAATTTTCAATACCAAATTGTTTCAAACTATCACAATAGGTGTCTTTCATCAAGTCTGATGCACCTTGTAAGGTTGCACGATCTTTTCCTCTACAAACTATCTCGTCAATTTCATCACCGAGTTCAGGAAAAAACTTATCAAGTATACTTGTAATATGGCCTGCACCATCATAGTACAAACGACCGTTAGGGTGTATTCTAAAATCTTTACTTGTAGATGGATCTAGAAACTCTGCAAGTTGTTTTAGTTTCATTGTTGCAGAGTCACAAAAATAATCTAAGGTATATCCCTCATGCCAATCGTCGTACGCTCTATCTTGACACTCACCATAAAAGTCCCAATTACCATAATACATTCTATCGTAGTTAACTGCATCCCATTCACCATCAGAATTCTCACTATATGTTTCAGGAAAGAAAAACTTCAAAAACTTTTCTAAATCATCAAAATGGAACATTAAACCATGTGCGGTTACTTCAACAGTATCTCTGAAGTTATTTCCATCTTTATTATAGAACTCAACATCATTATAATCTAACTTTTTTTTATTTAAAAGTAGAATTTTTCTGAAATCTTCTAGATCATCTATGTCGTTTTCTATAAGAAGTCTTTTTTTCATATATTTATAAATATATTGTCAAAGTGAAATCTTTGTATTATATTTGTTCTATAGTTCTTTGAAAATAGTCATTTAAGATATATGGGCCTATATCGGATTTGACGGGCGTTGGTTGAATAAAAGAAGCATGTCGGGTCTGAATTAAACTCGTTAAAAACTGATTCGAACAACAATTGGCAATGTGCTAAACAAAATGGAAACTCTTGGTTTACTAAGAGGTTCTGAAGTTACTGTAGCTTAATAAGATACGGAAACGCGAGCCGGTTCACATACGCTCAGGAACAGAAGTGATAAAAGTGGATTACCATTAAACTATAAATTGAGTGGTTCATTGGTTGTTAGTTTACGATGGTAAAGAACAAACTAACCTTGTTTTTGATCAGGACAAAATCAAATATTTTGGGGTATTAGAAAATACCAACCTAAACATGTAGTTGTCTTTTAGACAAGACGAGCCGGACGAGGGAGTCGGAGCCCTCTAGGTCCACCAACTGATCCCATCATTTAATTATGGTGGGATTTTTTTATGCCCTCGAAATTTTTGTTTGTTTGATTGTGATTTTTTTAAGCACAAAAAAAGGGACTAATTGTCCCTAATGTTTTTACCGGTGGCTCCATTAAAAAGAAACGCTGAGATTACACGTTTTTGTGAGAACCTTTAGAGTCATTATTGTTTCTACTCCTATCCACTTTCTTTTGGAAAGTATTTCTCAGTGATGGTTATTTAGGTGAACCACTCCTTGAGATCTTATCTACACTCTTACTACTCGACTCTCTTCGAGGATGCCTCCCCAACTCGTCCTTGCGGGATTAGAGATCTTTGGTAAAAATACACTTGGTCTTGGGAACCTCATGTGCCACGGACAGCCCGTGACTAAGTAATCACCTTTCGACAAGATCTGACGGACACTTTTCCTTATTGTATTATAATTAATTAGACTTAATTCAATAGTCATAAGTTTGTGTCGTGGATTATCGAAGTAGTGGTCCGCCAACCAAGCCAACCCATCTTTTGAACAAGTCGATACTCAACTACTCCGTAAGACATCCCTGCCTTCATATTTCAAGACCACTTCGAAACGAACTTCTTGGTAGAAGTAAGTCAAGGTTAGTAACGACACCACTCGTACACCAACATACCTTTCGGTTTTAAGCGACCTATAATATTGGAACACGCAATAATGAAATCGGATAATCTCACGTTTTGCAAATATCCCTACGGGTTAATTCTTTTAGTGTTCCCACCTCAATTTGACGACCCACATCGCCAAGTCATCTAATCACTTTCCCTACAGCGTTGCCCTCGGTACTAAAGATTAAACGGTATCCCGCTTGTGTACTCGAGCTTCCGAAGAAGCCGCAAATCATCTAACACAAATGATTCACTTTATCCCACTTTCATGGTTTATTTTAGTGGACCATACACGGCCCAATATCTTTATCAGTTAAAGGAGAGAATTTTATCTCAATTACTTGTCAGAGAATCTGACAAAACTTTTTCCTGAACGGATAATCTATTTTTTCAAAGAACGTTTCAAGACTTTTCCTGTTTTGTTCTACAAATTTAAGACATTTATTTCGATCTGTCAAGTAATTTGTAAACTTTTTTTAATTTTTTTCTTCTTTTACATCCATTACCTCAACATAGATTTGACCCATACCATAATGAATTGCTCTAATTTGAGCAAATAGTTTATTTGTAGTCCAAATTTTTCTACCGTTGGCGAAGTAATAATAGATTTCTATTTGTTTGATCTCTTCTGTCATTTTTTATTATTATATTACAGTAATAAATGAAATATGTGGATAAATCAAGAAAGTTAGATAATTTTCTTAATTAAATCTTTGATTCTTTCTGTTTGTTCGGTCAAATTAATGTCTTTGTCAATATCTTTTTTAAACTGTTTCTCATCTCCTCTTAAAAAACTTATATAAGATTTTATCCCACCCAAACCGAGCATATCGAGAACATCGAGTTTATCTTTATCATTATTTTTAGTTTCATCAGAATCAACTCTTGAGGTTCCAACGGTTGAAGTTTCTGAATTCGAAGCAGGCAAATAATCTGTGGAAAGTTGATCACCAACCTTGAAACTAGAAATAACCTCTTTAGCCTTTGTTTCTTCCATACTTGATCTTTTCCCACCTGCATTTCTGGTCACAAAAAAGTTAATTGCCTCGTCTAAATTTTTAAATTTGTTGTTTAATGAAGATCCTTCAGGTGTTAAGAAATTAATCATTGCATCTGCAGCTTTTTCAGGGCTATTTAATTCTTCAGGACTATTTTCGAAACCGTATTTACGATAGTTATCTTTTCCTGTTATTTGATTAAATCCTCGTCCTCTATATTTGAATCCGTCACCAGTTTCATCATTTCCCAATTTAATACCTGAATTTTTGCCATATACACAATCAAAGAATTTTTCATCATCACATTTATGTTTTTTACACTTTCTACCTCTATCTGAAAATATTTTTATAATTCTACTATCATCTGTACTACAATAACCTTTTTCGCTTTGAGGTATAAAACCACTTTCTTTCCCAATAACTGATAATATACCTAAAACGGGAATTGGGTTAGTAATACCTTTATTCTTAAGTTTATTGATGATCATATCAATATTAGATTTTGCGGCTCCTTGGTACGCACTTTGAGAAATTGTTAAATTTGATAAATCAGTATTTTTAGATATTTCTTTATTTGGTGAGGGTTCGGAAACGTCCCCACCTGATTTCATTGACTTTGCACTTGAAACGTGCTCCCAATGCCAAGGTTCTGTTCTTGGGTTCCTAAATGGGTTTGAGAATCCAAAAGTTGCCGCGTTTTTAGTTAACCATTTATGAACAGGATCACCGTATTTAGCTCCAAGATCCACAGCACTTCCCCAACCATGATTAGATTGACCAGGATAAGCAACAGGAGTACCTGAAGTACCTTTTTTTCTTTTTTTACCTGTTTTTTCATAGTAATTCCAATCAAAGATTTTATTTTGGATCTCATAAGGTCTGTATGAGTCAGTCACCTTCCAAGTTATACCATCTTTCTTTGCCGCAGCGACCATTCTTTCATATGCCTTAGCAGCTTCAGCATTCATTTGATGACCATTACCTATTGATGTCAATCCTGTTAATTTACCATTCTGAGCTTCTAGTAAAACTTGTTTTTTTGTTAACATTAAATAATTGCAATTTCTAATAAATATTCCGATTAGTTAAAACCATTCAGGAATATCTCTATTTTTCCATTTTGCAAATTTTTTTTTGGCGCCTCTATAATAATTTCTATATGATTCAATCACATCATTACCAATTTTAAATTCATCCGCCATAGCTAATGGTGGACATGTAAAATCAATATCACGAATACTAGGTTTGTTTTGTAAACACCATTCTATAACATCTTGAGACTTGTGCCTTTTTCCATAACGGAAAGTATATTCTTTACACAACTCCAAACCAAGATCACAAAGATACAAGTAATTAGATAATGAACTACGCGTCCATATCGCACAAGGATGATTTTTATGTGATAACTTATATGGGACTTGGGGGGTAACTTGGGAGGATACGTGATGAACACCACATAAAAGTTGTGCGGTTTCTAATATCATTTTTACTACGTGTTTATCACAGTGATATTTCGCACATTTGTTTGTATCAAAATCTAAAAAGAAAATATTCATACCTAAAAGGTAATGAATTTTTTTTACTGATTCAAATAAGTCATAAGAACACCACCAATTGATGATGCATGAACTTTAAGATGGTTAACTGACTCAATGTCAAGATTTGTTTTTCTACGAGTAAAGTCAATTGCTAATATACCAATAAACTTTTCCTCAATGGTCTTAATTGCAAACAAATATGATGATTTGGATCCACATTCTTCTGCGATATATTTTAGTCCAAAGGTTGGGATGGTTTCATCCTTGAAATCAGAAATTTCAATTATGTCATTTTGGTAAAGTTCATTTATTGCCTTTGAAAATAACTGAACTGGTATATTTTTGAAATTAGATTGTACTGATTGGGTGCTAGCCCCGACTGTTTCATACATTATTGAAAATTTGGCCATTGATTTTCCTGTTGGATAAAAATTTCCACCGTTGTGAAATTGAGATATCCAAACTCGGTCCGCTTTGAATTCCTCTTTGATGTGGTCTATTTTTTGATTTATCAACTCGCTAACTCGTAAAGTATCCATAACCATATCAGGCTTCTTTTTTCTTTTATCTAAAAAGTGTTTAATATAAATTAATATTATTGGCCCTAAAACCCCCGTAATAAACGCAATTATAATTTCAGACATATATTGGATATTTTATATATAATATATATCCCCCAACATAAAGAAGGGGGATATTTTTTTTAGATTAGGCTTGTTTTTTGGAGATGATGGACCAAATGGTTCCAGTTAAAGTGATTAGACCACCAATGATCTCAGTAATGGTTGTTTCGTCAACAAGACCCTTCATCACCAAAATACCACCAATAAATGTGAGTCCATGTCTTACAATTCCTAAAATTTGTTCTTTTGTTAGTTTCATCTTTTTTGAGTTTTGAATATAATTATTTATTCAATAAATACTCAGTTGTTTATAAAATACACAAAAAGAAAAGAATATTCGATTATTATTTTTGTCCTTTAACAGCCATAAACACTACAATTATTACCAGAATCACTGGAACCGAAATTGCAACTAAAGTTGATAGATCCATTTTTTTATTTTTAAACGTTTTTTTTGAATGAAGGTAAGACTAAATTAGCATTCAACTACTCCTGACTATTTTTTCGAAACTTTAGAGTCTCCTTCCATTTATCTATTGCAGGATAGAGAATAAAAAACCCTAAGAGACCACAAAAAAAACTCACAAATCCTAAAGGTTGATTTAAATATAAGTTCATAAAAAAACAACCGATCATAACAAAAATGATAGATACAACACCTTGTAGAAAATTAATTAGAGTATTCATGTTTTTTTTTAACCAGAAACTTTATGTTTTGACATCAACTCAGAAGCTTTGGACACAGCCAAATCTTTTGTTTGAAGTCCCTTCTCAACCACTTTTTTAGAATGATAAAGAACATATTCCGTTGATTTTACTTCACCTTTAGTCCACTTGTATTTTGAGGTCTTAGCCGGTTTTAAAGTGTCTTTTGCATAAACGTCGAAATATCCCACTTTACAGATGTAACGTCCTTTTTTTCCTGATTTTGTTGCCATAGTTATTTTAAGATTTTTAAATTGAACAATAATATAATTTTTTTAAACTTGTAATATATTTATTAAACAAAGATAATAAAAAAAAATTAATTAAAAAAAAAATTATGAAAAGAATTGTTAGATTAACAGAAAATGACTTGGCTAGAATCGTTAGACGAGTTATAAATGAAAGTGAGAATATGACTATTCCTATGGATTTAGGTTTTGGAATCGAAGACAGTCCTATTGGCAAAGTTGTTGATAATAGAAATCAACCTGTTGAATCTAGACTCCCAAATGTAAATTTAATTATTAAAGGAGGGGCAAAAATTACAAAAACAAGCCCAACACAATGTACTATACCAGGGTTACTTTATTTTAGAAAAGATGGTTCAAAATTTGGCGCTAAGAAAGATACAGGTGATATGTCAGGTGTCGAGTCAGCTAAGGCCATTGCTGGTCAATCAATACCTAAAACAATATATTTTGATTGCTCAACTTCGGATTTTTACACCTTTTATGATACTTTGAAAGTAGTTTTTTTCAAGTCTGATCTTGTAAGAAATATAAATTCACGATATGGAAACACTTTAGACTTCTTAAAAGAAAATTTTTGTGGTCAGGCTTCACAATCAGAGTTAGCATCCGTATTTAGAAAATAATACCAACATTTAAGTTTTGGTAAGAAATAAAAAAAAGGGGTTTATTAACCCCTCTTTTTTATTTTCCTCGAATCACAATTGTAACTCCTTTAGTTTCACTAATATAAACACCAAGTCCAAATTCTTTTCTTTTTTCGGTTAATAGTAATGACATTCCTTCATCGTTTGCAACAAACCAATCGAAAACAGACTCTGCAATAATTTTTTCAATTTCATATTTTTTTACGTCCACCCGAGAGAAAAAATCTACGGGAATAAAGTCGTAAACAATTTTTACATTTTTTTCTTTAGAAATTTTATAATTTTTAACCGTCGAAATATTTTTCGCATCATCGATACTTTTATTTGTTAAAACAACACTATTCGAAATTGGACTTTTTTTGTAGTCCTTTCTGAATTTATTCAAATCTGAAACTAAATATGATTGTACTTTAGTTTGACTTACATTTTTAAAACTTGAAAAGTTGTCTCCGAACGTGTCGTAACCTTTTGGTGAAAAAACAATTAAAGGTAACCCATCTTCATTTTTTTCAATTTTGTCATATTTTTTTTCCCATATTTTAGAGTAAATTGGGTACTTTGTTAATGTATACTTAACCTGAGATGAAAGGAAAAAAGACATAAATAATGTAGAAACAAAAAACAATTTTTTCATCATTTCAATTCTTGAACTTGTTTCATAACATCAGTCACATCTTCTTCACTCAAGTAACCAATTACATCATTTGTTACAGGGGTCTCGTAAGTCAAAAGACCATCTTTATCTAAAACTGCCACTTCATAAAGACCATCACGACCTCCATATGAATGATTGTGTGACACAACAGATACTCCATACCCATTATCAAAGTGCATACGGGCTTTTTTTCCGATCATAAATCCGTCGTTCATAGAATCAAAAGGCAAATCCTGAAAAGTTTTCATAGTTTTTAATTTAATAAGTTTGGCGGTCCATCCCGGTTACGCTCCGAGGGCTTGTCCGTGACAGGGACAAATGTTACTATTACACCAATGGACCAAATGTTTGCAGGACCCGCTCCCTGCTCTGAACTTGGCCTTCGTTCTATTAAGCGTTTACACTAGCTCACCTTGGGGCGCTATTCTGATGGGTAGCGTGGTGAGCACTTGTGAAGTCAGGATAGGATTCGAACCTACAATGAGTAACCATCTTCAACAGACGGATTCAACACCATGTCTCTTTACACTCCTGACCTTCCTATTTTATTTCAACAAGTTTGTAGTCCCACGGGTAATCGAAACCCGATTTTATGGATGAAAACCATATGTCCTAACCGTTAGACGATGGGACCAATTATGGTACTGAAGAGGGGACTTGAACCCATAACCTTGACGATATAAGCGTCCTGCTCTCACCAATTGAGCTACATCAGTATAATTCATGAGGGTGAACACGGGCCTAGCAAGCCGTCTTTCAGGAAAGGCCCTTCCACCTATTCACCCTTTAGTTGCGGGAGCCGGACTCGAACCGACGACCTTCAGGTTATGAGCCTGACGAGCTACCAACTGCTACCACCCCGCGATATTTGTGGTATGGGAATGGAATCGAACCATCGGCACAAGAAGTTTCAAATCTTTGCTCTACCTACTGAGCTACCACACCATTTTTTGTAGTTTAGTAGTTGACTCACACTCTCGTTTCACCATCTTGAGCCAACTGGTTAATGAACTTTACGAGTTTCCCCTTTCTTACAACCACAATATTTTAAATCAAAGAACTTTTACCTTTTGTGTGGGGGTGAGTCCACCATCACATTGTCTCACCCCCGTTTGTTTTACAAATATAAGAACTTTATTTTAATCTACCAAACACTTTATAAAATATTTTCTACCAACTTTTTCTAAATTACCAACATAGTCTTTTTTGTAATCAATTCCAGTCCAAAAACCACTAGCATCACTCCAAAGACCACGTTTATTATTTTTATAAACTGATTCACCAAACATAATATAGTTGGGTTGGTCTTGTTCAAGTAAACAGGCGGCTCTTGTCATTTCACGTTTTTCTTGTGGTGTGTAATTTCCTGACCAATCTTGTTTACATAAAAAAGTAGCTTCACCAACCTTAACTTCTTGTCCGTCAAGAATTACTTTCTTATCTAATTTTTTCTTGTAAGTGTAAATGTAGCTTCCCATATGTTTTATTGTTTCTACAAATATATTCAAACTTTTCTGTTATTGCAAATCTTTTTTGATATTATTTTACCAAATATCTGTAGTGTGGTCTTTGGATCTCACCTGATGCGATGATCGTAAATGCTCTTACAGTTTTCTCACCATCAGTCAATGTAGTGTTGATATTAACACCGATGTGAGAAGTTTCAACAACAAGTTTATCTACGTTCAAACCTTTTTTCTCAATTCGGTTTGCAAGTTTTACGATAGATCCTTCGTAGTGTAACACAGCTTTTTTCTCTTCAGCCAACATATATTCCTCAACACCCATTTTTTTGATCTTAGCCGCTTTGTCTTTGAAGTTAGAATACTCACGACTTTGTTTGGTGTTGTAGAAACCTCTTGGAAATGATTTAAATTCCAAAGAAGTTCCTTGATTATAAACTCCAGGTGTCAATCCAAAATAGTCACACCATTGAAGTTCGGACCATTTTAATTTAACCACAATTGCATCAAACTGGTCTTTTGCCCACTCTTTAGTTTTAGCAACATACTGAACTTTTAATGTTTCAGTTTCTTTCTTCAAAATGTTTATCAAGTTTTCCATATCTATCTTTGTTTATTTTACGAAGATATAAAAAACATTTCAATTCTCCAAATCTTTTTTGAAATAAAAAACCCCACGGATGAGGTGGGGGTTAATTAAGTTATCTATACCCGTGTCGAAGTCTAGGGTTATCAAGTCCATTTCTTTTCAACCAATCGACAAGTGAATTGTATAGATTCTCATCCTCTTTGGCTACGGTATAAAAAAGGTATGATTCCGCTTCATCCTTATCCAAAAACTCAGGTTGTGACAACATATACACCGTATCGTGTATTTTATTCAATTCTTCAGGTGTGAATTGTGATATTGGGTCCATATCCAAGTTTTCATCCTCACCCTTAATGTCCATATCATAATAGTCGTCGGACATTTCATTTTCTTTGATCACTCGTTTGACAATACGAGCAAGGTCTGATTCTGTAAGTCTAATTATTTTTTCTATAATCGGGCAGTTCTTTACTGCTAATTTGTTTTATTTATTTGCAGGTTCCCCAATGAAACCTAAAAACTCACAAGTAACTCGTCCACCTTGTCCTTGACGATTTGTTTGCGAAGCATTAACACCCCACTTATCAGAACACTTTATTGGAAAACATATTGGTGTTGGAGGTTTTTGTGAATAATTGCCGTGGTCACATCCGTATGGGTAAACTGCAGGTATGTTGATACAAGTTGCAAACGTTGGCCCATTTGTTGAAGTAGTAAAAGGTAAAAGTTTTCCATATTTATCCTTTGGCCCAAAGTCCCAAAATGCACTAAAGTTTGGATTTAGTCCATTGCTATTTCTTGGGCCGGTAGATGTTGCTGTTTGTCTCAATATACAGTGCAAACCGTCCACCAATGTAATATCAAAAGATTCACCATTACCCGTTACCTTTCCTTCTTGCCACCATGTATTAACATTAAACTCAAAGTTATTTAAGCCATGTGGATAGCCGGCGTTGATAGCTCCTTGACATTCACGATTCCATGCACCAAATGTTACCATTACACCATTGAGTACATTAGTGTCACCTAAGTGGTATGGTACACCTTTTTTAGCCCAAAACGAACCTTTACAAGGTAAATTTTCGGGGGGACAATAACAAGCAATGGAATCATAAATATTGGCTTTAGTCATACCAAATTTACCTACAATACTATTACCATGTTCTAGTGTAATAAACACTTCTACTGAATCAAGCTTAGAATTATTGATAAGTACAACGTCTGTGTATTTTGTTGTGTCTACACTAACTGTTGGCGCTGGTGGAGGTGGGGTTGGATTAGGTTGATTACATTTCCAAAGAATTGTTCCTGCTACGATAAGACCAATTCCGAGTGCGATTAAAATTTTTGCGATTTTTTTCATAAGTAAATTCTTTATAAATAAATATATCAATAAAATAAAAAAACCACATCAATTGATGAGGTTTCTACAAATATATGGACTTCATTTCAATTGGCCAAATTTTTTTGGAATAAAAAACCCCCTCTTTTTTTAATAGGGTATCATTTGGCAATACGGGGTGATGATTATTGTGTAAGTATTTTTCTTAATCTTTGAACTTGTTTGGATACATTATATGTTCTAAATAACTTGTGTATTCGAAATTTAAAACATCAAGAACGTCCGCAATTCCTGATTTTATTCCTGAATCTTCTTCAATTAAATCATATTTGTTTTTATAATGTTCAATTAATTCTTCAAAAAGTTTACCAATTTTTTTAATGTTTGTATTTCTTAAATCAATCAACTCTTCTTGTTTATTTTTTGAAAGTTCGTCATATTCAATTTCATCATCAAATCTTTTTGATGGTCTTCGTGTATATTTAGACATGTTCTTTTTTCTCCAAAGATTATAACTGTGTTGGATATCGTAATGATTTAAATAATTTTCTCGATTCATTCTTCCTAAAATATGTTTATTAAGTAATTCTAATAAATTAATTTTAAAATTTTCAATTTCTTCATCTGTAATTACTTTGTAAATTTCAGAGATAGAACCCTCCTCATTTTCTTTGATCACTCGTTTGACAATACGAGTAAGGTCTGATTCTGTAAGTCTGATAATTTTTTTCATATTGTAATGTTTTTACCTATTAATATTTATAGTCACCTTCTTCTTCAAAATCACGATACATATCCTCAATCAGTTTGAAACAACCGTCAAGATTATCAAGCAATTCATCCTTCTCATTGTCACTTACTTCATCTGAGTTCTCAATATCCTTAGCCAAATAAATAGCATCATCTTCAATCATTTCCAAATCAGATATACTATTTGCATCATTTATATCATCAAACATATTATAAATTTCATCCATAATTTCTTCGAATAAAGGATTAACTCCCATATCACTTCTGAAATCCTTATTTTCTTTAACGACCCTTTTTACTATTCTGATTAAATCGTTTTCTGTTAATTTTAAAACCTTTTTCATATTATATTATTTTACTATAAATATGACCTATATTAAAAAATTAAACTATAAGACCATTTTACGTTTCTTAGCAAAAGCAAGGGCCGCCCCCTCCTTTGAGCCTAAGCCTTGTCCGTTGTGAACTATTTGTCGGCACAGTAGGAATCGAACCTACATGGGACCAATTAACCTTTCAACCGCGTATCAGACGGAGGGTATATGTGCCGTGTTTTAGTTTTTTTGAACAAAATTAACCATTTTTTGGTAATAAACGTTCAGTTTTACTAAATTTTTTGTGTCTCAAGTTGGATTAGAACCAACTGTAATTGAATATGTCAAAGAACCTTTTTTGAGCTCCGTACCAGAATCGAACTGATTTCTTCTGATTACAAGTCAGACGCATCGCCATCAATGCTTACAGAGCCAATATAAAACAAAAAACCCGAGATTTTTATGTCTCGGGTTTTACATTCCTTTTATTATGTAAGTTAAACGTTTTTAACTCATAAGTGAAAATACCCTCGACTGTTTACGCGTAATATAGCTAAACGACCACTGATTGCTCGGTAGACAATTGACCATATGTTTGAGTGTATTTTTCATTTCTATTATAATTATATCGTTTTCTAAAAAGTTTTAATTTCTTGTACAAAGATAGGAATCTTTTTTTAATTAACAAGTGATTTTTAAATTTATTTAATTTCAAAGGCACATCTCATAGGTCGTTTGGTTTTGGTTGCATCTTCAGGATTCCCAATAACAACACCATCTTTAATTGTAAATGCGTGTTGTCTAACCAATACAAAGAAAGTCCCCTTTGGGTTTTGTTTAACGAATGTTCCAACGGTCATGTTTCTTTTTTTAGTCACACCTTTTACAGTAATATCATACATTAATGATTTTAATAAATGATCATTGTGTCTTACTCCAAGAGGACGGATTTTTTTACCATTGACTTTTATTAAACTGTCTGACATTTTAACAAGAGTTTTAATAGTCCCATAAGTTCCTTTTTTTGGTTTTCTTCCAAACTCATCTGCAACGTATTTGTGAGCAAAGTCATAAGAAACGTCGAATGAAGACGCAAATGCTCTTACAACACAATCACCTCTTTCACTTTTAGCAATTACAGATTCAGTATATCCTTTAATCGCGTTTCCTGTCTTTTCGTATGGGAGTTTGTTTTTCATATTACAAAGATAACAAAAATAATTGACAGCAGAAAAAAGGTGTTGAAATGTTTTCAACACCTTTTGTAAATTTACAAAGTCGCAACGGGATTCGAACCTGTGACACGTCCACTGAGAGATTGCTCTACCATCTGAGCTATACGACTTACATTATCTATTAACCTGAATTAATAATAATTTTTATATTTCAGATTGTAAAGTAAGTTTTTCTTCATATTCAAAAAGTTCTTTAATGTATTGAAAATAATCTTCTGAGTTAATAAACTCTTCGTGAATTTGTTGGTGTATGTCTTCCATTTTTTTTATTTTTTTCTTGATTGTTTTATGATTTTTTTGATTTTTTTATTAACAAAAATAAAATAGGTATTAAAATTATGAAAATTAAAAAAACAAAAATAATATTATTGTTTGATTCCGAACCTTTCGAATATTTATTTATGTAAACAGAATAAACTTTATTCGAAGAAAACGTTGGTGCAAATGTTTGTCGAGAACTTGGATATTGATTTGATTGTGCTGCTGTTGATAAAATTCCCCCGTAAATAAATCCTATCAATAAAGAATCTGAATCTTTATTCATGACCGGTATTTTATCAAAATCTATGATACTGTAATTGTTTTTGTATTTAGATAAATTATTTGATAACACAAACACAGATTCTGAACCCATAAACGTATCAAGTTCTGTTTTATTGTAAAATGATTTTACAATATCTATTTCATAATTCTTTTCTAATGTTAAAATCTTTTTTGTAAAACTTGCGTTAGATGTATCTGAAAAACCATCTACTATTCCGCCCACTATGGTTGTAAACATTTTATTGCTTTCTTTTGAATACATTTCAATGTGTGCTGCAGAATAGTGATTTGAAGGTTGTTTAAATGGAAAAACTTTATATGATTTTTCTGTTAAATAAATTGGATTTAAATAAGGTGTTGAATTTTTTGAAGTGAAAACCCCTCCATAAATACTAATACCAACAGATTTTTTATCTCCTAATATTGCTGGAGCAACAACTAAATCTCGTCTATGAAATTGAGTAGTGGTATCTGGAAGATTATCTGTTATTATTTTTATTGTAGATGGATTTATAGAAATAGAATTTGATTTTTCTATTAAATCGAAAACCGTAACATTGTTTCTATATCTTTGTATTGGAGGTGGCAAAGTATCTGAATATTCTCCATAATATCTATGTCCAACACAAAGATAGAAACTACCATTTTCAAGTTTTATTAATTCCCCACCAGTAGCACAAACAGCAAAGTTCGGCTTTGAATCAAAAGCGAATATTGTTTCAAGCATTATGTTTTTTCGTTTGAGAGAAACTCTTTGTATTAATGCCGGTAAATTTATTCTCGAGATAGTACTATCTGTTATGAATTTCGATGAAGAAGATGAATCAGCCTTACCATATCCCCCACACAAATAAAGAAAATCTCCATATTGAGTTTGTTGCATATTTGTGGTTGCATACTGATTTTGAATTGTTTGTGGCAATTCATAAACACTCATACTATCAAGAATATGTTTTTTTGTATTATAAACATATATGTACTTATTAGCTTTTGAATAAGGAAAAGCAGGAGTTGGTTGATTTGGAAACCCGTGAAATCCATTTGTTCTTCCCCCTAACATAATCCAATAATCTTTATATGTGGCAAATGCAAAAGATTGTAATGCTGGGAGATTCTTAAAATCTTTATTTTCTACAATAGAAAAATTAAATTTAGTTTCTCCTAAATTTCTATTTGAACATGTGTAGAAAAATAGGCAAAAAGTGATTGCTAATAAGATCAGTGTTATAAGTGTTTTTTTCATATTTTAATTTTTTTATTTGTAGTCCCGTCAGGATTCAAACCTGAAATCTACTCATTAGAAGTGAGTTGCATTATTCAATTATGCTACGGAACCTTATTATTTAAACTTGTTTAACTTCGCATTTGTGACCTGAATCCGTGTTTACGTTCGCAATTTTTGACAATTCATCGGCGTCTTCTTTTTTTTAAAATTATAAGACTTCACCATGTGAATCTAACATAATTACATACATGTAACAAATATATCAATTATTATACAACATGTCAATTAACTCTCTATCGATGGGCGCATATTCTGTAGTGGTTGTCCAACCTTGATAAAATATACTTTCAGGATAATCATAACTATCATTTTGTAAACCCAAAGATTGAGTTAATTCTTCACGTAAAAGATGTTTTTGAGATTCAATATTTCTAGTTCTATACAAATCAACATACATATTGGCAGATGCATAATAGACCTCAAAATAACCCCAATTGTGTTCTAAAATTTCAGGTGAAACAAGATCATAACTTTCTTTAAAATCAGTGTGACTTCCAAAATAAATAAAAAAATTAGCATCTTGTTTGTTAGTTACAATTTCCAAATCAATAGGAATTATAATATCATTTAATTCATTTAAAATTCTTTGTAACTCTATAACCAAATAGTCTTTTTTTTCCCCGTCAACATAAATTTTTATGTCTTCGATCCATTTTAATGGATTAGTTCTTTCTTCACCATATTCACTACCGAAAACTATTTTTTTGTAATAGTTTTGAGCTTCTAAACTATGATAAATTTTTTTATTGTTACTCGATGTTTCTTTTACATTCTTGCCGCCACCTCCTTTAGTTATTGTAGTAGATTCTACAGGGGCAGATTCTGAATATTGATTATTAACAGTTTGAACTCGCTCAGAAAATGAATCGAACTTGTTTGTCTTACTTTCGGGAGAAAAAAAAACAAAAAATAAAACTATTGTAATTAAAATTGATAAGAGGGGAAATGACTTATCCATCATGTATAAATATTAATAAATTACTTAGTAAAATTAGAATCTTTGTTAATCAACATAAAACTCCAATCTTTATCAGGATTGAAATTGTGAGGTTCATTTTTCATTGATTTTATCAAATAAAAAGAGATAGAAATTACAACAATAATTGCTGCGAGTTTTGCGAGTTTGATAGTTTGGTTTTTCATAGTGTATTATTTTCTACAAATATAGTAGTTTTAAATTGAACAACAAACTTTTTTTTTATTTTTTTTTTAATTTGTTGTTGCTTAAAGACCTGACGCTTTATCGAAGTTGCTCAAAGCAAATCACTTAGACCGAAAAGTGGTCATCTATTTTGAGCAAAAGCTATCTGAAAAAAAATGGCCGAGCTTAACGATGAAATAAAAATTAATCAGTTCAATTTCGAACCCCGACTACTTAACCCTTTAGTGCTGCTGACCATCGAATAATTTAAAAGCATCTTCTATGCTGATCTTAGACGGTAGGGATCTAAGATGTTGAACCGGCAGTTGCTGGTAGTATATCCTTAGAAAATACATTACCAATATCTTTTCCTTTAACATTCGAAATAGTTTTTTTGGCTGTGTTTGAAATGTTTTTGAATGGGGATAGATCTATTTTATTGGTTACTTCTTTCAACATTGGACAAACAAATGTGTGTAATTTTTTGGATAAACTTTTATAGGTTTCCGTTTTACTAGTGGCTTCAACTAGTATTTCTTTTAATGCCTGACCAAAAAGATTATCTACCTGATTCTTGTTAAGTGATATCCTTACTTTATCAACAAAAGTTTCTAAAATAGCCTTTGTAGTTTCATCCACAAAATAGTTACAATCAGAAAAAAATTCTCCAATACGGTTTATTGGAACATTTGCGAAAGCATTTCCAATCGCTTGAGCAAAAAATGATGTTTCTTTAAAACCAAAATATTTTACAACACCTAAAAAAACATTTTTTTTGAGGAGTTGAATCAGTGCGGTGCCAATGGAACTTTTACCTAATTTGAAAAAGTCCATGAAAGCATTTTCAACTATTATAGGATCGTAACCTTGTTCTAAAAGTTTTTTTCTTTCTAATAATAAATTTTTGATTACCAAATCTTTTTTGTTCATATCTTATTTTACGAAATTTCTTCTTTTATATTCTTCGTTTAATAATTTGGTGATTTTTTTCTTAAAGTTTTCTCTGATTTCAAATTTTGGGTTCGGTGTTGGCTCACTTCTATCAAATCCTTGTTGAATGGCGTTTCTAAGATTAGCAATCCCATATTTACCAGTATCCGTAGATATTTGGTTAAACTCATCTCCCACACCAAAAGCTCCTGAAACAAATTTCATATCTCCACATTGAATGGCCAATATTTTGTTTTTCCAAAGGTCTCTAGTACATTCCTCCCTTGTTGTTGAAGATTTGGAACATTTATTTAACAATTTAATCACGTCTCTACAAGTTTCTCTGTTTGGAATTTTAAGAGTATCAGGTGCTGGATAAACTTTCAAATTTGGGTCTTGTGCTGCCATGACGGCCAAGGCCGGTAAATCTTTCGCAATGTCCTTCAAAAAGAAACCAGCATTTGCCTCAGGACTTTGAGCATCCTCTGGTTCGATTCTTGTTAAACCATTAGCATTCAAAACTACATCAGTTTGTCCTGCTTTTTCTTGGTTTTGATTTGTTAAGCCACGTCTTTTGTAGACATAACCTGTCCCTTTGTAGTCGGGTAAAACTTTTTTACCTGTAGTCGGCCACTCTAAATCACCATATGGAATTTTATCAAATTCACCCTGATAAGCACCTTCTGGATAGTCAACCTTATATTCTGGGTTAGATTTTATGAATCCAGAGAGTTGATCTTTTTGTTCACTACTTAAAGTATCTTTTCCTAATTCACTTACTTCTTGCATTTGTTCACAGTCATACCCCCAACCTTGTGTATATTTTTGTGGTGATTGTCCTGATTTCACATTATAAGTGTAAAAAGATCTTTTACTAGTTCCTGGATCTACGATCGCAAAAAACATTATTATTGAGCCGTCCTTCAAAGGATTGGATGAAATGTAAGCAATTTCAGTATTTCCCTTCAAACCAGGAAATTTAACAATATCTTGAGTATCTAAGCGTTTAACTTTTCGATCCCCAACCTGTGCTTTAAAATCAGAACAGTAAGTCCTTCCTTTTTCTAAAATATCTTCTTGATCTTTGTAATTAAACCCTCTAATACCATTTTCTACTTCAAGAAGAACTCTTCTTATAATTTTGTTTATTTTCATAACTTTTTATTTAATAAATATCTCCGATTTAGAAAAATTCAAATTACAAAAGGGTGTTTGATTTTCCTCGTGTGATTTTATATAAATCTTTCCATTTAACTTTATAGTCGATTTGGTTTGCAACACTTCTATTTAGTCCTGTTTCCCATTTTGTTACTGTAGGATACGGTGCCGCCGCACCAGTTCCAGCGGCGTCTTGTTCTTTAATTTCATCGTTTGAATTTTTTTCGAAACTATTTTCTGAGTAAGTATATTTTTTCAATATGTAAATAATTTCTTCTAATTCCATTATTTTTATAAATATTAGTTTAATTAAAAAAAAAGAAGTATATTTGTTAAAATAAACATTTATGAAAAATATTCTCATTCTACTCTCATTTCTTTTTGTGTTGTCTTCATGTTTGAAATACTCTCAACCTCAACTACTTAGTTTAAGTGGTGAGTATCGGATTGATAAAATTACTTATGAAAATAAAGATGACCAATCTCAAAATATGGTTTTTTATCCTGGTGACATATATATAAATCCAAGCGAAACTAAACCAATAGATACGATCATACTTGGATTTACACGTTTAGCTATGGATTATACTTTTATTTATTTTGACCCTATCGATCTTTCTAGTGGAACAACAATTTGGAATAAAAAATTCACATATATTACACAAGGTAACAGAAGTTTGAATGATTTAGGTTACATAATATTTGATTATAATGGAACTCGTCGTGTTTGGAAAATTATTGATGATGGGTTAGAAAGTTTAGTTTTCAGGACTTCGGGTAGTTATGATTTCGGTAACAACAGTAGTGGTGAAACCACAACTATGTTTTTGACTCGAGTTGGTCCTTAAATCAACTCGGGGTTTGGTATATTGTCTGAATTCACTATATAATACTCGTTCAAAAATAAAATAAGAACATCCTCATCAATAGATGGAGATTGTAACCAATAATATTCATCTTCGATATCGTCCTCGTGAAAGTCATAATCTTCTATGAATAAGTTATAACCAAAGTCTATAGCCTCATTTAAGTCTATCATGTCGTTTCTTATTTCATCATCGGAGTCAATATTAAATCTGAATTGTACCTCAACTTGATTTGAATTTTCATGTAAATAAAAAAATACTAATTCCTGTATTTCCATAAATTTAATTATAGTTTTTAAATCTATTAAACATATCAAAAGATTCATTCAATTGATTTTTAAACTCATCTATTAAATCTTCATCAATTTCATAAAAAATTTTTTTATCAAAACCCTCCGTAATTTCTTCAGTCGAAAAATCTTCTAACTCATCAATATCGTACTCGTATTGGTTTTCATTATTCTCCATTTCATCATCAAATTCATTCTCTGATGGTGATGAATAAACATTGTGAAAATATTCTAAATTGTTATTAAACGTATCGGGTATCTGTTCTGAATCGAAAGTTCCGTGTTTCAAGTCATTTGGGCCATCACCAATTCTGTTCAGAGGACTTTCATTGATATTAAAATTTGTATATTTTTTAACATCCCCTCGCGAATTTACAGTTATACCCATTTTGTCATTTGCCAAATCTTGAACATACAAAGGGTATTGATTGGATTCTTGATTATATTTTGTAACATAACCATCATATAAATGTTTATGTTGATCTAAAATATTTTCTCGTTCTTGTTTCGATACATTAAAAAAATATGCGTTCATAATTATAATTTTTTATATAAATATCTTTTTTTATATTAATTTCCTAAAATACAATATAAATTAAATATCAAATAAATAAAATAATTATATACCAACGATATATTTACCAATAACATGGATATTTTACTGACAGAATCTCAATACAAAAAACTATTGGTTGAAGAAAAAAGTGATAAGATTTACTTAAATTTATCAAAGAATAAAAATATTGTAAAATCTATATTGAATGACGTAAAAGAAAAACATAATATAGATTTTACCGCAGCGGTAACTTGGGGATTTGTTATAGGTGGATTTATTGGCCCAATCTCAGATTACATAAAAGGATTATACACCAATCTTTCGGATTCAGATGTTATTTTAATATGTTTTGGAATAATATTAACTTTTTTTTCTTCAAACAAGGAAAAATTATTTAAGGTCCTTCAACTAATTAAGGAAAAAAAATTGATATCATTCTTTGATAGGTCTATTTCTAAGGCAAATGATTTGAAAGATGCTTTTTTTAATTTTTTAGAAAGTTTAAACATAACTTTTTCGAAAACATCAAACATGCTGGCATATTGTTTTCTTATTCCAATTATACCATTAATAAAAGATTTAGCAAGTTTAGATTTGGACTCTGAAGAAGTTTTATTGGTTTTGAAATCATTGACACATTACACGGGAACAATCGTAAGCTCCACAATTTTGACTCAAATTTTTAAAAAAATGATTGAAAGATTTAAATCTTAGAATTTCTATCGAATATAAGATCAATTACTTTTTCAGATTCTTTAGTACTCATAAGATGAATATCTTGGTGAGTTTGAAACCAATTTTTCACTAAATCTTCGAATGGTTTTTTTGTAATTTTTGACATCCTTCTAAAACCAAACACCTGAGCATCAACTTCTTTAGGTTGAGAATAGTATTTTAATCCTTCTTTTGGTTCCTTACCCCCCAATTTAAATAATCCCTGATTTTTTTGGTCCAAATGTCTTAGTTCATGTGCCATTAATTCATTTAATTCTCCAATCAAATTATAGGTTATAATTTTTTTTACTTCAGGATTATATACAATTTTAACAGTGATAATATCCGATTCGTAATCATAATCGGCATTTATTTTGAAGTCATCAATAATATTTGATTGATCCAAATACAATTCAACAGAAAATACTGCGTTAGGAAATTCATATTCTAGTTCACCTGTAATTTCTTCAGGTAAATAAAATTCACCGTCATCATTAGTTTTGTAGATTTCTATAATATCTTTTATGGCAACTCTAATTGGTTGCCTCATTTTTTGTTGTTCTATAATTAATTTTTTTTCAATCAAATCCATATAAATAATATATAATAAATTTTTTTATAAAATACATGACTAATTGTTATTTGATATCCTAAACAATTTTGAAAAAATAAGTTACCAAGTTCTACAAGCCCAATATCTGGCTTTCCATCTTGGTCCAGGATTATCACAGTTGTGTCTAGCTCTGAAAGATTTTCTTCTCGCAGGATTATTTTTTTTGATGACCATTCTTTTTCCTTTTGCGGATTTACCACCAAATCCAAAATTAACTTTTACCACATTGCCTTTGTCATTTTTAACATATACTTTGAACTTTTTTACATCACCCTGCATAATTTTACCAAGTTGAACTTTTCTACCTTTATATTCTGACTCAGTCAAAAAATTTTTATCTTCTATAGGGACTTCTAAATATACTTTTTGGCCACTTTCCAAAGTTACTAATTTACCCAAATCAGACTCAACTAAATCGATGTCATTTTCGTTCAAGTCAATAAGACCATTATGAAATAAATAACGAACCTCATTTATTAAATTTAAAAATGATTTCGAATAAATCTCAAAAATGTTATTAATCAAAGGGATACCATGTTTGATATGATAATTCAAACTTTCTGAAATTTGGACATCTCCAATAATTTTCATAGGATAATTGATTTGTTTCAACAATTCTTCCCTAACTATGTTTTTTAAAATTCTCATAACATGCGATATTTATTAGATAAATAGTAGATAACCAAATAAAATTATTTATAAAATGAAAAAAAGAATGTTGAATGAATATCAAATAAATAAAATTGTAAAAGATATTTTATCAGAACAAGAAACTAGTGAATCTAAATCAAAAAAAAATAAAAAACCAAGTTGTATTCCTGAAAATATAATAAATTTGGATGAGATGGTTGGTAGATCCGATGAATATGATAGGTACACTATTGGCATTTCAAAAAGAAGAACTGGTGTTAACTCATTAGTTGATACTTTAGGAATTTTAAATAACATCAGACTATTCAAAGACATCAAAGATGGTGGGTCACATTTGGCCTATGAAATGATGAATAACTTAAACAGGTTTAGAAATAAAAATTATTATGATGAAACAACAGGAGAGTGTCATAAAGCTATGGATAAAATTATAGAGTTATATAAAGAAAATGAACATGGAACGGAATTGGTAAAAGACATAGAACGTGTTTTGAATCTCCAAACCAAGGAAGATGAATATACTCCATCTTCGAGGGCTAAAGAATACCTGAAACAATCAATAAACTTAGTTAAAGGTTTATAAAATGGCAAAAAAGGTGTCAAATTCAACAACTTCGAACAAAGTTATTTTTGGAAAAAAAACTGTAGGTAAATTAAAGAAGAAATTTGGTCCAAAAGAAGAAAAACCTAAAAAATACAAAGGACAAGGAAAATGAAAAAAAAAATTAATGGGTTAATGTGTAGTTATTGGAAACCAACCCCCAAAAAATGGAGAAGAATTGGAGATTCAATGTTGGCAGTAGCATCTGTACTAGCAATTGGCGGTTTGTGGCAGTTTGACAATTTAAAAGACATATTCACAACTTGTGAAATTAAAATAATGATAGTATCGTCTATTGTTTTAGGTGTAATTGGCAAGTTTTTAACTAATTTTTTCAAGGAGGAAACACCAACAAATGAGTAAAAATACTCTATTTTTGGACTAAACCTTCCTATTTTTGGGGGTTTTTTTTGTGTGTATAAAGACAAAAAACAACCCGAGATAGGTCCTTTTTTGGTAATTTTACCTATCTTTTACCTATTTTTTTACCCATTTTACTCATTATTTCATTAAATTTAGTCATATTTTCTTGAATATTACCCATTTGACCTCCGAAATTACCAATATTTTGATAAAAATTTTCTAAATTACCCAAATTTCCAAGGTTTTGTGTGAAATTTGATGGATTTTGCATGTTTTTTAGGTCTTTTAAGGTAGAAAATAGTGATTTTCCGTATTTTTTCCACCAAATAATGAATAAAATGGTTGTAAAAAGTATAATTATACTAAAAACTAATAGAGAAATGGATAATAATGTCATAATATGTTTGTTTTTATGAAAAAATCATCAATTTTTGTGATATAATCAAGTATTTTAGTAAAAAAATACAATTATCTACCCATAAAGTGTTTTACAAGCTCAGTTGAGAGTCTATTTATTTTATTTGTTGCCGATCTACCTGTAATTTCTTTATTATTTTGTTCTAAATCACTAACTGCGGCTGAAATCATGATATTTCTGACATTATCTGACATTTCCATGATTTTTTCAATGATTTTTTCATCATCTTCATCCAAATCTCGTTGCATTCGGTGTAAATTGAAATATCCCTTGAGATAATCCTTTGTTTGACCTAAAAATTGTCCTGATTGGAACATATTTACTATTCCTGACTGTCTGATTGCCTCTAGATACTCCATAATGTACTTCAAATCAGACTTTTTAAAGAGTCTTGACCATTCATGACGACTAATTAATTCATCTAAATCAGTAATTACACGATTTTTAGCTTCATTTAGGTCATTTTGGGTAAATTCGGGGTCCAATATCCAAGAATCAACATTTGGTAATATAGAAAGAGTACTAATTACTTTACCGTCGTCATCTAACCATTCAACATTATATATGTAATTGGGTGATCCACCTAAAGTTGGTGCTTGAGCAATTCCTGTGACCCTTCCTTTGGTTCCTGTGTCAATATATTCATCTGGCATGTAGACCAAAATAATACGATCATTCTGTTTTAACTCAGGATTTTTCTTTTTACTCATATAAATAAATATCTATCACTTAATGAGCGTAAAACTACCATAAAACTCTTTTATTTCATTGATTTTAGAACTCTTGAACTTCAATTTCCAAGTATATGTTCCATCCTGACATGGAATTTTGTTATATGTACCGTCCCAACCTATTTTCGTGTCAAACGATTCCCATATAATATGTCCCCACCTGTTCAAAACAACGAAAGAATAGTCAAAAATGTCAACACCTGAGGTAATTATTGGTTTGAAAACATTATTTTTTTCGTCACCATCGGGTGTAAAGGCATTTGGTATGTAAAATACTTCATTGGGGCACAATTCTAACGTTACTGTAAACGATTGAGGGTTAGAAACACACCCATTATCCCATCTAACACCTTGAAAAGTGAATATTCCGTCTATACCCCATGTTAAACTCAAAGTGTAGTCAGTAATTGTGTCGTTAAACACATACCATTCGTTGTATCCACCACTAGGAGAGTTTAAACTAAACGCATCTTGTACAATATCACCCTCACAGATTTGGTGATACTCTGTATTTTTACCAACAGAACCGTTTGTAATTGGAATTATTGATGGTCTTGAGTAAGTTTGTACAAATATAGACGTATCGAACATACATCCTGATTGTGTATAGGTGTATGTAACCTCATCGAGACCAAAAAATCCATTATTTGGACAATATTGATTACTAATTACATTGAATCCACTTAAAATTCCATTAGGTGGAGTTGCGTTTAATGTAATACAATTGTCATATTCGCAGAATGGACCTACTTGAGTGATGACAGGAAAAATATTTAATACAACTATAGAAAAAGTTTGAGGTACTGACTGACAACCAAGTTGATTTACACCAATGACCGACAAAGTATTAATGTAAAACCCCCCATTTACACCAGTTACATCTAAGTATATTTGATTTGTTCCTTGTCCTGACGTAATATTTCCTATCGTGTTGGTCCAAACATACCCGAGGTTAGGAAAAACACTTGTAACGTTGTATATATTACTCGTAGATATAAAACAAACGGTATCAGATCCTGTAATTGGGTTAATTGTTACAAGTGGTGGATCAACTAATGTAGTTGTTTGAGTTGCGGGACAGTTATTTGCGTCTGTAACGGTAACAGAATAATTTCCTGAACATAAATTGGTTGCAGTTTGAGTTGTTTGACCATCATTCCAAAGGTAAGTGTATGGTGCAAGTCCATCAACAGGATTAACAACTGATGATCCATCACAATAACCAAAACAAGTCGGGGTTGTTGAGGTTACTGTTGGTATTTGTAGTGGTGGAGGATTTGATAAAGTTGACGTTCCATTATAAACACAACCATTAGCGTCTGTTAGAGAAAAGTTATATGTTCCTGAACACAAGTTATTTAGTGTTAGAGTGTTTGATCCATTACCCCAATTGATAACATATGGGGCCAATCCACCAATAGGGGTAACAACAATAGTTCCGTCACAACCATTATTACATAAAGGATCGGTTGGTGTAATTGTTGGTGGTGGTAAATTGGGAGTTGGTGTGACTAAAATAGTATCAGGACCTTGACCTGCACCTACATTACAAGAAGACCACCCAGCATTACAAGTGGGATAAACAGGTTGACAGGTATAATAAGCCCCTCCGATAGGTGGTGTAACCGTAATACTTAATCCTGTTCCTATTGGATTTGGATTTCCTACTTGATACCAAGTCCAAGTTGGTTGAATAGGCCCTCCACTTGGGGTCCATCGGTAAGCATTGTTAACTGTGGTCCATTGAGTTGAGTTTCTACCTACAACCGTTACAGCAGTATTACCTAAAAGATTGTGAATTCCTTGAACTGCGGTTCCATTCGCCCATTGATTACAGGCAGGTTTATTTGCAATATGATTTTCAATAACATTTGTTGATTCGTAAAGTATAATATGAAAAGTTCCTTGCAAATTGGTACAAGAAAACATAGGGACACTAATCCAACTAACTACCAATTTACGACATGGGGCAACTCCTTGAACCTCATAACGAATTTGACCTCCTAAACTTGGATTCCAATCTTGCCAAGGACCCATAATACAATTTTTTGGAACGGCAGCATTTGCTGAGGGTATTGCTTGAGTGACAAAAGTTGCTGGCTGAACTCCAACCCCTAAAGAAACCCACCCATTCGACCCAACACGAAACTGTGTGTAGCTAGAACCATAAAAACAAAACGTGAACCCAATATTAAAAGTATTGGATTGCGAATCATCTGAAAGTTGAATTAAAGTTCCGTTATTTACTTGAGCTACATAAGGTATGTTAGTAACGCCATAATTCGAAGTTCCTTGTGGTAAAGCATTCGGGCCACATTGTGAAAGATCTGCAGTCAATGTTGTTTGATTTAACCCGCAAGGTAAAGTTAAATCAGGTCCAATGTAAGGACAATTTTGTGAAAATATCAAAATTGGTAATAAAAATAAAAATAAAATGTGTTTCATAAATAAAATACGTTGTTAAATTTTTAGAGTTGTTAGTAAATAAAAAACTAAAAATTAACATTTTTATTTTTAGCTTTTAGTTCTTTCCATTCGAGGTAAATTGTATGAAAAACCATTAAATTAATCAACATGCACAGAAAAATTTCTAAAAACCAATGCCAATCAACTTGTGTTACTCCCACATGTGTTCCAAACCACATGAAAGACCCATACCTATTCATAATAGTCAAATATAAATGTTTAAAAAAATCTAACATATTATATAAATATCATTTTACAAAAATATTTTTTTGTTATATTATTAAAGAAAAAAAAATGAAAATTGTTGAAGTGAACAGTACCGTGACTGTTAATTACACGGGAAAATTAGAAGATGGATCTGTATTTGATACTTCATTGATGGAAGGTCGTGAGCCATTATCGGCAACTTTGGGTCAAGGTTCTTTAATTTCGGGATTTGAAAAAGGTCTTTTGGGTATGAAAGAGGGTGATAAAAAAACTATCGAAATGGATCACACCGAAGCTTATGGTGATTTTAGACAAGATTTAGTTGTTGAAGTGCTAAAAGACAAAGTTCCTGAAAATGTTGAGGTGGGTCAAATGTTACAAACTATGACACCACAAGGACCTATGAATGTGATGGTTAAAGAAGTAAATGAGACTAATGTTGTTTTGGACGCCAATCATCCGTTGGCAGGAAAGAAATTAATTTTTGATTTGGAACTTGTTTCTGTAAATTAATTTTTCAAATTTAATTTTATTTTTTTAAATTTGTTTTCCACAACAAAATTATAATACTATATTAATATGATGGACCCAATAGATGAGACTGATTTATATAAAGACCTACCGAAAAAAAAATTAAAAAAAATAATTAGACAATATAAATTTTTGTCTTTTACAAACTCAGAGTTATATTATTTTTTATATACTATTTCAATTTTTGGTGGGACTTTTTTATTTTTTTTCGGAGTTTCGTTTGATTCCCTTTTCATGATGTTTTTATTACATTACATTTTCTTTTGGGAAATACTTTATAAAACGACAAACTTTAGATCTTCAGACAAAAAAGAAAAAGAAGAAATCGATCAGATCATAGAAATACTCGAAGATCATCTTAAACAAAAGAAATGAAAAACCCCTCTTTATTTCGGGGTTTTATTAACTTTCCATTCTTGAATCTCTGATAGCGGCTCCTTTGAGTGCCATAATAAAACCAGCAATTAATAATGCCGCACTAAGAGGCGCTCCACCCATGTTACCAACAAAATCATGGACTCGTATCATGAGTTGGCCAGCGTCAGTGTAACCTAAAGCTTGACTTATAATACCAAGCATACCGGCCCCCGCCATTCCAATACCACCACGAATCATTGCTTTTTCTTTAAATGATTTCATTTTGTCTGATATATCTTCTCTTAAAAACATATCAACCATATCTTCAGTTTTTTTATTGATTACCAAATCTTCAAGTTCTTCGATTTCATCACTTTCCAATCTTTTTAATTTTCTATCAAAAAATTTAGCGACTGCATGAACCGCATCTTTTTTTGACATTCTATCGAATTCATTATCTTCCATTTTTGGATTTTCCATTTCAATTGACATCATTTCTTCTTCAGTTTCACGAACGAGTCTTCTTACTAAAGAATGAAATTCATTTTCTGTTAATCTTATTATTCTTCCCATAATTTTTGTTTTGTTTATAAATATTTAGTTTTTACTAAAAATCACTTTTCCTATTATTTTTTTGATATTGTGATTTTATAATTGTATTCATTTGCAACACCTAAATTTAAATTTTCTGATTTTCCCCAATCAAATATAAGTTTTTCCAATTCATCTACGTATGTTGCGGGAACTTTGGTCGCAATTCTAATTTGTTTAATATCCTTTGGTTGTGGTATTGGTGTAATGTCTTGGGTTTTTATTGGGTTTTTATCATAGATTTTAGGTGAAGTTCTTGTATTGTCTCCAATATCACCTTTGGCGTATACGTCAGTAAGTTTCGAACCTGAAATTGTGATATTTACATTTTGGTCTTTTTCTTGATTATCTGAATCACCAAGACTTGCATTTCCTTTTTGGAAAGTCATATTAGGTATTTTAAGACCTTGTAAATATGTTATCATATTATCTCTTCTTTTAGCGGCTAACTCTGTATTTTTTTTTATGGCTTCTGTTGAGCCGGCCTTAAAATTTCCCCACTTAGTATTTGAACTAGACCCATTTACGGTTACCGTTCCTCCACCAGATTGACTTATTCGTTGAATTTGAAAAACCGCATTTTTAACCCCTTGTGCATTTGGATCAATTTGGTCGTTACCTAATTTAAAGTTATTACTACCCTCAACATTAATTACAGTTGGGATTTTCGCCGGACCTTTGGCTCTTTCCCAACTCGCGGTATTTTGATATCTTGCATTTAGGTTTGTTTTGTCCTCTAAAGAAACTAGATCATTAATACTTTTTAAATTTCTAAACGTTGTTTCTTTTTCATATAACAAGGGTTTCACGTCCCCCATACTTGATTCTAATAATTGTTTAAATCTTTTTAATTTCATAGAATATATTTCTATATAAATATAACTCAGTATTTATTTTTTTATAAAACAAAAAGGTTTTCCATTTTTTATTATTGTAATTCCCAATTCATCGGATGGTCTATCAGGATTAAAAATCATATCAACACCATTAACTCTTTTTTGTGACTCATCTTTTAAAGTATTTTTATCGAAAAAAATCATGTTTAAATCTGATTTTAACATTTGAGAAAAACAATTAGGAATTATATCAGGATCAGGTATAGGTCTTCGGTAGTCCATTTTATCAGGTTGGACTCCTGGTAAATTAGAAAAAACCATTTCGTCAATTTCTTGACCTCTTTTATATTCCAATAGGTATTTGATTTGGTTTAACTCTTCATTGATTCTCATATAAATAAATATTACACAAGTAGTTCTTCTAAAAAATCAACATAGTCAATTCCTTTGAAAATAATTTCATCAAAGTATCTTGATTTTATCCACTCGGAAAATTGTTTTATAAACTCTTCTCTGTGTAGTGGTATAAACTCTGAGAACTCAATTTCATGAGGTCTAAGAGTCTTAATTTCTTTAGTTGAGGGGTAATATAATATTTTAGGGGTTAGTTCGTCATCTATCGTATAGAAGATAAAACACATTTTACCAAATATCTTCGACTCTACTGGAATAAGTTCACCATAGACCAAATCAAATAAATTGGAACTTGCTTTTTTCACAATAAAAATATAGGAAATTTTTAAACTTCATCAATCCTTTCTATCCAATTCTCAGAATGATCACTATCAATAGTTTGTTGGTCAATTAAATTACCTTCCCATGGTTCGTATTCACCAATATATGATAATTCACCTAAAATTTTTTCGTTTAAAGGTATGAAACTTTTCATCTCAGTTCTATAAGTATAATCTACCGTGTCTATTTCTTGAAACACATGAGTAATTTTGAATGTTCTTAAATTAGGTCTTTTGAGAGGGGGATTAAAGTCATCATTCATTATTATGATTGCAATAAAGTATGTTACATCTTCAAAACTAACATTACTTAAATATGAATTTAATTCTTTTGTTATAATTTCAGATAACTCTCCAAAATTATTTTCAACATCATCTATGTCTTCAAGATACATACCATACGATTCCAAAGATTCAATTATGTTTTGGATAATAGGTATAATTGCTTTATCGGAATATTTTTGGTATGGTTTCATAGTTTTAAATTTTTTATTTTTCTGATATGATATTCCAAGTTTTCATTCGCCCCTTTAATTGTATTAGAAATTTCAGTCATTAAATCTAAAATAATCTTTTTTTTATAATCTTCCATCGAAGATTCGGTTACGTCTTCTAATATTTCATATAAGTCTGATTCAATTTTTTTGTCATTAATAATTTTTTTTTGTAACTTTTCTATCAGGTCTTGAACCTGTGATAAATATTTTGTATAATAATATCCTTTCCCTCTGAAATATCCTTTTATTCCTTCCCAAGTTGATCCCTCATTCAAATTTTGTCGTTTAACCGTATTTTGATTTATCTCATTAACTGTTCTTTCTACAAGATTGATTAATTGTTTTTCGTTTAGTCTTACAATTTGTTTCATAGTTTTTTTATTTATAAATATATCCGAAAACAACAAAAAAATGGACCCGTTTACCTAAGATGACAACCTAAGTGGATTATTAAATAAATTAAAAAAAACCCGAAGGGTTCGGTCGGTCAAAAAAACCGACGAAGTCGGGGTCCGCGGTGTCCGGCACCCGTTAAAAAGGAAGAATTATCGTTTTTTAGGTTTTTTATATTGGTATAAATCGTAAGTCCTTTCAGTAGTGCTAATTACCTCTCCATCATTATCAAACCTCTCGATATCTCGGTATTTTCCTGTAAAATAATTATACTCAATACAATCACATTTAATTCCCGTTTTCAAAGTGAAATACTCAAGAACCACTTGTGAAAAAACTTTTTTTCTGTTAATGGGAATAAAACTCTCAAAATCAGTTGTAAAATCACCATCTAAAGATAATTCTCTTTTACATCCTTTTGTAATTGGCCCCTTACGCCAAAAGGTTGCAAAATCACTACCATCAGTAGTTTTAACATTTCTATAACTGGATCCTTTTTCATAAGGGGCAACAACTAGATCACCAATAAAACTATTGAAGTATTTTAAAAGAACTCTTCTATACTGATCTTTAGAGATAATGTATTTCATATAGAAATAAATATTTTTATTTTCTAAATGGTTTTTAGTTTTTTAAAAAATTAGTTGTTTGATTTTTTTTACGCTTGTTGACGCAATAATTCGTCAAATTGTGCGATACTATCTAAATAATTTTTTTGAGTTAGATTATCCATTTTATCAGCCAGACGGTTATAAACGTTATATAATTTATTTCTGTCTTTTTGTAATTTTTTCAAATCGCTTTTACCTTGACGGAACTCTTTTTTAATTTCAGATGCCGATTTAAGATCCGCACTAACTTGGGGATCTGTTTGTGCTGTTACCGCTTGTCCTGTTGCCAATTGTTGATTTGAAGCTTTTGATTGTACTTGCATTTGATTTAATGGTGTTGCTGCTAATTTAACCTCAGGTGCGTTTGATTGTACTTGCATTTGATTTAATGGTGTTGCTGCTAATTTAACCTCAGGTGCGGGAGAACTACTTGTTCCTATTGGTGATACCGCAGGTGCTTTAATTTGTGATGCAAATTGTTTATTTAAATTATCTATTGAGGATTTCCATTTCGGATTTGTAGATAAATCAAATTCGTTATTATTAGCAACACTTTTAGCATACCATTTTCCATCTTTGTAACCATATACGTAAGATTTGTCGTTAGGATAATTGTATTTGTAATCAACACCAAATTTACTTGTTGCCGTAGTAGCAGGAGTTGTTGCCGTAGTACCAGGAGTTGTTGCCGTAGTACCAGGAGTTGTTGCCGTAGTACCAGGAGTTGTTGCCGTAGTACCAGGAGTTGTTGCCGTAGTAACAGTAGATTGTGTCTCTTCTAAAAGATATGCCCTTTTAGTAGCCGCCTCATGTAAGCCTAAGATTCTTCTTTTTTCTTCTTCTGTGATTAAAAATATATTTTTTTTCATAAAATTATTTATTAATAAATACAACCACTTATATAAAATGGAAAATAATTTTTAAAATTATCTAACTCTAAATGTTTTGGTTCTTCTACATCCCGTTCCACTTGATCTTGGAATCCAACTTGATAATGAGATAATTGCTTTTAACAAAAGATATAAAACAACAACCCCAATTGCAATCCACACCCACAAAGGTGCTGTAACCCCAAGGATTGTTGTTGCAACAAGAAGAGCTCCAGTTTGTTCTTGCAAATTAGAGGTTTCATCTGATTGATCTTCTTTTTTATTGGATTTTAATATTTGTTTAATTTCCTTAAACGCTGATTTAAGGTCTTCTTTATTTTTAGATTTAACCAAATCTTCAATCTTTTGTTTTATTTCTTGAAATGCGGTAACGGACTCAGGTTTTTGATTTGAATCAAGTTCGATCTCATCAAAACTACAACTACTTGCTTCTTTTGCCATTTCAGGATCTATTGGTTCCCCCACTTCAGTAGACAATGTGGAAATCGCAGTTGAGAACTCTTGAGAAGATTCTTCATTTAAATACCTTTGTTCTAAAAGAAGATTTGAATTTTGAATGTGTCTTATTTTACTGTAACTTCTGTTCATAATGTATTCTTTAGTAATAAATATATTGGTTAAATAAAAAACCCCACCTGTTGAAGATGGGGTTAATTTTATTTCACAATCCCTATAAAACCTTTTTCACCATAAAAATACACATCGTTATAACCTGGATAAGCCCAAGTTCCATTTACATCTGTTTTCATATCTTTTACATATCTTGATAAATTTGACAGATTATTTACAGTCTTATTATAAGTTTCTTGTGTTGGAGGGACATTTGAATCACTGGCGATTAGTTTTCCATCTTTATCATAATAATCAAATCTATCACCATTTATAGTATATTTCCAAGTGCCTTTCGGACAATAACCTTCATCATCCATACTCTTCCTTTTTTTTTCTTCAGGTTTACAATAAGAATTATCTTTGTTTTTTTCTTTTGACCAAGTTATCAAAGTTGTTATACCATTATTGGTTTGTTCCATAATCAACGGTCTAACATTTCCCATTGTTGATTCTAGTAATTGTCTAAATCTATTCTTGTCCATAATTTTGTTTTATTATAAATATACCGATATTCTATATTGGGAAATAGTTTCCAAATTTTTCCAGAAATTCTTTTTTGATATTTGGGTTCTTTTTAAAATCAGGGTCCTGTTTCTGTGGAAAATAAAAAACCCCCTCTTTATTAGAGGAAGTATTGTCAACCCAAAGGGAAAATTTTTAGAAATAACCAAATAATATTAATCAATATTCATAAACCCGCCCATATCGGTGGGGTTATCTCGTTCATTCTTTTCCCTTTCAATTTCATCCGTTACCCACCTAACAGCTTGTTCCTTAGTGTCATAAGATAATTTATTTAATCTTGCTAATTTATCCGGTGCTTGGTAATTAGTTGGGTTATCTTGGTAATAAACATAAAATTTAGCTCCCTGCTGATATACATAATAATTCCTTACATTATCTTTATCAAAGTAAAATTGTCTTGGACCATCCACCATTTGATTTATAGTTGTTGTCTGAGTGGTAGCCGTGGTTGCTGTTGTGGTAGCCGTGGTTGTTTGTTCCTTTAACAAAATTCTTCTTTGTTCTAAAAGAAGATTTGAATTTTGAATGTGTCTTATTTTACTGTAACTTCTGTTCATAATGTATTCTTTAGTAATAAATATAGTGTTCTTTATAAGTGTGGAAAATAAGTTCCAAATTTTTCCCAAAAATTTATTTTGACAGATGAGAGTTTATTTAAAATCAGGGTCCTGTTTCTGTGGAAAATAAAAAGCCCACTCTTATTAGGAATGGGGGGGTTAATTAAATAAATATTTTATTTGTTTAACATTTTTAGGTTACTCCGGCCAAATGTAGGAATAAGCTCTTGTACGCTAAATTGGTTAGGCATATCTGAGTAGTATTCGAAAAGTGAAATGTGTTTTCTTCGACGCTTCATGTCTTTAATTAACTAATCCAACCCCAAAGTATCCACGTTTTTGTCACAAGCTGTGATTGAAGGATCAAATTGACGCAAATGTCTAAGTATTTCTTTTATAACAGGTCTGTTAGTGCCTGCTTCACCTTTAAGATAGTGATGCGCATATTGAAATATAGTTTGAGGTTCTTCATATTCGGAGCCCGAGGATGTGTAGGTATTTACAGGCATTTCAGTTTGTAACCAACACATTAAACCTTTCTTTTGTTTTTTCTTACATTCTGCTTGTAATTCATCAAGAGTTTTTTTATCAGAAACCGCATAAATTGCACCCTTAATTGCTTCTTCGTCGGTGCCAAGACCGAAAAAATCACCATCGTACATTCCTTTAGCTATGTAGTCATAAATTACTTTACCTTTACTACCACAAAGTTCTTGGGAGGGATTTGTTTTACATTTTCTACGAGGATAATCTGTATTACTAATAGCAATATATTGAAGTACTGTATCTTTTTCTTTGTTCTCCATTAATCGTTGTTGTACGGCACGGTGCAAGCCATGCTCATTAATGTTTTCCATGATTGATTTAAGTACCAATTCTTTTTTTCTTTTAAAAAATTCATTTGTTTCTTGTTCATTGATTACTCGTTTAACAATTCGAGCTAAATCATTTTCAGTAAGTCTTATTATTTTTTTCATTTTAACTTTCTTTTTAATTTATCTAGAATGTCTTCCATTCTTCTTATATTTTTTTTTACAATTTCTTTTGAATCTTCCATTTTTCTTGAATCACCTCTTTTCATATCACTAATGTAGTCATCCAGTGAAAGATTGAGCCTTTTTGATACACCCCTCAAATCATCCGCCATATTATTAACATTTTCACTAATGGTCTGTTTTACAATACGATAAAATCTGATTCTGTAAGTCTTATTATTCTTTTCACTATACTATTTTTTATTATAAATATATCAAAAAACAAAAAAACCCCACACTTGATAAGAATGGGGTTAAATATTAATTTATTTATTCGGCAGGTTCAAAAAACAATCTATACACTTTTTATTGCCCATAACTTTATTTTATAATTTCCCAAGCGAAATATATACAACTATCTGAACAATCCCACGTATCTAATAATTTACCACAATCTAAGACAGATACATGTTTTGCAACTCTAATAATGTATTTACTATTAGGATTTAATTTACTTAATTCTTTTGCAGTCATTCTATTCTGTCCTTCAATTGCTGGAAATGAAATTTTTTTATGTTTGAAACCTAAATCATTAAGAGTTTTAGTAATCTGTTCTTGCCATTTACCTTTAGACGAATCCCTACTAGCTCGCCAACCGTATCCATACATAATTTTATGAACTTTACTATATTCTTCTTTAGTGATGTTGGTTACTGCTCTAACCATACAATCACGATTACATTTAATGTCGTTTTTACCTTTGGGTTGCGTGAATTCGAAAATCATAGTCAATTAATTTATAATACAAATATACAAAAAATTACTTGAATTACACTTTTTTTATCGCAATATATATTTGTTAGACATATTACTTATGATGTCATAACTTTACGATTTTGTCAAAATTTTTTTTTTACATATGGGGGATATTTCAGGTTTGAAAGATTTTTTCCTAAAAATTTTTACTATGCTCCTATGTCTGGGAAGATTTTAGATTTTATTGCCTCTAATCCCGTTCCACTTGCCTCAGTCCAATCTTTGTATTTTGTTAAATAATCACCTTTAGTTCCTTTGAAATAATATTTGTCTTGATTGAAACAATAATCAAAAGATTTTCCTTTAGCAATTCTCGTGCCTTGTTTATTTAGATCACAGGGGTGGGATCCAACTACGGGATTATCATCGACTTTAATTTTACAATTCTTTTGTAATTCTTTAGCTAATGATACGGCACGGGCTTGGAAATCTCCGGCATAAAAATTTAAATCAGTTCTTATATTTACAGTGAATCTTCCAGTGTCACATCCATAAGTAACTTTACCTGTGTACGTTTTGCCCGATCTCATTTTGGGGGTCGCTCCTACCCCAATAACTACATTACCGAAACTATCCGTAAATTGATATTTTGTATTAGCAACCATCTTTTTACCTTCCTTCACAAATTTAGTTCCTTGAAAAATTTTTAAATCTACATCTGAAGTACCTTTATTTTTTACTCCTTTCAAAATTATTTCTCCACTTTGTACCGTATATTCAGGAGTTTTTTCTGTCTGTTCTGATTCAGCAATAACTAGTTTAACGATACGGGTTAAATCTGATTCTGTAAGTCTTCTATTTTCAGATAACCCAAAATAGTTTTTAACTTTCTTTGCGGTTCTTTGAAGAAAATTTGGTTCTTCTGATGAGGTTGGTGGAACTGGTTTTGATGGGAAATTATTATTATATGCAAAATCTTTAATTTTATCCTTAAAATAATTGTAATTATTTGAAATAAAATATTGACCAAAATATTTTTTATCTAATGAGTTGAGATACTTGTTTAGGTGTCCCAAATACAATTGATTTTTGAGGTTTTTATATCTTTCTATTTTATCTGAGCCCAAATTTGGATTACTTAATTTTTCATCCAAAAATTCAAGTTTTTCATTTTCTTCAGAAGTTAAATTTATATTTTGTAAAAAATCGTAAATAATTTTTTCTTTATAATAAGTTGTTAGTTTATTAATTTTATCTTGATGATTTTTATACGCAGAGTAATCGTATCCAAATTCATCTTTAAATTCGTCTTCTGTTTCAGGTGCCCAAAGTTGAGAGCCTGGTTTGTCTAAAGCATGTCGACGGTCAATCAACTCATCTACATCTTCGTCGGATAAGCCAAAGAATCTGTGTTTTCGTTCAAAATCTTTTTCTAAATCATCAATTGATTTTTCATAAGGAGCGTATTCTCTAATTGCTTGTTTAACAATCCTTGTTAAATCTGATTCTGTTAGTCTAATTATTTTTTTCATATTCAATAAATATCTCCATTTATTTTTTTATATTTAAATAACTTATATTATTCTAAAGTTTTTACACCATATAAAGTTGAAGTCAAGGTCACCACATTATTTTCAGATTTCCAAGATCCAACAACTCCTGTTTTTTTTGATCCCCCAGGAGTGTATGGATTTTTATCACTAATAAAACCAATACTGTTACATTTCAGATGAGTTCCATCTGTAAAAGTTCTAAATGAACCTCTTTTTGATTTACAATTATTTAAAAACTCTTTGAGAGTTTTTGGTTTACTTATACTTAAATCTTCACTTTCTGTGATTAAGGGTTTTATCTTTCCAAGAGAAGCATTCAAAAGTTGGTTAAATCTATCTAGTTTCATAATAATATTATTTAATAATAAATACTCAGATTTTTTTTAGTATTTGAGATGTAATACAAATGGGGGTCGTGTCTTTAGAAAATAAAAAACCCCACTTGATGAGGTGGGGGAGTTTTAACCTATGTTTTTTTAAGTGTTGATTTATTACTTTCGACTCCGTAAAAATTTAGTTTTATCGTTCACCGTAGAAACCTTGCTCCATAAATTTCTTGGGTCTAACTTCAATAGAATATCCATAAGTCCCTGAAAAATTCATTTTAGGAAATTTATTTGTAAACTGTCTTGTTAATAAATCTGTAAAATTACCACCAAAATACTTATCAGATCCTCTTGGAACTATTATCATATACGTAGGTTGGTTAATTCTCACATACACCTCATTTTTAGTTTTAGAAAAAGATTCATCATCACCATATGTATCTGTAGTACCATTACTGTCATTAGTAACATGTAAAACAAATACACCCTTTTCTGCCATTTCAATCAACATATCTTCAATTTCGTAAAATTCTTCTGTGATTTCATTATAATCAATACTTTCTATTAAAACTCGTTTAACAATACGATCTAAATCAGATTCTGTAAGTCTTATAATTTTTTTCACAATTAATATCTTTAGAAATAAATATACAGATCTTCTATAAGTGGGGGAAATAGTTGCAAATTTCTATAAAAATTTTTTCCAGAAATTTTTTTGTGAATACTTCATTAATATTTTTCGGATAAAGATTCTTCCGAACCTGACGTATCAACAATTTTAAAATATCCACGATGGTCAGTTGAACCAATATCAACGACTCTTTCTTTTCCATTTTTATTAAATCTACAATAGGTATTCCAATCCGCATTCAGTCTATTTCCTACAAATTCGTAAGAATAATTGGCTTGAAAATTTTGTTGGATTTTATCATCAGCATTCAGAGAATAAATGTTTATCTCCCCGGCCTCTTTATTATATTTTATGAAATATAAAGTCGCAGGTGGATAACCCTGTTTATTATAATTATTATTTTTTTCTGAATCTTCAGGGTTATAAAGTTTAAATAATAAATAAAAATAATTGTCCTTCATTTCCAATCCTTTTGAGGACTCAGGGTCAAGTTCCGGCCAAGAACCATAGTAAACAAAAGTATCACGATAATAATCGGTGGTAGGTTTAATATATTGTTTATAAAATCTAGTGAGACCCCCAAAAGTGAATTTTACAAAAATGGTATCGGGATTATTTTTTGTGTTGTCATAATTATATTCATCCTCATTTTCTTTTATAACTCGTTTAACGATACGGGTTAAATCTCTTTCTGTAAGTCTGATTATTTTTTTCATGGATATTTAATGTTTATTTGTTTTAATAATTTCTTACGTCAAGTATATCTATACCCCTCACATTATCCCCTTTTTCAAAAGGGGACTTATCATATTTTTGCAAATTCGCAAGTTCATGCTGTGGAAATTTTGGGTATTCCATTCTTCTATCATGAATAAATCGCCTACTATCTCCACCGATATGATAGCAACAATCTCCATAAACTTTTATTGAATTTGTATCTTTAATATACTGAACATAATATTTTTTTCCAAATTCAAGTGGGCGACCATTATCAAAAGCAAAGGTTTCTTTAAATCCTAAATAAACTGGGTTGCCGTCTCCTCTTAACGAAACTTTAGTTTCATCTGGTCTAGAATCCCATTGTAAATCAAAAAACCCTGGAACTTGTTCTAAGTCTATAACAATTTCTCTTGGGGGTTCCGTTGATTTATACACTTCTTCCTCAGGTTCTGGATCTAGTTGTTTTTTTCTTTTAGTGAACGGCCAAAATTCATTTATAAAACCTTTTGATTTTTCATTTTCTTTTATAACTCGCCTAACGATACGGGTTAAATCTGATTCTGTAAGTCTTATTACTTTTTTCATAATTTAAAAATCTAAATTTTTTACTTTAATTCCTTGAGTATTTCTTTTTAATCCTGATGGTGTTGTATCATCAGTTCTAAAACTACAAACAACATCTCCGATTGCAGTTCTTTTGAAGTGGTGGAATGTTCCTTCATTTCTATGGTATTCACCTTTAACTTCCAATTCACCATAAACATCTTTTAGTTCGTCTTTTGACATTTTTAATATCTCAGATTTACTTGGATTCTTTTTAGATTCGGCAATCACTTGTTTAACAATACGAGCGAGATCTGATTCTGTAAGTCTTATAACTTTTTTCATGAGTGTATTCTTTAGTAATAAATATACCGATCTTCTATACGGGGGAAATAGATTCCAAATTTCTATAAAAATTTTTCCAGAAATTTTTTACGAATATGTTACATGCAGGATTGACCCCCCCTTTCCCCTGTCAAAATGTCATATATGGGGGGGATACGGAGGGGGGGAGGGGGTAGTCTTTAGGAGGGGCCCCCCATGCCAGATCCCAAGGAGGGGGAAGGTAGGTATAAAATATAATGTGTCATTCATTAGTTAATGTTAATTATATTTTTTATCTTTGTATTAACAAACACGTTAGAATGTTGGGCTGGGGGAGAACACCTTTTGGAGTGTAGACTCCACAACGCCCCACTTTTTATAAGTGGGCCAAACGTTTCTTATAATATAATAAGGGTCAAAAAAAAAAATTAATCAATCATTTGTTGACATCAAATATTATTTATATCTTTGTAGTTATGACTTCAATAACATTTCTTATTTTGCTTTTGTTTGGTGTTTATCTTCTGTGGGTATTTAGAAAAATAATACAAGTGATACTTACCATCATTGGACTTTTAACCATTGTATATCTATTATACTTTTATGATATCTTACCCCCATTGAATTAATCGTTTAATATATTTATTATTTTATATATGAAAAACCTATTAATATATTTTACTTTACCCCTCTTTTCATTAGGGATTACGCTTATGACTCTTAGTCCATTACCATGTGAACCATTAATTGAACCAACTTATAAGAATCGTTATGTATAAGGTTTTATATTTCTACGTTGTTTTAGTGACCTTATTATTATCTCTTTTTTTTATAACCCTTGTTATATCCTATTTTATTTTAAGAAAATTCCCCCATTCTAAAGTGGGAAACTTTGTTAGATCTCATATTATCACTGACGAAGATTTAGAACCTTAATGAGTGATCTCAAATTAATATACAAGAGAACGAACTTGTAAAAGAGAGTGATCTCTAATTAACTTATTAACCTCTTGAAGATCTTCACTCTTTAGTGGGGAGTTAGAGTGTATATACTCTATTACATCCCCCATGTCTGTATTAATCAGTAACCAGGCTTTCTGTTTAAACCTGTTATTTACCTCCACAATTTTATATTCACAGTAACCTGTCAATACGTCATGTTTATAATGGACCATTATGGAACCATTATTTTCACTTACCGTTATTTCGAATTTGTCTATTAGTTCATTCATAAGGGGGGATTGTTAATAAATAAATATGTTAATTTTCTTGATTTTGTCAAAATGTCAGTCACACGTTAAACACGACACAATCCCCCTCACCACCTTTTACCACTTTTTCCCCATAGTGTTTCCCCCACTTTTTACCACTACAATTGGTCCTGTTGCTATGACCAGCGATAAAAAATCCCCTCTGTAGGGGTCAAGAACAGTACTTTTTTGACTACTTGAGTTTTCCAGCGAAAAACATATAGTTAAAGAACAAAGTGCGTGGACAGACATTTATGTCGTTAGAATAGTAATTAGTTATCACTTCAACGACCTCTTTAGTGACCAACTAAGGACCATCTTAACATCTGACCCCCTAATAATAGACGACTCTTAAACTATGTAAACCATGTATAATATTTCATTCTAATAGATTAACCGAAGGTTCTATTGAGATATGAACCTCATCTACATTACTCTATTGATCAACTCTAACTTGGTGGTAATTTGTGGGAACCACATAGTCTGAAAGGTTTAATAAACTGATCACTAAATCGTTTACTAATTCGTCTACTCAGTAATGGGGGGTCTTGTAATAAATGGGGAGAGGTCGAAGACCGATTAAATGGGGGGGATCATGTATAGAGTCTATACATAAGAACCTCATCATGTATAAAGAATTAGATTTTTTATACATATTCCTTTTTGTGTGAGTTAAACCTCATTTCTTGAGGTTTATAGTTTTACATTAACACCTAAAGAATTTCCACTTAATACAAAACCTGCCTTTTTGAGGTGTTTATGACTAATAATAATTTGACAAGTTCCGGCCAATACCATTAATCCGCCTGTAATAAAAGCTCCTTTAGCATACTCTTGTTCATACTCAGCCATTGCAAATGCACCAATTGCAAATATTGGTAGTGCCCAAAGATTAATAGCAATTCCACAAGAATAATTTTTATGAAACTTTATTAACTCTTGACCCGCTAAATTCATTTTTTTTTCAAGAAGATTAATATTTTCATGATGTAAAGCAAAGGTTTTTTCAGTCAAAAATTGGTCTACATTTTGAGAAAATGTATTTAGAGTAATCAAAGTAATAATTATTGAAATAATCAGTTTTTTCATTCTATTTGAGTTTTAATTGTTAATAACCCTAAGATAAAAAAAATAATTGTATTATCAAACTTTTTGTAATCCCAATTACATTTTTATAAAATATGTGTGGTAAATTGTAAGACTTATCTTATATAGGAATGTAAGAGTATAGGATAAAATTATGAGGTGAATTCCGAACGAAGTGAAACGAGTGTAGGACTATGAACCGAGTGATTTAATCCTATACTCTATATTATAGTATCATCAGGGGTTGTTTTATAATCAAAATTAATATCAAAATCATATGGAAACATTCCCTCCATTTCTAAAATATATATACTTGCTGAAGATCTACCATTTTTTGGTGTGACATAAGGAAACATATATCTTTGTGAATCTGTGTGAACTACTATAATACAAACATCAACCTCTTTATTTAATCTAACGGATATATCTTTATACGACAATTGATTAACCATCTTGAAGTAATCTACAATTACCTTCTAAGTATTTTCCTTCATATACGTTAATAATCTTTTTGTTTGGTATTTCTGTTGAGAAATATGTTTTTAATTCCGAATCAATTACTTCAGAGATCATAAGTTTTAAAAAATCCTCCTCGCTTTTTGCTCTACTAACATCATATACACTCATAGAAATGATATATTTTTGATCAAACATGTATACCTCCACCCTTGAGTTTGGTAAACGATCACAAAGAATTGATTCTATATATCCACTTATGTCTTTCATTTTCTTTTTATTTGGTATTTCAAACCTTTAGGAAAGTATTTTTCTATCTCTTTTGTGATATAACTTTCCGTATCTGTAATCAAGTGATCTGTGTTCTCTAAATTAATATAATCATACCACTCTAATTTGATTGGCATTTCTAATATATAAACCTCATCCTCTTTTTTAACTTTGGATATTGTCGGTTGTAGAATCGATTCTAAGTATTCTGTTAAGTCTTGCATATTTTCCTTCTACATTTAATCTTAATAGTTCAGGGGGAATGACAACAGATATTTTTATATTCTGAGGTTTAATAAAACCTTCTAAACATCTTTCCATTTTTTTTTGGTACATCATATACACATAATAAGTCATTTGGTTTTTACCACTATTAGGAATTGTAATTGTAACATGGTATTTCCCCTCGTTATAAAAAACCTCATACTGATCTGGTGTGAACTTATGTTCTACTAATGTGTGGAAATATTCTACCGCATGGTTTGTCATACAGCAAATATAAGAAAAAAAATTAGATATTACAAATTGTTTTGACTATACCAACTTGTTATGTCATCGACAATATTAAAAATTTCTTCGTCGGTTAAAGTTTCTAAATCTTCTATACCACCACTATAATTATAATAAACATAATCAAGTTCCTTTATTTCTACCGTTACAGAATCACCATACAAATAAAATGTATCAACATATTTGTTATTTGATATTTCTACTTCATATCCTAACTTGTAAAATCCATTTGGGTTAAGATATCCATCGTGTTTAATAAAATCCTTAATGAACCTCTAAAATACTTCTCTTGGTAGATTATCATACTTCATAATGATTTGTCCCATAGATAGTCCTGTGTCTTGCATAACTTGAAATAAGCCATCCTCTTCTATCACTCTAAGTAAGCCAAACTTTTTATTTTCTTCCCTTAATATTCTTCTTATGGATTCTTGTAGGTTCATATTACAATATCTAAATATTTTTTTATAATTTCATCTCTAAATGAGTTTTTTATAAAATCACACAAACTTTCTTCTGATACTGGTGAATCTTCATTCCATCCATCAGTTAAATCTTCAAGTATAGCTTCAACCGTTGTTATTACAACTGCATTTGTAAAATAATCTAATGATTTATTTTTATAGTGTTCAAAGTTTTTGGACTGATTAGATAATTTTTGATTAAAAATTTCCTCAAGTTCATCGAAACCATATCTTCGTAGGATATATGTTTTTGTATTAACTTCTTCCCTTAATATTCTTCTTATGGATTCTTGTAGGTTCATTTCTTTGTCTTCTTTACACAATTAGGATATCTCTTACCAAACATTGTCTTCATTCCTTTTTGAGTATAACCTGGCCAACACTTTTCTGTTAGTTCTGCTTCATTCTGTTCTTGTTTCTGTAACCTAATAGTTTTTTCTTTTGATTTTTCTTTAACGGACTGAATATAATCGTACCCAGTTTTCAATCTTTTTTTTGTTTCAGGATCTTTTGCGTTCTGATATGCAGCTCTTATTCGTTGATGGATAAGATTGATAATTTGTGATTGTCTTTTATGAGGTTTAGATTTAAAACTATCTTTGTTTAGTGTATCTACAATATCTTGTTTTGTTCTAAACTTTACAGATACTGTATCATTTGGATTTTCATCGGTATACAATCTTCTACCAGAACCTTCAGGTTTTTTTCCCGTTCCTGTCTTGGGGTCAGATTCATTCATTGTGTCTCTTGTATACTTTCTAAATCTTTGAGGGTTTGCTTTTATCGCTGACTTAGAAAATCTTAATCCATAACCTTGTCTTCTTGCATTTTTTAGTGTTCTTGCGTATTCATCAAGTTCTTGTTCATCATTATCTATTATGTCTAATGTTTTGATGTTTGTTGAACTTTTAATCATTTTAGGAGCCACTCCCTCATTATTTGCTTCTTCCCACCTTTTTGCACATAAACACCATTTGTCACCAGGTTCTAACATATCAAGATTGTTTCCCATTGATTTGGTAAACTCTAAAAACTCTTCTGTAACTCTCGCACACACCGTATGACTTCCTGTGTCATCGTCTCCTGTTCTACAATACCCATCTCTATAATAACCTGTCATTGGTTTTGTTGAGCAGACTTTAAGTTTATTACCATAAAGATTCTTATCTTCGGTAAATTCTTCCCTTAATATTCTTCTTATGGATTCTTGTAGGTTCATATTTTTTTAAGTATTACATACATTATATATTCGGTTTCATTGATGAAATACCCGTAATCATCAATAACCATATTAAATTCTTCGGCAATTCTTGGAAACCTTTTTGTTATAATATTTTCAATGACTTCTTTTTTATTCATTCCTTTGTATTCAGGTTTGATTTTTATCGCTTTCCAACAATTATCAACCCACCCTTCATAAAAAATAATTCTACCTTCATCTAATTTATTCTGTATGTAAACCTGGTCTTCATAACCATTCCAGTCATCAATTAACATATCATAGTCTGGTTCTTCGGTGTTAAATTCTGAATCATTTTCCACTTTTCTTAAAAAAGAATCAATAATTTCCATTCTTGTAATGTCTGACATAGAACAAGATTTATATTTTTCTTCCCCCATTTTATTAAAACGAGTTTCTTCCCTTAATATTCTTCTTATGGATTCTTGTAGGTTCATCATGCGGGTTTTACATTTTCAGGGGTAAAAACTACATATTGTTTTGATTCAACGGAATATTCATCACCAGTATCATTCCAAGTATCAGTATTTATTATTATTCCATCGTGTCCATCTGCCGCCAACATATCCATTAACTCCTCTCTTCCTTGGCTTTCAGCATCTCTTAAATATCCATTCCAAAAATTATCATAATAAAATGGATTCTGTAAATTAATATGATATGGTTTCCCTTCTCTTTTTTCATTTCTAACAGACCAAGCAAATTTCTCAACATCTTCCTTATTCTCAGCAAACCATAATCCTCCTGACCTTGGGTCTAAGTACATTCCTCCCGCTCTCCAAACAACTTCTTTAACTTTGCTATTGGAAAAATCTCCCGTGTTTTCGGGATTGTATTCTTTACCTCTGTAAGGATTCTGTTCCTTTCTTTTACGGTCTATATTACCCAACATATGTTGAAGAAAAGATTGTTCTTCTAATCCCATCATTTGTTTAATTCTCTGTATGTTTTCTTGTAGGTTCATATGTAATAAATTTGATTATTATCTTGTCTTAATTCTTCTTCATCAATTAACCTATTTAGGTCTTTTTCAAGATTTTCAAAATCTTCTTCAGAACGGAAAATATTTGTCCACCCTGGTTTTTCTTCTTTGAGTTCTTTAAGTAACTTTTCTTTACCTAATTCAGCATCTTTTCTATTCCATTTGTTATTTTTCATATTTTACTCCCTCCTATTAATTTTAATTTTAATTCTTTACCTTCTGGCATATCTATAATGTCTTTTAAATGTCCCGCACCAACAAAATAAACACCAGGTCCCGCGTTTATTAAAAATTGGTCTCTTATTGTCGTTGCGATTCTTGCAAACTTTCCTGCCATATGTGGATATTGTTGCCATAAATTTGGATTTTCTTCTGTTTCTGGCCATTGTAATTTCTCACCAACATTCAAAAAATTAGATAAATTTTCTTCAGTAGCATCTTGTTTTGACATTTCAACAAAATTATGATTTCCTTCACTAATTTCTTTAAGGAATTTTTCTAATTCTCTTTCACCTAAATTAAATTTTCCCATATCGGCAGACCAATCTGGTATTGTTTTTAAAAGAACATCAAATATCGTATCACCTTTATCAACATTATCTAGTAATTTTTCTAATCTATGATTTTCTTTTACATTTGAAAATAAAGCATATAAAAAGACATATTCTTTATCTTTGGGAACTTCACCACTTTCTACTAATTTTGTATCCCAAGAATCAATGTGCATATTTGGGTCTAACAAATTATAAAAATTTGATTCTGTAACCGCACGATTATGTTTAAGTCCAATACCTTCACCATAATATCCTTCACTATTAGCAACACTAACAATTTTCTGAACCCATTCTTTAGGTAAATTTAATGGTGTTTGGTGCATATCACCAACCAAAATTTTGTTTCCACCTGGAAACTCTATGATACCATATGGTATAGAGTCATCTTGTTCTTCTTCCGTAAGAAGTCCCATGATTTGTTTAATTCTTAATATGTTTTCTCGTAGTTTCATAAATTTTGTATTATATCATAAATTTTATAAGCTTCGTTTTCTGCAAAAGTTATTATTTCTTCTTCTTTATTTTCAACATCGTGTTTGTAAAGTTCTAACGATAAGTGCATGGTTTCGTGCATAATTAAACCCATTTTTTCTTTATCTTTACCTAATCTATTAAGGTTCAAAAAAAGAAAATGTTTTTTTGTCTTTGGTGATATATTTGTAAGACCTGCAATATATGCGTTGTCTTTGGTGTTCTTATGTGCCAAACATTTTTTATAGTTTAATGCGTGAAGATTTTCTACTTTGAAATGTGTGAATATATCACACGGATTATTTGATAAAATAAGTGTATATTTCTTATAATTGAAAACTCTTGGTTTTTTTTCGGTTTCTTCCTTTAATATTTTTCTTATAGATTCATATAAGTTTGGTGAATCTTTGTTCCATTTTTTTACATCACCACTTCCTGTTCGCTCATATTTTAGAGTTATCGCTTCTTTTGGTATGTCTTGGAATGTTACAATATGTTTTTTTGTTGACTCAAAGTGCCTATCTTTATACCACTTAACATCAGGAATCATTTCAGTATTGATCTCCCATATATCATCATCGTAGGTAGAATCAAACCATGCTCTTTTATTTGTTGAGTTGGTTGCAAATATTGCGGGTTTACACTTAACTCCATAACCAACATATACTTTGTAACATTCTCCTGCCCTTACTTTAAGTCCCTGTTCCATTATCTTATCTCTAAACATCGGATTGGACTTATGAATAATAATTGAATTGGGTGTGATTTTTTTTCCCGCTGGAGAATAATCTTCTTCCCTTAATATTCTTCTTATGGATTCTTGTAAGTTCATGTATTAATATTTTCTTCATACCATTTATGTAATCTATCACCAAATTCATCCATAATTTTTGAGTGTAGTTCTGGTTCGTAATATCCATTTTTATCACCACAATTACTTCTTATATATGCCGTTAATATTATTTGGTAACTATACCAATCCAATTGTCTTATTATTATTGGTATAGTTTCTTCCCCATTTTCTAATTTTGTTATGTATTCATCAATACAAACATATCTTCTTCTGATATACGTTGGAATTTCTATTTCTTCCCTTAATACTCTTCTTATGGATTCTTGTAGATCATCCATTGTATATTTTCGTTTCATTAACTTGTCATACCCATCGCAAGAATTAACATGTGATCCCATCATTTCAATATTAAATGGAACAAACGATTTAATGTATTCGAGCAATTCATCCATTAAATATAATTCTTTATTTTGGATGGCTTGAGTTCTTG